TTTTTATCATGGATAAAGTTTCTGTTTTTGAAAGTTCGGATTTTGGAGAGCTTAGAATTATTGTAGATCCAAAAGGAGATGTTTGGTTTGTGGCGTCAGATGTGGCTAAATCTCTTGGATATATAAATGCTAAAGATGCGGTAAAAAGACATGTAGATGATGATGATTCTATGCTTTTGCAAGTATCTGATAATCAATGGGGCGTAAAACGATCTATATTGAAAACCAGATATATAGATAGTATAAGAATAATTAATGAATCTGGTTTATATTCTCTTATATTATCTTCAAAATTAGAGTCTGCTAAGAGATTTAAGAAATGGGTAACATCTGAGGTTCTTCCTTCTATTCGTAAAACAGGAGAATATAAAACAAGTTCCGGTGGAAAGGGAATTTTGGTCCCTGACTTTTCTAATCCGGCAGATGCAGCAAGAGCCTGGGCTGATCAATATGAAGCTGCTCAAAAAGCTATAGCCGAAAAGTCGCAGGCAGAGGCAGAGAAGCAACAAGCTTTGAAAACAATAGAAGAACACAAGCCCGATGTAGAATTTGCCGAGTCTTTTAGGAAAGTAGACCATAATAATATGTGGCTGATTCGTGATATTGCAAAGAAGTTAGAGCAAAATGGTGTTATTATTGCTGAAAAGAATCTTCGCTCATTCCTTGAAGAAGCTAAATTCATGTTTAGGAACGGTCTTGGCAAATGGGAGCTATATAGCAATGTTGTAGTTAAAGGGTATGGAGTGTATAGGTCTTATTTCATAGATAAGTATTCTGGTGATAGAATCAATCAACAAACCATATACATGACAGGCTCCGGATATGAAGTGACCTTAAATGGTATAAAAGGAAAACTCAAAAATGTGTTTCTAAAATATGGCAAGTTTGCTTAAGTTTATTTACAGGTGGTGTTTTGAAAGAATAAAAAACACTACCTTTTTTTGTTTCTGTTTTTGCTGAAAATATTTCTCTTCTATAAGAAATAAACACACCTATATTCCACCTTACAATCATGAACTTTGTTACGTGCTTCATGCACGTATGTTTAACAATTAAATACTATAAAATTATGGGTGGTGATAAAATCGTCCTTTTAGATGGAGCCGGGGCTAACGGTGGTGGTGCAGCCACTAACGGTCTTCTTTCAATGATTCCCGGCATGTTTGCTAATTTGATAGGTGGTAATAAAATGGATCCGAATCTGGTGGCGGCTTTGATGAACGGTCGTAACAACCAGGACGGTTTCGGTGGGGCTAACGGTTGGTGGCTCTGGATAATTGTTTTGTTCTGGCTGTGGGGTGGACGCGGCTTCGGTAACGGTTTTGGAAATGGCGGTGATTGTTGTGCCAATGGTTTGCCGGCTCAGTTGAATAACGATTACGGTCGTGAACTTTTGATGCAGGCAATTCAAGGTAATCGTAGCGCCATAGATCAGATTGCTTCTGCTTTGAACTGTTCTACTACTCAACTTCAAAACGCTATCTGCAACGTACAGGGTGCCATTGATAAAGTAGCTGGTCAGGTAGGTATGACTTCTCAGGCTGTTATCAACGCAGTTCAACAACAAGGTTGTGAAATAGGAAATCAAATCAGCTCTTGCTGCTGCAATCTGAGTTCGTTGATCAATCAAAGCACTTGCCAGACTCAGGGAATGATTACTCAGCAAGGTTTTGATAACCAGCTTCGCACGTTGGAACAAACCAATGTCTTGCAGAACGGTCTCAACCAAGGTCTGGCTAACAATCGTGAGCAAGCTACAAGCCAATTCAATATCTTGTCTGCGAAACTTGACGCCCAAACCGTTATGATCAACGACAAATTCTGTCAGTTGGAAATGAGGGAGATGCAGAACACTATTGCTCAACTTCGTGAAGAAAAAGCGGCTTTGACAGCTTCGGCATTATCTCAGCAACAAACCCAGAATATCGTTGGTCAATTACGCCCGACGGCCGTCCCGGCCTACCCCTCTTGCTCTCCTTACCAGGCTTATACTTGGGGACAGGTATTCGGAGGAGGTTGCTGTAATAACGGATGTTGCAATAACAACGCTGCTGTCTGATTTTATTAAGAAAGGAGGCTAATATGGCTTGTGTTTCTAAAATAGGATCGTTGTATGAGATGGTTACGAAGAATGTTATTGTCAGTACGACAAATACAATCTTCGGTATTAACCCACGGGCTTGGATCGCCCTTCCGTGTGAGGGTCTTATCCTTCTTAAGATAAGGCAAGTAGTCCCCACAGCCGGAAGTGCTCTACCGGTACAGATTGCGGTCCCGGCAAACAGCACAGTTTCAACAGTAGGAGCCGACACCTGTTGCTCGGTTACGGGAGTGAATGTCGTGAACCCTATTAACGTAGCTGTAACGGGTGCTGCTATGGTAAATGGCACAGAACGCCTTCTGTACTTCAATAAAGTTCGTGGCGTGTTAAGATTAATGGATTGCTGTGTTCCAGTAGCGGCAGCCCAGGCGTCTGAAGTTAAAGCAGGTAAATGATTTCAGTAGGGTGATGAAGATCATCACCCTATTTTCACCTAACTAATATTTTGATCATGTTTTCAGATTTGAAGAAAGGGTTTCAGGTACATACCCTTGATACTAATACAGTACCTAAATACGAATTGGGAAAGGTAGTAGCCGTATCCGAACCCAGGTATCTTCCTCCTCAGCCAGGTCAGTATCAGGCGATGCAGACCCGCGTGGTGGATCTGACGGTAGAGCTCACTGGCGAAACCAAGACCTATACGGTCCCGGAATCCCAGAATGTGGCTAAGGCTATGGGCATAACATTATCTACCAGCATAGATCCGATTATGAACGAACTGAATGCTATAAAAAACACCAGTCAAGACATAATAAACAGCGTAGATGCCCATCGTGCCAAGATAGAGGCTTGTGAATCTATATTAGAAGACATCAATCCGGCATTCAAACAAACGAGAGAGCAGGATCGTAAAATAGCTGGTATAGAAAATAAGGTGAATGACCTTACTGATTCATTCGAAGATTTAAAGAAGTTAATTGTAGAACGTTTGAAATAAGTATAATATGATAGTATATGATTTAAATTCAGGACACAGAGAATATCCTGGATATGACGAGATAGAAGACAGACGAGGTGGAGGCAGAGGCAGAAGCCGGCGTTCTGATGGGACGTACATGGGGTACGGTGGTGGTATTTACGACCATTACGGTATGCATGAGAAGATGAAAGAAATGGAAGAACGCGAAAACGAGCTGGAAGAAAGGGAAAGAAGGCTCGAAGAGCGCGAACGTCGTCATGAAATGGAGGACCGGGAATACCGGAGGATGGGTTACGAATCCTACCCGACCGATTACTATGGAGACGACAGATACTACGGTGACGGACCTCAGATGCGTAGAGGTCGCGGACGTGGCAGAGGTCGTTCTTATTGAGGAGCAGACGCAGAGGATCCAGCTTATCAGAAATATGTAGATACTTACGGCTACCATTTTTCTAATGCTCTTGCTGATGAGGCGGTAAAGAAGATGGTCAACGTCGATGGATCCAAGAGGATCTGGAAGCAGCCGGAAATAAAAGATATTTTTGAAAAGTGCGGAGCGAAGAAGCCGGATAAAGCGACATGGGGCGATGTCCAATATGTCTTTGCAATGTACTATTCGGATGGTTTTCCGAAGGTCTTCAAATGTGAGAACGAGTTGGTGAAAGCTACGTTAATGTATTTGGATGATCCGGATGCTCCCGAAGGAGTAGCCTTTATAAGATGGCTTGCCGTGCAAGATTACCTCGGCGAAAAAATAAACTGGAAGGATCTGACCTGAGATCCAGACCCAGGTCCTTCCGGTGGTGCGGGAGCCATAGTAAAAAATATGATTCCCGCATTCCCGTTTTTCCCGTTTGGAAAAAAAGGAATAAAAATATTATACCGGTCGGCGGGCAATAGAATACCCGTGGCCGGTTTGTTTCACATAACTTTTTTTTGGACATGAATATAGCACACGAATCTAAATCGAATAAAACCCCATTGTATTTAATAGGAGAGTTGATTGGCGTACCGAATACGGTTATGGACTCAGCATTGCATGAACTGAAAGATAGAATAGACAAAGACCCTAAATATAAAGATGTTAAAAATTGGCTCGAATCTTTACCCAAGATCTGAACCTATTTTTTTTTCAATACCAGGCCCGATGCGATTTTAACGTATCGGGTTTTTATTTTAATTCATATTGTTTTATTTTAAATCTAATTAATTCATGAATGTCGTACTTTTGTTGAAAAAGTATTCTATATGGAAAATAAGGAAGATTACGTTGGTTACGAAGATCAAGAACTGTGTAACCGGTATTACAAAGAGGCTGAAGCCATGAGGCAAAAGCAGGACTGGTCTCGGCTTAGGGCTGTCCCTGCTCCGGCCAAGGGAACGCCATCGCCCGGCTGGGGTCAGCTTGGACGTGGAAATGATGTCCGTGTTAAGTACGTTAGCATCAATTCAGGATTAGGAGGGGACAGATTATGACTGTAGAAGAATTGGCTAATAAAAGATACAGTGGCGAATTTGTTTTCATGCTTGGTCATTTGGAAGGTATAACAAGATTCGTTTTTGAATGTTTTGATCCCAGACCTGATCACGAAGGTAAAAATACTTATATGGTTTCCTATTTTGATAAGGGACTTCGTAGAAGAGATGTGGTAGATGTGCCATGTTATATGAATGTTTTAGCAAAATAAATTAAAATATTGTAAATATCGTGGTTAGAATCGCATATTTCGGAACCGATGGCTGCCCTGGTCATTACGCTATTCCGATACGAGGTAAATTCACAGAAGAGGATATTAAGGTAATAGAATCTATAGATTGTGATGATTTCTATAAGGTGTTTGACGTCATGCGTTTTAAGATAGCTGAGTTTAAAGGATGGACGATATTTGGCATCCCGGCAAGCTTAGACGACCATAGACCTGGAAGCAAAACTGTTATCTTCATATGAGGGTCCCACATGGTCTTGGTTTGTTAACAAAGTAGAACTTTGGCAGAAGAATAATGTATGGGATAGTTTCTCCGCTGAGTTTTTGTGGGGTTTGTATTGTAGGATAAAGAAAGTATAGTAACAATTAATTTAAAACAAATCATGGAATTAAAAGATTTTAAAGATGTGGTTAGAGTAATGACAAAAGAAGAGTTCGAATCAACAATCGAAGAAGATATTAAATTCGTCGAGGGATTCAAGAATTTCTTAAAACATGATGATGCCACGAGGATAGTAGAGCATATCAAGTCTGTGTTAGAAGCATCAGTAGATTACTACTATCCTAATCATCCTGAAGTAGAATTTGAAAAAGATTTTAATATACAATACGATGTCAATAATATCTTGAACAAATACGGCCACACCGAAATGGGTATGTATAAAATACAGCTCTATATAGAGAATATTTTGGGTAGTATTCAAAACAAGAAGCCTGTAGACGTGGGAGAAGTCTCTGACGGATACCACACTTTCAATGAATTGTATCGGTATCGCATGTTGTATAACGCTGCCTTCTTTAATCTATTAGCCAGAAGCGGACAGGTTGAAGTTTGCAAATCAAGGAGACACAGCGACGGAGAAAAATGCTTCGGTTCTGATGATTGGTTTATTGTGATGGCGATCCTACCTACCGGTCAGGTATCTAATCACTATGAAAGCAAATACTGGGATTTGTTTGATGTTCCTGAAAGAGAAACCGCTTTCGAATACGATGGCCATACACCAAATGAAGCCTCCGACAGACTTGAAAAGTATCTCAAACTGCCTCGTCATGGCATGACATTCGAACAGGCTTTAGAACGGCTTAAATTAGGTCGTAAGATAAAAAGAATCGATTGGGGTAAAAAGTATATCTGTATGTTTGACGTAAATATATTGATGATAGATACAGGTCAAAAAGTAGCATCAAATTGGAATCCAACCGAACATGATATTATGTCTAATGACTGGGAGATTGCGGGATGAGTTTGTTTGTTTGTTCAAAATGTGGCTGTATAGATAATACAGCCACATCCTGTTATTGGGCTCTTATAAGACCTTGTAAGAATCGTATTTACGATAAGTCGCTAAAGGGATATGAAGGCAAGCCTCTTTGTTCTGAATGTGCCGCTATTGAATATAGTAAGGGAGACGAAGTGGTGGTAGTTCCTGGAACGTGGCATGGTAAGTTCAAGAAAGAATGGCCTACTGAAGAAGAGAAGAAGCATATTGGTAAAAACGGAATATTAAATTTATAGTCATGTGCAATAAAGAAATCGTGATATGCGCTGCCATCTGGGTGCAGGACGGCAAGAAGCGTCCCTATCAGCCCACCAATATACCATCCGGAACCGTGTTCTGTGGATTGAGACACCCCTCTATACTATCTCAACTTGCGGCATACGGTATAGCCCATAAAAACCGCAGTGTTCAAGGATTTTTGACAAGCAAGAATCGGTTTTTAACAAGAGAGGAAGCGTCTGAACTTGTTAGAAACAATAATCAGGAGATGGTGGTAGATAGGAATGCCATTAGAGAACAGTTGTATTCAGAAGATTTGTATTAACTAAAAAATAAAACAATATGGGATTTATAATCAGAAAGTCAATCATTTATAATATGATGGACGGCAATCAGTTAGAGTATGAATTTGACAACATAAATTTAGATCATATCACATTTAAAGGTAATGGTAAAGAACCTTTTTCATTTAACAGAGTCCTTGTTGAAAATTTAATTGAGACATTTGAGACTATGCAAGATATATACTCTGATAATTACGGAATTAAGGTTTATACCGGTAATTGCATAATTCAACTGAATGTAAATCCAAAGAACTTAAGTGAATCCTTTTTTGACGTATATGATAGAGATGGGATGAAATTGATATATAGCATACAAAATAGTATCTTGAAAGAAATGTTTGTCATATGATTACTAAACAAGATATACAAGCAGCAGCATCGTATATTTTCCGAAGCAGTTTTGTCTCGGAGGACCAGGCAAGGAAAGCAATGGTAAAAGCCGGCAATAACGCTACCAAGATCCTCGTCAAGACCTTTAGAGGCAAGTTGTTCAAGAAAGCTTTTGAAAGAGCCCGTAGAGGAAAGGATATCAGTTCTTTTGAAAGACAGGAAAAAGAAAGTGGTTTCAATTTTCTACATAATCCTAATAATGGTCGTATGCAAAGCGGTCATATTATAATAGATGGAATTGGTCTGTTTAAACAAATAATTCATGAAAGGTAAAAAAGTTGATATTCGTTTAGGCAGAGGTCTGGCGAATCAGATTAAGATAAACAAAACCATTCCAGTGTCTCATAAACCAAAAGAAGAACGTCGAATGATGTTTATTTGTGGTGATGATATTGCTTCTCTTATAAAGCGGTTTGAAAACGAATCAAAGTAATATAAAGTCGGACATGTGTCTTGTCCGACTTTTTTTATATATTTGTGGCATGGCAAGAGGTTATTATTGGATACCACAAACAGATGAAACGTTAAATGGCAGAAGCTATTACGTGGCTAAGATAGTAGGAGATATCACGTTTGATACTAAACGAAAAAGAATCGTATTTCAAGCTGATAGGTATTTCCCTGTAGGATCTGTTTTCCATTTTACGCACAATTGCTTCAATTATATCATAACTTGCCGACTTCGTAAGCCGGGGCTTTGGTTTGAAGCCAGGAGAGAGGATTCGGGCCCTATTTGCCCTGAAGATATTGAGCGCTTTGAATCGGGAAGGTTTATACACCGAGATGGGTACATGCATTACATATAAGCTGAACTTGACGATTTTTCGTCAGATTATAATTTTTTTTTCATATTATTTTTAAGCCATCAGACTGAGAAGTTAGGTGGCTTTATTTTTTATGATATGCTTTATTTTTAACTACCTTTGTCTCATAACAAAAATGTTTTATCATGGTATCAACGTGTATTATTAAAAGAGATAATAAAAAGAAAGTTGTTTCTGTCTCTACCAGATCAGGGGACAGGTCTATGTTGTTTGATAAGATAGCATCTATTCCTCTTATGGAGAACAGGGAACGGGCTACTACTGTTTTTAAAACCGTATTTTCTAATAAGTTCTTAAAGGATTTTGGCGACTGGAGAAAGAGAGTGCCTATCAACAAACCGGCTTATAATAAGGTTAAATCCAACATTGATCTTATTCCGGAAGCTTATAGAGAAAGGGTACTGGATAAGGCTTCTAAGATGAGTAATCCTGTTCTTGTATCAAAATCAGATGCAACTTATGGGATTCAAGAATCAGGCTTCGGATTCTATAGCCAAGATCTGGGTGATAATATTATGTTGGTGGATGCTATGATCCCATCAAGTATTTCCGTACCGGAAGAACCAGGAATAGACGCCGGGCAGTATTTACAAGATGCTATATCTTCGGACTTCACTCCCGTATCTGTGGTACAGGATAAGGGTGTTAATTATATGGTTATAAAAGACGGTCTTAAGATATTTAGCCCAGAAGAGCTACCAGAAACAGATTCTAATCCTGTGGGTGTAACGTATCAGACTGGAGAGCCTCGTTTGTTTTTCATGAACGATCGTAGTCAATTATTTGAAGATTACGGAGAAGCTCTTCGCTCTGGCGGGAATGATATTAGAATAGGATTCTTATCAGGAACCGTTCAAGAATCTACCGTGGATGGCGTGGCAGACATTACTTACAAAGCTGGAAAGTATGTTCTTAATAATCCCAAGTCTTTTATACCGGTCATGACCGCTTCTGCTTCTACTTCTTTATCAACAAAAGGCGGGATAATTAACTACCTTATAAAGAAAGGTCTTTTGTCAGGATCTAAGATATTCGATTCTGAAACAAGAAGCTATTATCTTACAGGAGAAGGTTATACAGGACAAATTAGACTTTTCAATTCAGCCTTATCATACACCGAGCTCCGTAATCATTTTGGTTCCGATGTTTCCATGAACGACCAAGGTATGATAACCATAAGCTCGTTGGATAACAGTAAGGTAACTATGAGACTCGCCACCGGAGGAACGGAAAGGGTTAGTAGGGAACAGATAAAGAACGATCTTAAGTCAGGAAGATACAATGAATTGGACGCCAAGTACGATCATTTTGATGCGCTTGTAGTTTCATTCATATTAGAAGATAACGATCTTTATGCTGATACTAAAGCTAAGATCGTATCAGATTATAGCAGGCAGGAACGTGACCAACGAAATTCTATTGTCGAGATACTGAAAACGCTTGGCGTTAGTGTCATAGGTATGACCGACTATATAGAGAAGTACCAAACCAAATACGGGCACGAACCTTCTGCTAAGGCATTGGCGGATATTGCTAATAACGTAATAGCAGTTGGTGAAGATGCTACTTTATCTGATTTAGTAGAAGAAACAGCCCACTTCCTTGTAGAGGCATACAGAGATCAGAATGCTGTTGAGGCTGTTCTGCAAGATGTAGAAGGTACGGAAGAGTGGAACCAGTATGCAGGTCAGTATTATAATACATACGGTAAGGTATATGAAGGAGCTGAGCTTGATAATGCTGTTAGGAGAGAAATTCTTGGAAAGATCCTCGCAAGGGAGATGCAGACCGGCACAGCACAGGCGCCGGTAGAGCCCACCTCCTTCCTGGGGCGCGTCCGGCAGCTTTTCTCTGGAATCGTAAGCTGGCTTAAATCAGCTTTATCAACCCAAAGACAAGATTTGAATAACGTTATTAAAAACATTCGTGATCTTGCCATTACTGACATAGATAAAGGATTTGACACCTCTCTGTTAAAGGATAATGACTTTACATTATACTCCCTTTCTTCTATGAACAAGAACAAGTTTCTTGAGTCTAAGATCCTGGCATTAAGGAAAACATTAAGAGACTTACGTCAGATAAGCTCTGATAGGGCTGTAACTACGTCTATGACCCTTGCGCAGCTTAAGACCATAGAAGATAAGATAAATAAAGTAGAGACCGAAATAGACAAGAATGAGATGGCGGCTGCCATGAACAGCATGATCTCTACAGCCGAAGCTCAGGTCAGATACTTAAGCAATGTGGTGAACACCATCCTTCATGGTGATACCAAAGACGGTAAGCTTCATTTCAATACCAATGATCGAAAGAACGTAGATATTATCAACAACCAGGTTCTTCCGATCATGAACGATCTTCGAGGATATATCCGTAACAGAAGTACCGAATTTGATGAGCGTGAAAAGCAGGATTATACAAATAGGATCAATACCGTCATTGCCGACATCAACGGTATTCAGTCTGATATTAAATCAGTACAAGATCTTGATGAAAGTACGTTGCTTGACAAGTTAATGAACGAACTTCATGTGCCGGCAGATAAGGTAAAGAGAGTAAAAGAGTTCTTTGATAAGGTTCAACATGATGTGTCCTGGATAAGTAGGTGGTTTGGTATATTAGAACATTCCTCCAGCCCGTTCAATAACGCTCTTGGAGCTATGATTGCCAAAGACAATTACAATGCGATGGTGAATGCCCAGCCCGCCATATCCGACTTCCTGGCATATGCTAAAAAGCATGGTTTTAACAAATCTGAATTTGAAAAACTGCTTCAGAAAGTAGACGGCAAAACTTCTAATTACCTTCGTAGTGCTCTTGATATGGCTAAATACGATCGTAATAAGAAGCTGGCGCAGATGCGAGCGTTTGCGACTGCCATGAACATAGAGATATCAGAAGAAGAAATTGGTGATGTGGTTGACAATAACCGTAATTACGTATTTAAAAGAGAAGTAGTTGACAAGGATGGAAATACGGTTACTGAAAACGCTAAATTCAAACCATCGTCTGATAGAGTTAATACCGATATTTTTACCATCGAGCAGGAAAAGATTTATACAGAACAGATGGAAAAGTGGGATGCTGAAAATTCGGAACTGGAATTTAGCGAAAGTTATGCCACAAGAATGGAATCCATATACAAAAAGGCTGAAGAAGAATTAGGGTATCCGGTTTCTCAAACAACCAAAGAATACCTTAATGCTCTATCCAGGCAAAAACGGATATTGAGGCAGCCTTTTATTGATAGCGGTGGTAATTTTGATGAGGTTGCCTATTTTAAAAGCAGCAATTACGAAGAAGAAGGACTGCTTCGTAAACAACGTAAGGAAGCAGCTTCAGAATACATATATGTAGGAACCAGGAGAGTGGAAAAAACCGGCGACCAACTTAAGATGGCTAAAGAAATACAAGCTATAAATGAAGTTTGGAGAAAGGAATCAAATAATGTTACCAATGCCGTATCAGAATCGTTTTTGCAAAAATTAAGAACGATTCAGAGCGAGTCGGGAGGAGAAGCTGCGCTGAAGACACTTATGTTGGGAGGTCACCTGTCGTTCAATGATCGGTTTTGGAATGAAGTAGAATCGGAACAGTCGGCGCGTACCGAATCAAATAACAAGGCTTCGTATCTTAAAATGGCGCATGATATCATTGGTTCTACGACAAGTGATAGAGATGCGACTGACGTGGATTCGATTGTGAAAGATATAGAAAAAAATAAGGCCATTATCAAGGAAATAATCGGAAACAACCGAGATGTGGCTGATATCGGAGAAATTAACGAAGCGACATTTACCTTATCTGAAAGAGATGCTTTTAGGGCCGCATCTGAAGCTATTGAAGCTGATTACGCTATTTTAATAGATTATGCTAAGATGGTGGGTCTTGAAGATATTGATAAGTACCTTACTAAAAGCAGTAAGGCCGAAAACGAAGTAAATCAGTCTTATTTAAATGCTCTTGCTGACTCCAAGGAAGTGGAATGGAAGTTCGTACAACGTCATACTACGGCGAAGAAAGCAAAAAGGATTCAGGCTTTAAGGGATAAGCTGTTTAAGGCTGCTGATAACCGATATCTGTTTACCGTATCTGAAACCAACTACCTGTCAGAAAAGCTTGGTATAAGCAAAGAATTAGACGGTAGAGATTTCAGGAATGCTGTTAATGCTAAGATGGCCAGCTTGTTTTTAAATAATACAAGAGAAGAGGGCATAGAAGAGACCAATGCTATTGTTAATGAATTTGCCAGGAGCCAGGTCTTTTCGTACTATAAACGCATGGCGCCTACCGGATATGCGGCCATGATCGACAAAATAGGTCGAGGTGAGATAGATGTGGCGCAGATGGTTAAGGACGTACAAAACGGTACATCCACCCAAGATTATGGCATGGACATATCGTACCTGTCTTTCGATCCTGCAAGGGCATGGGTGGCTGAATCTGAAGCCGAAAATAGCGGCCGTAATCCTGATTATGTAAAAGATCATGGGTATGGTCATCGAATGCCTAAGAAAAGCCTGTATCGTGATGAATCTTATTTCAATGACTTTGGTATCAAGTATGATGCTGACGGTAATGAAGTTGCTACTAAAAACGTAGAGCAGTGGAATATGATTCAAAAACTCAAGGAAATAAAAAGACAATCCCTTGATCTATACAAAGAGCAGAGCCCGAACCTGTATGCTATTCCACAGATATCAAAACAAGATATAGAACGTATAGAAGGATTGGGTATTAACTTCAAAAATACGGTTCGTAATTTTGTATCAGATCTGTGCCTGGACAGAGTAGACGATTCTTTATACGGTAAAACCAGGCAAGGAGAAGTGTATGATCCGGAAGACAGACTTAGGTCTATACCTAAATACTACATATATGAATTGGAGAACCAAGATGATGTATCTCACGATTTTGGCTACTCTTATTCGATGCTTATGATGCAGTCATCGTTATACAACGAAAAGCAGAAGTCTATAGAGCTCGCTCAAGGACTGGAGCAGATGTTACTGAATAAACAATTTGAAGGTGGTAAAAAGGCTGAAGCAACCCAAGCATATCAGATGTTCAGGGACTTCTTCAACGATCATTATTATGGCATTAGGATGAACACCAAAAAACTTACGGTGAACATCGGAGGATATACGGTAGACCTTACAAGAATTATGATGGCTGTTGAAAGATTTATGTCGGTCATGAACTTGGCACTGTCCCCGTTTGTGGCAGCTACCGGCGCCTTAACAGGTCATATCAACCTCATCATGGAATCTGCCGTAGGACAGTATATAAGTAAAGATTCCCTTAAATACGCATCGGCTGAATTTTCACGCCTTGCTCCATCTTGTATAGCAGAAACCGGAGACATAGATAGGAAAAGCAAATTATATGTCATAGGTGAGAGAATGGGGATATTCAATATCCGAAATCGTATGTATGGTGCCGGATACAATAGAGTGGCCAGGACCTTAATGCGTTCACCTATGTATGCTTTTATGGAAATCCTGAACTACCCTCTTGATCCGCAGGTTATGATTGCTACTATGGACAATGTTCGTTATTACAAAGGTCGGTTCTACACGTTCCAAGATTTCAAGATGGAAAAAGAACGCAATAAAGAACAGAGTACCATAAAAAGAGAATGGAATGCATTAAAAGATCGTACTTTATGGAGTATGGTAGACGTCGTGGATGGGAAGGTGGTTGTAAAGCCAGGATCGGGTGTTACTGTTGAGGAAGTTGAAACCCAGATGGCTATAACCAGGAATCAAGTCCGTAGCTTGTCGCAGATATGTAACGGATCTTTGAATGAAGAAAACCGAACTGCCGCATCGCGCAACTGGATAGCCAGGTTCATGACCGCCCACCGAGGATGGTTGGTGCTGGCGGCTCAACGTCTGTGGAAAAGACGTGGCTTCAATTTCCAAACAATGCAAGAAGAGGAAGGGTTGTCAATTACGTTAAAGAATATGATAGCCAAAACATTTAGCCTGGCTTCCGAGTCTGGTATGAAAAACATCATAGATGCCTGGAACGAAAATAAAGACAATATGAATGAGGTAGAAAAAACTAATCTCAAACGCCTCAGTGTCTATGCCGGCACGTTCCTTATCATGCAAGCCGTATCCATGCTTCTTGCCGGATGGCGTGATGATGATGAAAACGAAGAAAGTTGGCTTACTCAATTTGGATCTTACGTTGGATTCAGAACCATAAACGAAATAGCTTCACAGATGCCGTTTATTATGGAGCTTAACGTTGTAGATATCATTAACGACCCGTTTGTTATGGGAAGGAAGCTGAAGGATCTTACCGATCTTAGGAATTATTCACTTGATAAAGTAACATCCGGTACATACAAAGGAGAGTCTAAGCTATTTAGGCAACTCGCCAAACAGACGTTTATCAAACAATGGTATAATATCAAGACGCCGGAAGACGTAGCGCGCGCCTATAATTGGTGGCAGCAGACAAACAACAAGTCAATGATGTTCTTCATCGGCGCTACTCCTGATTCGGAAGGAGACGATGACGTTAGTTACAAATAGACGAAGAATATCGGACTTGCATTGTTTTTGTATGATTCCAATATGTTATATTAGCATCGTCAAAGAGTAGATTGTACGTTTTTTTGTTCTTACTTGAAAGATTATGTAGGTTTAATTTTTTCTGAAATTGTTTTCTTACCGGTTCTCAGTCAGAGATGATAGGGAACCGGTTTCTTTTATGTTGTCAATTATTGCTATCTTGCAAACAAAAATCATGAGACGAAGATTTCAAATAGGGATGGGGGGGGTAAATCCCTCGCTTATAATCAATAAAGGCATATACATCCAACATGTAGATGGAGGATTATATACAAAAGAAAATTGGTCTAATAAAGGATATTCCAATGATCTATGCAATGGAATAGCTCTTGTAGATAAAGTGTGTTTTGTTATAGCCACCGAATATATTGGCACATTTCGTTGGGGTAAGGATGGAGAAATAGACAATATATTTGCACAAGATAGTTCTCATATTGGAACTATTAAAAAGGATTATTGGGGGCGTGAAAATCAGAATGCGTATCTTGAATATGATACCAGTAATACAGATTACGCTTTTAATAAAGCTAATAGCTATTTATTTAAAAATGGTCAAAATGGATATGTAGGTGGCGCCGGAGAGTTTTTTTTGATATCATTGTATGCTAATGAAATAAACGAATGCCTTTTAATGGTAGGAGGTACGATAATGAGTAATAGAATGTGGACATCCACTCGAAATACAAAATTTACCTATTCGTGGTATTATGATATAAACATCCAAGGAGATCATTTGGATACAGGTTCAAGGGGTAGTTCACATTATGTCCGCCCTTTTACTGAATTAATTTTATGAAATTATGAGAAGAAGATTTGAAAATATTAAGACAGTTGCCGGCGTCAAGATCCCTGTTTTTGCTTGTTCGATTTCGGCCCCTACAACCACATGGCGAAATCCTGTACCTATTCTTGGTTGTAGATACCGATCTAATGGAGCAACTATGGCGGCTTCCTATGTTTTAGATGAAATTAATAATAGCAAGGTATGTACGATGGGCGGTAATCCTATAAGTTGTACGATATCAAATTCTGGACAATATATCCAGGCTTACTTTAATGAAGGACAGGTAACAGGTGATATTATATTACAGTTTACGATTGGAGACGTTTTTTATTATTTCTTTATTACAGAAGGATCCAATCAAGTACCTCAACTGAAATTAAGTCCAAGTACTCACCTTATTCATTCAATATATAAGATAAGTACAATTGGCAGCTTTGTCCCTATTGATACCTATGTGGAATTATAATAAAAGATATAAAAATAGTACTAAAATGTATTAGTATAAGATAAGACGGTTATTAATCATATATTACAATAATCCCCAACCGTACACCTATTGTATGGCCGGGGATTATTGTAGTTACCATCTTCTCTTGTAACAAGAGTCCACTACCTTTACCTTTCCTTCTTCTTTCTCACCATAATTAAATTCATACGCATCTTCGAATGAATAAAAAACAGCATAATACGACACGCCAAACATATTATATTTTATTCTGTTTTTCCATTTCCCAAAAATGTTTTGATATTGGCACCAATATTCTATTTCCCCATTAGTTAATTTCCTTTCAAATATTCTAATAGGAACATGAAATAGATTCCTAAGCATTAGCTTTATGACCTTCCCTATCTGTGAAAACTAAACCAATACCTTCTATAATATATCCTACTACAGGAGCTTTGTCAAATTCCTCCTTCGTAGCCCAAGTGGCATTATCAGGCATCAGATCCTTAAATGCATCCGAAACATCACCTTGGCACCAGCAGTTATTTGATACAACAATGCCTTTCCCTTCGATATTGATATACATTTTTCTTCCACCGCATCCAAGGCTGTTCCATCCGCTCGGTACGTTTTCCACCATAGGCTTAAGCACCCAGCTTTCACCGTCTATCCTAACCCATCCTGGATCGTCTTTGTGCTTGTCGTACATATTTTGCCAAAAAGAGCATTCGTAGCACCACCCCCTGTCTTCCATGACAGTTCTTATCTCACACCTTTCAAATCCATCTGCATCCATCGTGTGCGGAGAATGAGGCTGGTGAGGAGTGCCACATTTTGGACATACGAGTTTTAAATTATTTTCCATATTGTTTCACTTTTATGATCTTAATAGAATCTCCTATATTGTATTCCCCTTGGTATCCAACGAATTTTATAAGTCTATTACTGTTAAATATTGAAAATCCTCCGTCTTCACCATAATACATCACACGCCCACCCTGTAAAGGACGTAAATCATATATAACCCATCCGTTATTAACCTGACTATCATCATGCGAACATGATGATAACACAAGTGCCATCAATAAAACAAAATACCTCATGTTATTTTCAACATAAAAATTTATAACCTGGTTTTACTGCCTCTGCTTCTTCTCTCGTATCAAACATTAAGATAGTAGTTGATTCTGTACCTTCACAAATGTAAGATACTTCCACCCACCACCTAAAAATTCCAGAGCCATAATCATCATAGTACGGCTCAGAAAGAACTTCTTCTACATACCCATCCAAATAATTCACGATCGCTCCTCCTTATTTTTAGATTCTGCCTCTTCGAGTATGCTGATCACCTTATCAACAATATCCGAATCAGACATTTTCTCAATAAAAACATCCATTGCCTTAGTTATGTCATTGGCTTCTTTTTCTTCAAGAGCTATTTCTCCACCGGTAATAGCATCAGATAATGATGTAGATAAGTGTCTTATCTTATCAATGCTCATAAACGTAAATGGATTACCACCTTGACCTCCACCCATTTCTTTCATGATCTGATATCCACCTGAGATAAGTCCGCCTGATGTCGTGGCCAAGGAGGATACGATTAGGGACAGTACCGCCGCTTCCGTCCGCCCCTCGGACACACCCCTCGACCACACGGCTGCCCTTATAGCGCCGGCCAGATCGTCTATGTATGGCATGAGGCAATCTTCCATCGCTTGTGTTATATCAGCTATAACCTCACTACGCTCTTTATTTATGTAGTAGATAGAAGCATTGTACCTCTTTATCTCTTTGTCCATGTCATTTAAAAGACGCTTGATATTGTGCTTATACATAGGACTGGTTTTAATTACTTCCTTTAGCTTAAGAATGTAATTATAAGCCTGGTCGTTTACGAACAACGTCATGGTCTCAACCGTTGAATGAAGCGTGTTAAGACTGTTAAGAATCTTATCGAAATTGTTTATCAAATAAGCTTTTCTGGCTTTTGCCGCGTAATTAATCATCGCATTCAAATTTTAGATTTTCAAGTTCGAGTATTTGTAACCTAAGAGACTTAATTAAATCCGTTCTCTGTTCCTCTGCATGTTTTAAAGCCTCTTCCTTGCTTTCAAAAGCACAATCCCCTATCTGATAAGGGGTGTAACGACCAGGAGTGTCGGCTAATAAAAGACCACCACAATCTTCTATTCTGGCTTTTACCTTTCTTATTTTCCCATCTTTTAGACACATGTCCGTAACCCATACGAATTTACCATATAATTTATCATACTCTTCTAATCTCTCTTCTTGCAATTCATACCATTTAGGCTTAGGAAATCTTAATGTGAATTTAACCTCAGTATCTTTTTCTAAGACATTAATATCGTATGCTTCCGGCCACAGCTCTTTTATGCTGTCTTCGTCTTCGGCATACACTACAAGTATGAATGAATCATCGGATTCACCACTACACCAATATGGATATTTTATAGGCCATTTGACTGGACGGTAGTCGTTACCGCAATCGGATTTTTTAATGTAAAATCTTGCTTTAATCATGATTCTTTTATTCTTTTAAGTATATGTTCAATCACTTTAATAGTCCACCCGTTTCCCAACATCTTGTACTGTTGGGTTTCGCTGCATTCCCATTTATACCAATCTGGTACAGTCTGTAACCTGGAGCACTCTGTAGGGGTTAATCTTCTTATTTTGAAATCGCCATGTAATGCTCTCTGTATGATAAAATTGTTTCTATCATATGAATTACAAGATAATGTTGGAGCCTTATCTTCATGAAATCCACCTTTGTTAAATCCTCTTGGTATTTGGGAAATAAGATTATCTTTCTGAACTGTTTTAAGACCATATTCTCTACATGTAGGTTTTTCTGGATTCCTACCTCTCGTTGCTACACAAATAAGATCGTACATGTATTTACCCTTTACGGTAACAGTATTGGATTTCTCATCTTTTGTTTTAATATTAGCTCCATAATAATTTCCCCTGTCGTGATTTATTTTCAAGTGAAAAGTTAAATTGTTTAAAACTTTTTCAGATAAGTAATATTTTTCATCTACTTCGTATTCCGCTATATCACTTATAGTCAAACCTTCGTCTTTAGGTTGAGGGATAATTCCGCCTTGAATATTAGTCCAATAAATACGTTTCCTGGTTTGAGCGGAAACAAGCGCTGAATTAATATGATTGCCTTTACACCCTATAGCATCATCAAATACCAGCTCCCATTTCTTTCCCATCTTAACGTTCTCAAGAAGAAACAATACCTCGGGATTGGTTTTTCTTGCATCATTCAAAATACGGATAAACTCCCAGAATAAGTAAGACTGACCGGAAAACTCAAATCCTTGTTTTTTTAATTCAAGATACTCATTAAGTGATTTGATTTCTATTCCTTCTACGGTAGACAACCCTTTTCTTTTTCCAGAAAAGGACATATCCGTACATGGGCTGCCGGATAAAATAAGATCTATGTGTCCAAGATCTTCTACATTCAAATCCCTTACATCTCCTACTTGTATAGTATTAGGGAAATTTAATTGCGTTTGTTTAATAGCAAACTTATCTATTTCTGATGCATAATATACTTCAGGTGTGATCCCTATTTCTTTTAGCGCTATTTGACCACATGACATTCCGTCAAATAAACTTAACACTCTCATGGCATTATACACATTTTTCAATTTTAATTGATTTTGATGATAGATACATATTCCATGTTCCTCTGCCTCTGTCACCTTTTTCGTTTTGTTTTTGGATTGTCAAGTACAGATCTCCGTCTTCACATACTTCAACTTTTTTCAAGAAGCCTATCATTTCATCTCCTGTTTCGTGTAAAATACGGATCTTATCTCCTTCTTTTAACCCATAATTGGAATCAAAGTATTCTTTTTTGATTCTATCAATATTGTCTTTATGATTTTTTATAGCATAAAGCTCGTTTCTTAATAAATAATTTAGTTGTTCTATTGTCATTTCTTTTCCTCCTTGTTTAATGGTATCAACCCTTTTCCATGCTTGTCATACCACAGCATAGCTATACAGTTCCATGCACATTGTGCAAGATGAAAACATCCTGTATCTGAGTCTATTCTTTCCCCTTTCATGTATTCCATTAGGTGTCTGGCAGCCGCAGCACGATACCGTTCAAACCCGTTGTCAAGGTTCTGCCATTTATTGGGTCCGTACTTCTTTGCACCAGCATGATAGACTTTTACAATGTCCTCAATCTCTTCCATTGGAAGTAAATCCCATCGTAGTTTATCGTCAATGATGTCATTTTTCACCGATTTGTTTTCTATGGGGTCTTTGGTAAGAATAATATCCATAATATCCGTTTCTATGACGAACGTCTCCCCATTGCAACAAACCTCAGCATATTTATCATTTACTTCTATGTCTGATACTGCCTCCGCTATAGCTCCTTTGACGATTTTAAATTCGGCACTGATTATATCATCTTTTAATATGCGAAAAATAGATCCTTTTGGATAAAGGATATTTTTAGTATTATCATCCATCTTTTCCATTGCTTTATCGTTGTTTTACCTCATTTCGATAGTAATATAATCCATCTTCGTCTTATACCCTATCATTTCTGTTTTTCTCAAAATACTGTCTTACGGCTTCAATCGCCTTATCGTCATCAAAAGCCTCTACAAACCCCTCATAGAATCTATTTCGCTCCATAGAGAACGTATTGCTTCCATCCGGAATGGTTCTGAACACAACTACCTTCTCTCCATCTACGTTCGTTCCTATGATGTTGTTATGGAGAATAATAGAATACCGCCCAGAGTTTTTGTTCTGGACGACACTATGTTCGAGATTGTAGAGTCTAAGTAGTTCTCTTATTTCTTTTACTCCCATATTATTTTACGTTTTTAGAAGTTACAGCCTCTTCTCCCCATTTCTTTACATATATAGATCTCATCATGTTCATTAAATTAGAGAAAGAAGAGATGGTTCCCATCTCTATGCAGAATGCAAGATTAGACTGTAGGGTTTCAAGTTCTTTCAACTGCTCTTGAGTTGCTCTGTTATCTAAAACATATTTATGTTTATTGAATACAATCCAGTTTAACTTATCAGCCATTTCTATATAATCAACATCTTCAAATTTTGATACAGACCTTGAAAGAGTATTGTATTTATCCCCTATCTCTATTCTATCCAAAATAAGTTTATCATTTAACCATCCAGTAACTTCTGCATACAGCATAGGATTTAATTCTATAGCGACTAATACCCATATGTAGGGATCACACATAACATTCCTGTTTGTTCCTCTTCCTGTAGTCTTATAGGCATTATACCACTTCATTACTTTTATCAAAGAGTTGTTTTCCACTATATCCATAAACTCTTTCAAGTTTTCACTTTTTATGTATTTCTGTTTTTTAAGAATATAAAATATCCTTTCTGCACTCTCCTTGTTCGAAAGAATATTTTCTATTCTCTTATCATTCCACCCCATCTCTACTCTTTTTCTTGTATATGCCTCTTGTAATCCAGTTAATGACATAAAGGAAGTTTTAATGTCTTGTCTGATTACCACTCCATACAATAACCTGTCTTTAGAAATCATACCTTTTAAATTATCTAATAAAATACGCTTGTATTAAAATTACACGACGTAAAAATATAGATTGTGTAACTTTAATACAAGCGTATTGTGTTAAATTTTACTTATAGTGTTGGTTACACTTTACAAGCCGCTTCCCGTCGTGGAAAAAGTAAGAGTGGTTGCCAAAAGAAAGGAAAATAAGTTCTTTAATACAAGCTTTTGGTATGGTCATTATACCAGAAGCTTGTTCTAATGTATTGGAATTACCAACAGCATAATGACCAGCTACAGATATAGATCTCTCATTTTCATGTACAACAATACCATAGCTCTCTATTTCTGATATATCTGTTTCGTAATCCTCCAGATCTACCCATGTTCTTTCTGATAGGTTGGAATCTATCCACTTAACTAATACCCGCTTGTTTAAAAGCGATTCTTTTTTATGTCTATTCTTTTTCATAACTTGTTATATTGATTTTTTAGTAAACGAAAAGAGATTGTGCCAGCATTTTGACACAATCTCAATTATATGGGAATAATACTAAGGAAAAGTGTAAAGTGTTATATAATTACCATAGTGTTTTTTATGGACTCACATTATTCCTACCAAATTTACTTTTATAGAACCATTTATGGTTTTAATGCTCCCATCTATGGTTGAAATCACATCATCTATATCATTTATAATACCTTCCATGTCATCAACCACCTCCTCCATATTAGCTACAGCCTGATCTGATTCCCAATATCTTTCTGAGTCTTGTAACGATTCCGGTATATTATCTCTCGCCTCAGTCTCTTCGTCTAAAATCATATCAACATCATCTTTGGCTGAATTTATGTTGCACTTCAACTCCGATAACTTTGATTTGATGTATTCAAAATCTGTTTTATACTTATTTACGCTGTTAATAACATCCGATATTTTTTTTCTTCTCTTGTTGTTCATGCTTTTATCCTATTATAATATTCGATAATCTTTTCTTTCCTGTCTCCTGGTTTTACTGCCATATTCTCAGCCAAGAACCTAAAATACGACACCGGTATGTCCTTGAATCTAATTCCTTCATATTTTCCAAACCACATTATTATACTGTCAAGATCGTCTTCTCTCCTACCATCTCCATTCACAGATTTAAGCGAGGCTGCCCGGCGAAGGATCTCGTCTTTGGTAATAATATCACCCATCCTTATATTAGACAGAAGTTGATTGCCGGCAAACATACACCATCCCTTAGAAGGGAATTGTTCGATTGTCAAGTCTTCTATCCGACCAAAGCGTCTCATGTTATCGCAGCAATCAACTATCAGTGCCTCTTTCTTATCAGGATGAATACGAACGCACCTGCCGAGCACCTGGTAATATGTTGAATATGAGAATGTTGGTCGTCCAAACATCACGCAATCAAGTTCAGGAAAATCAAATCCGGTAGCAAGCGTTGAATAATTAAACACGACCTTTAACTTACCTTCTTTGAAATCGGATATAATTTGCTCTCTTTTCTTTTTGGTTGTTAGCGATGTCACGACACCGGTTATGGCTCCCATCCTGGCATTCATGAACTCTGATATTCTATTACATGATTCGATAGAATCCATGCAAACCAAAATGGCTTTACGCTCGTTCATAAGTTGAAGAAGGCGCTTGTAGATAGAGTTGTTTAAGCCGTTTCGTACAATACTTTCTTTAATAGATTCGTTGGTGTATTCGGCTCCGGTACTGTTTAACATCAGAGCCGATTCATCAAACGACCATCGTTCGTACTTAAGTGGACACCAAAAACCTTGAGAAGTTAGCTCTTGTATTTGTATTACATGAACTATTTTCTTGAAGAAGTTATGTTCGTCTTTCGTCAGCATATTAAGTTTGCTGTAGTTTCCTTCCAGCATGGAGCTGTAGGTCCGGAGGCGGCAGGGCGTGGCGGTGAAGCCCAGCACCTTCGCCTCGGGAAACTCGCTCATAAACTCCATAAATTCAGAACCTTCCTCAGGGGAATACCCCGAGTGGCATTCGTCCACCAATAAGGTGTCTATCCCTATATCTTTCAACCTTGCTACGTCTTTCTTTATGCTTTTAAGTGTAGCATAAGTCATAGCCGATAATTCCTTTACGCCACATGAGGCAGAGTATATGGTAGGTTTAGCTCCAAATGATATGGCTTTCGCATAATTCTGTTCCAGAATCTCTTTTGATGGCTGCAATACTAACGTCGGTCTATTTATCTCATGCGCTATCTTGGATATCAGAAGGCTCTTACCTGCTCCGCATGGGGCCACTATTATGCCAGGCTTCTTAGATTTTCCTGTAAGAAACTTAAGCCCGGCATCTACGGCCTCTTTTTGGTAAGGTCTAAGTTCAAAGCCCATCGCAATCTATTTTACTGTTTTTTGAAAGTTCTATTATCGCCTCCTTTAGCATTTCTCTCGCTTTATTCTCATTATCTTCAAACAGACATACACTGCATGTAGCACCTTTGGAGGGGTAGTCTCTGTAGGCTTCTGCTCTTTCTACAACGTATTCACAACAATAGTCGTGACTCATGTCTTTTGCTATACTTATAAAATGATCTTCTCCATCCATCAACACGCAATATTCAGCATCGTTTTCACATGCAATAACACCTTTGTTTTTTAAAATGGATAGCACTTTATTTCCAAAAAGTCCAATATAGACCCATATATCTTTCCCTGCATTTTTGTAAAAAATATCCATCCCTTCTTTGATTGTGACTTTCTTTTCCATAACCCCTTATTTTATATCAGTAATTAAAATATATTTTTTAACAATATATTCAAGACTCTCAGAAGAACGTATATAGTTTTCTTCGTACTCATATAGAGCGTACCCTTCTTTTATGTCTAATATCTTAATCACATGCTTGCCTCTTTCAAATGGATCCTCAAAGTAGTTCTTATGTTCGTATCTTTGACCTACTTTGATTTTGTCAGTTTTCTTCTTCATCTTATAACGATCTACTGCTTCACCTGTTTTTATGAAAATTGTCGTGAGCAAGTATAATAAAACTAAATACAAAAGGATCGCTACTCCACATATTAGATCTTCTTTCATTGCACTCCCTTTAAGTAGTTAAACCAAATAGCCTCAAGTTTCTCCTGGAACTCAAACGCCTTTTTAAAATTTCCGCACCGTACCGCCACGTTCCTCATCTCTTCAAGATATATGACTTCCGGATCTTGCCGGTATTTTGTTCTTAACTTTTGAACGTCCTCGTATTTCATCGATTTATCTTTTTAGACGGATCCCAATCTGAAGAGAAAGGGCATTCGTTTTTGTTATGTAATCCAAAGTCACAATAATAACACAGTGCCGACGGGCAGGGTAGCTTGTTTTGCGAAACAGGCTGGCTTAGGGTGGCACGCCGCTTGCTATATCTGGCCCCTTCTGCTCCCTGGATGTACGCTTGAAATGATTTTACACTATTATCTTCAAAATCATACATTTTAGATAAAGTGTCATTTAGCATTTCTATAGATTTTGTTTTACGCTCTTCATCCACCTTAACCTTTTGGTACTGTCTGGTCCTGGTAAAGAAATAGATGTTCATATCTGGCAGAACTCCACCATATTTTCTATAGATGTAAAACGAATATATAGGATGCTGTAAATTCGTTTCCAACTTCTTAGAATCAAAAACCTTATTACCTGATTTCCAATCTATGACATAATGGTGAACTACGTTCTTGCTCTTTATAGCCAGATGAAGATCCACCGATCCTACTATGTACACATGAGTATGAACGGTCCCATTTATATCAACAGGCTTAGGAAGACGGTACGGCAGCACAAAATCTTCTTCGACTCCAACTATAGCACCGTGTCTAATAAGTTTCTCGCAGGGATTAAGATCACTATCAGCTATCATAAACTTATTCCCGTCTTTTTTAAACAGATCCACAATCCAAGCAAGAAGCTCCCCGGATTGCTTCATGGCTATCATCATATTTTCCGGTGATTGCCAAGGTATGTCTTCTTGATAGGAATAGTAACTTATTGCTTCTCCAAGGTCTTTACCAGAAGGCTGTCTTCCGTTCTTAAAAAAGTATTCCAGTGTCTTATGGATAACCGTACCATAAGACGTAGCTTCTTGTTTTTCCGTAGACCTTTTGCCCTCTACGTAAGTCTTATACCATTTCATTGGACAGGTAAGAAACGTATCTATCTGGGAATAAGATATGGCAAGACGTTTTACACCATTAAACTCCTTATATAGCAAATGCGTTTCCGGGACCATCATAAGTCATTGTCTTTAAATCCTTCCGGGTAATATACGACATACTTCTTACCGTCTTCTGGTGTCATGGCAAACTGCATGTAGTTATTACGATTACGATGCTTGCCATCTAATCCTCGCTTCCAATACAGAATCCCATCTATATCCACATAAGACCGTCCGCGTTCGGCTCTAACTACGTCCGTGTGTAGCAGATACCCGTCGGAAGACACAATCCATACTTTATCCCCTTTGTTTAAATAAGATATTCTTTTTCTTACAACAACCTTTTTCTTATTATCTAATGCAAATTCTTCATCCGTCATATTCTTCATCCTCCTCTTCTTCTGTTTCAAAATCAATTCCATGACACTGATCATAATGCTTGGTCAGTTCTTCTGGTTCTAAATCTTGTCCAAAATCCATGTTAAAAATATTGTAATTAGTAAAGCACTGTCCCTGCCGGCAGGAAATCTATGAATGCTGCTTTTGCTTCTTCAATTAGGCCCAAGTGTAACCTTGGGCCATTGTATTTATTTTTTGTCATCTCCTTTTAACTTCTTTAAAGTATCTGCAATCGGAAGCTGATCAATGACTCCCAATGCCGGAGCAACGGCCTTAACAACATTGTTAAGGAAATTACCGGTGCTGTTCTGACCGCCGTCAAATACCGTGATATTTCCGAGATTGATGTGCTCGAACGCCTTAACCTGTTCTCCAGCAATTTCTTTCCACTGATTAACCATCTTGTACTGGATGGCGATCTGAGGATTGGATTCTGCTGCTTCCACCATAGCCTTAAATCCGTCGGCTTCTGCCATCAACGACTTTTTCTTACCTTCGGCTTCCGCTTCCAGCTTCATCTGAATAGCTTTTGCTTCCGCCTCTGCTTTTGCCAAATGTGCTGCTGCTTCAGCATCGGCCCGGCGTTTGATCTTCTCAGCTTCAGCATCAGCTTGCAAGATAGCCTCTTCCTTCTGGGTTTCAGCCGGCACAATCTTTTCAGCTTTAAGCGCAGCTTGAACCTTCTTAGCTTTAGCTTCTTCCACTTCTTTATCAGCAAGCTCTTTTGCCGTTTTCACAGCCGCTTCCGATTTAACTTTCTCTTCCCCGGCTTTCTTTTCTGATTGAGCTTTGATAACCTGCAATTCTGATTCTGATACAGCAACCTCTTTCTGGGCATTGTTGTAGCCTACAGAAGCATTTTTCTCAGCTTCAGCTTTCTTAATCTGAGCTTCAGAGTCTTGTATTGCTATAGCTGCTTGTTTGTCAGCTTCAGCTTTATTCTTCCCAACTTCTTCCATTCTTTCGGCTTCAGCTTTGTTTACTTCAAGTTCCGCCTTAGATCTTGCGATCGCTGATTCCTTGTCAGCCAAAGTCTTTGCTATAGCCGCAGCCCTATCTCTATCGGCTTGAGCTACACCGATCTGTTTTTCTTTATCGGTTAAAGCCAAAGCTACTTCTTTTTCTTTCTTTGTTTCAGCTACTACCGTTTCTTTTTCTTTTTCAGTATAGGCAATTTGAATCTCTTGCTCTTTTTGGGTATTAGCTACAGCCGTTTCTTTTTCCTTCTGTTGTACAGCAATCTTAATAGCACCCAGCTTTTCCTGTTCTTCGATATTAGCCTGTGCTTCGTTCAGAGCCTTGCTTTCAGCCTCTTTACCAAGATTCATGATGTAGCCGGCTTCATCTCTGATGTCACTGATGTTAATGTTCAAAAGATAAAGACCCAATTTATTAAGTTCGTTATCAATGTTTTTTCTTGCCTTATCCAAAAACTCATCCCTATCAGAATTAAGTTTTTCGATTGTCATTTCGGCAATAATCAAACGCATCTGACCGTAAACGATGTCTGTAATAAGATTTTCAGTAGATTCGGTATCCATCCCCAAAAGTCTTTCTGCTGCATTTTGCATGATTTCAGGATTTGTACTGATAGCTACTGTAATAGTTGTAGGCACATCTACTCTAATATTCTGAGATGACAAAGCACCAGTAAGCCTACAATCTATTTGCATAGGCTCCATAGATAAAATATCATAGCTTTGGATAATAGGCAACACGAATGCTGCTCCACCATGATATAATTTCGCCGATTTCTTTTCCCCACCTGTCTTACCGTAAACGACCAAAACCTGATTAGGCTTGCATCTACGATACCTTGATAAGACTCCGATGATTGTCAAAATAATCACTACAGCTAAGATAGCTGACACGTACATGATTGTTGTCATAACTTTTAAAATTTAATTGTTGATATAAAAAAATTAGATACTTAATTCTCCTTCTTCGTATTTTATGTTCACCTTGTCACCATTTTTGTAATTTTTCCCAGACAAGCACCTTACTCTCATCTGTTCCTGTCTCCCGTTTTTCACAATATTTACCATATAATGGTTCTTTCCTGATCTAAATACTATCTCCACCTCTCTGCCATTTAAATCTTCTGGACATTCGTACACCATTTCTTGTTTTAACTTAAGAAGTAACTTATATACGTAAAACAAAACGATAAAGAAAAACGACCCTATCACAACCCCTACTAAATGAGAACCCGAAAAGTAGGTAGTCCAGCTATATCCAAGGATGAAATGTGTTATGCCCTTGAATGATATGATGTCCGACAAAGACATACTTAAATCAGAAGCACTGTCAATGTCAATATCCGTATCCAGATCAGATCCTAATATCGACAACAAAAACTGTATAACAAAAGCAAATGACGCTATTAAAGCCATGCATAAAATTATGTCACTTCCCATATCCTTCTGTTATTATTTTGTAAACAAGATCAGTCATATCTTTGATGGTCTCCATATCATAATCAATAATAACAATATTGAATTTTTGTTCCACCATCGCATCAAGCTCAATTCGATCAATAGAATCTAATCCAAGTTCTTTAAACGTCACATCTTCTTCATGAACTATATCCATTTCCGAATTAAGAAACTGAGTAATAATTATATTCTCTATTATCTTTCTAATTCTTACTTTTTCCATTGCTTTCTAATTTTGTTAAATAAGTATGTTTTTATGTTTTTCAATCTCTCTTTGTCTGTTTCAGAACTTCCGGTAAACAAATAATCCGGATTGCCTTTAGCCGGCGGCGTAGGCAATTTAGATACGGCAAACAACCAATCCATTTCCTTATTCTTCTTAGACTCCAAATAAGGCTCGGTAGCGATCTTAAATTTTTCAGCTATTAAGTCAAAGAGCTTTGAATTTTTAAGGTTCATATGGACTGAAAAAGCCTGAGAAGGCGGTTTCCATATGAAGTTACATAAGCTCATTGTATAATCTCCTGACTCTGCTATATAAGATTCCGTTACCTGAAGTATGACCTCTTTCTTGAATGAGGTGTTACCCATAAACCAACACAATCTGGATTCCGCTTCTTTTCTGCTGACACCTATGTCTTTTGAATATGATTCGTACATTCCTATCATAATCTTCAACGTTTCCAGAACCTCGTCCGTCATTTCCGGTGTCTCTATATAATTCACAAAAGACGTTCCTTTGTTGGTTAATCTCATCACGCCTGATTTTAATTTCTCAACCAGGCCAAGCTCTATATACCTCCCAGCATCTTCTTCCGGCATGGCTTCGATCATAACCGTATCCTTCTGTCTTATGGCAAGAAGATTAGCAAGATCATTAGGAGTCATGTCTGATGCTGCAAGTTGTCTGAAATTGATGTACATACCTAATCAGCTTTAATAAAAATAACATTCTTGTTATCTTGTCTATCAACATGTCCACATGGACCAACAATTATGTCTGTACATGAACAAGAATCGTAATCTTCGAATATACACCTATCGCATGTATCACCTTCCACACGTTTTAATCTTACAAGTCCGGCATCAAATACTTCTCCTACTTTAAATTCCTTCTTTTCCATATTCCCTCCTTGTTTTTAACTGTTGTACCCTTCTTTAATAATCGAATTTCTACCGGTAGATACCGACTGGCGAAGATCGTCATGTACAGAATCTACCGTAGAATACTTGTTTCTGGTTGTAAAAATTACTTCCAGCATCTCCTTGTAATCACCTAAAGCTACTTCGTATCTCGGATCTACTTTGGCTTTTCTTTCAGCCTCGGCATTACTTTTAGCCAGTTCCCGATCAAGAAGATCTTCTTTTATTCGGTCAGCAATCATATCAAGTTCTTTTTTAATAACTTCTCCTGCTGCCCGAAGTTGACCTTCTACGTCACCAAGCTGGTCTTGGACGGTTCCTATTTCTTTCTTTAGACGATCGTATTCGTTAATCATACCCATATCACCTGCATAACCAGAAAAGTCCTTGATTATTCTGGTTCCTTCTTTAAGGAGCTCAATAACTCGTCTTTTACGTTCTCTGCTTATTAAAGACGGAAGACGATAATTCATATCCGCCACCGCCTTATCATGTATGGAGTTGATTAAAAACATCTCTCTTTCATCCCCTGCAAACTCAGTAAGAACCAAAAGGAACTTACTTATCAGGTATTCGTTTTCTTCTACTGTTAGTCTCATGGTTCTTATTTTTTTTTTAATACAATGACTGTTCTTCCTTTGTCTCTTGTTCTTGTTCCTGATTGTCTGTAACGTCTTCCACAGTATAGAGCTTGGGCGGAGTCGGCGGCTGGTTGGGGTTCACGAACTTCGTCCCGCCCTCCCCGTACATCCATCCATGCCCTGGCAGGATCTCCGGGTGGATTGTATTAGTAAGCTCTTCCATACTAACTTGCCTTACCTTCAGTATATGATGAAACACCAGTCCGGCTGTCCTGAATGATGTTTTGTTTTCAGTTTTAAACCTATCAAGAGTCTGATACCAATCTTTCCCAAATATCATATACTTATCCAGCCCGTACCTACGAGGATTGTGCAAACCTATCATTAACGTACATAACTGACCCAGCGTATCAGACTGGTAAAAATCAGAAAGACGCGGAGGCTGCTCTTGTGGGCTTTTTATCCTTCCTTCTATCTCTCTGTTGAATTGGGATATGATGAGGAAAAATATGTTTTTATATACTAATTTAGCTTCGTTCATAACCGCCACCAAATCATCTATAGCCGACTTAGGATCTAACCCCATTCTTTTTATCAAAGCAATATGATCGACTTTAAATATTATAAGACGTTTGTCTTTATGTTTGGTAGCTATATGATACACAGCCGCCTCAAACTCTTTTACCGTACACGGAGCATCGATGTATATTATATTATTCCTGATTTCACCTTGAAGGATTTCAAACATCCTCATCTCTTCTACTGTATTAGAATCTTGCCTTCTTAATATTTCAGGAGCCCGCTTTTTCATATCCTGGCTCATTCTACGAAGAAGAAGATCTTGAGGATTCATTTCGAACTCGCAATTAACAAGAAAATAATCTTCTGCTTGCGGGTTGATCATCGGATTCATCACATTTTCCAATATCTTTTGGGCCACATACGATTTACCCACAGATGGCCGAGCCCCTATGGCAATAGCATGCTGAGGGAAAATACCTCCAAGCAAAGCCTCATCAATATAATCGTATCCGGTTTTAGCGGGGATAAGCTCTCCCCGCCTGTATTTTAAGATATTCTCATACGCCTCTTCCATAACCTGTTTGGAGGTTTTGAATATCCTTCTTATATCTATCCTATTTGCTATCTCCTCGTGCATTTTTGTCACCTTTTGTATCCGATTTGGATCCCCTATTAGCTTTTACTGATTTATACCTAAGACCGTTTTTGGTATGAGAACAATCTTTGCCTTTCCTCCAGCTTTTGCCTTTCTTCTTGTCCGTTTCGTAGTTTTTACGACCAAGCTCCCGGCGTTTGGCTTTCTGTTCCGGTCTGGCATTTATCTCCTTGTCCTTTTTAGCCTTTTTCTTCCTGGCTTCGGGATGAGTCCTGTAGTACTCTGTCGATCTACCCATGTGCTTATATTTTTTTTGATGAATAATAGCACAAAGATAGGTAATTCGCGTCCTATTTCAACCTGCCGTAGCTCATATCGGGATCACACCAGACATACCCGTCTTTCTCATCATGGAGATACTCAGGGCATCCTCTGCATGCGCTACTGCCTGACACTATTTGATTGTTCTTATTAGGGCACTTATCTCCAGGTTTATGCCATTCTATTCTCGAACCTGATCGTTCTTTGTTTACATGACAGAACTGAAAGACTTTTCCCATCGTCTTCTCGCCAAACATACCTATATGTGTGTACTCTTCCGGTATAGCGAGAAATTCAGATAAATCTTTATACATCCTTTCCCGTTCCTCTGGCGTAGACCATAGTCTATCAAGTTCGGCATGGACTCTTATCTTAAGAGACCTCAGTGATGGCCCCGCAAGCCGGCCTTTAGCTTTTCCCTTATTCGGCCCTGATTCATGAACACCGACATAAGCGTTGCATGGTTTACACATCATAACCATCCCTAAGCCTTTTCTGCTATATATTTTATCGGCATTGACCAACTCGGTTTCTCTTCCGCAATAAGGGCAAATTTCGCCTCTTAAAATCCGTTGTTGCCGCACATTGAGTTCCATGCTCTATCCTTTTGTTTCTCTTTAAACTTTTCATACAAACTGCTTTCAGTTTCCATTTCCGAGATCTCCACCTCTACGTCCTCTCTTTTGAAAATTACTTTCTTGGCTGTAGGATACGCACATTTAGAGATACGAATAGCATTACGAATAGCGTAAACAAAATACGTTTCTGGTGATGATTCGATCACCACTACCTCGTTTAAAGTGTTTTTATAATTTTCCATGTTGTTATCTACTTGCTTCAATTACACACCCTGGATTATCTTCACATGCCTCTTTGTATTCGATAAGAAACTTAAGAAATGAATCATAAGACCCCCATCCGTTTTCTGGTTCGTATCTCAAAAGACTCTTTCTCTTGGAGATCATAATATATATACCTTTTGTGAGTATCTTCACCATCTCCTTAGTATCTATTTCCCTGCCCAATTCTTCCGGTCTCCAAACATAATCGTATAGTGTTTCTTTGTTTTCTGATACGAATATTTTTTGTGCCATCTTGTTCATGTTGTGGGTGATGTTTGCAACCCATTTACGATCCTCTTCTTTCTTCTTGCTCTTAATATAAACGTCCAGGCTCATAATATTTCTCTTTTACTTTGTTATTAATTATCAAATCTGCCACATCATCTCCGTCCCCTACATTCTCAACACTCTGAAGATAGTCCGATACTTTTATCCTTGACTTCATCATCATCCCATCTATCTTTTTACTCCATGTGTCAAATGCTTGTCCTTTGTCCGGAAAAGCTACAGTCTTTCTATCTTTTAAAACATCTATCACTTCCGGTCTTAAGTTCTGCAACCCACCGGTAGCTACAAACAACTCATCTGGTTTATTCACGGCGCATATAATAGCCGTCTTTTCTGACTCCACCAAATTAACTACCTTATCTGGATACTGGCTTAGAAGATGTTCTCCAAACAGGCATTGTCTAAACAAGAAGTCTCTTGCATGCAACGAGTGATAAAACATGACATGAGGTCGCTCATTGTCACCGTCTTTTTCCTTCACTCTTTTTACATCAATCTCATTCCCCTGGCTGTCGGTCTTTATATAAAAATCCATAATCTTGCCGGTTCTGCATACAAAGTCCTTATCTATCTGCCAGAATATACAACACCCTTTCCATCCCCATAAGTCCATTGTTCCAACATGATACCTTCTAAATACGTCAGATACCCTTTCTTTTCCCCATAGAGACGATAAAAATCTAAATACGGTGTTTCTATCGTCTGGAACTACAGTCCTCTCAAACTCGCTAAAAGGTATGTAATTTACAACGTCAGGATTTACAGGAGGACGATAAGCTCTTATGCACTTATTTCCCGAAATCCAAAGATCTTTGTCACCTACATCCTTGCCGGTAGGTCGTTTATCATAACCGCAAGTTCGTTCATGATCGCATCTTCCAAACTCATTGCCAACGACCTGACCGGTCGCCACATCAATATAAGGGGTAAGGCACCGGCTTTTCCCGCAAGCCGGGCAGGTTAGCTTCAGTCGGCTCCTGCCAGGCCTGCGGTCAAGTTGAAACCGAGGTACGTTTTCGTATTTTCTAAAATCAAGCATCCTTAGCTCCTCTCATTGCTTTTTATATCATGAACCTTTTAGATATTTCCTCTGCAATATCATATACAACCGTATGATCCTCTTCATTGTATGGTTTATTGATATTCAACACTCCTTTTCTCACTTTGAATTTCTTATCTTTTCTAAGGTGATTCAACATACCTTGTTGGAACACACAGTCCGCCTTTTCAAGTGCTACACTGTCTTCTGTCCATTCTTTCAGCGTATATCCTTTACTGCTCGTGCTTTTTGGAGAAAAGTTCATAATACGTGCATCAATGCCATACCATGCTTTAACCATTCTTCTTTCAGCTTCCAATTGGAATGCATATGATTCCCATATTCCTCCCGATTTAAAGTCAAGAATGACCACTTCTTCTTTTTCCACTTCTCTTACTTCCTTCTTCGGATCACCTTTTTTGAACTGTCCGGTAGCCCTTTGATACACGGCTCCAAAACAACCTTCTTCTTTGTATTTGAATGTCATTTTAACCATCGCATCAATAGGTGTTGCTACAAGGTAATCCTCTAAAGAAAGGATTCTTTCTATCATCATCGGTTTCACCTTGTAATCAGAACAGAATTTGGCAAACTTCATGACCCTGACAATCATATCGTCAAGATCATCTATGCTATTAAAGAACCGATCAAGATTTTTCTTAGATATCTTCAGCTTGCCTTCTTGCACTGTCTTAACCACAAAGCTTCGATTTAAGACCATATCTCTACCTGTTAGGTACAATCCGTATAAGTAGTGCATGATCGTTCCCTTATCGGCTTCATACTGCGCTACCTCTTCTGGATTGCGACCAAGCATCTTTATCTCTTGCTTCCATTCCTGAAGTGCTGTCTTATCATCTACATACCCATCTTTGATTAAAGTTGTTACCGAAGCATATATCTTAGCCGTCCCATCATCCATCTTTCTTACATAAAAACGATTATCGTCTAATGTCAATCTTACGAATTTGGGGGTCTCAATCTTCTTTAACTCATCACAGATATAAAACGGCTCTAATGTTTCCTGATTTTCTGTAAACGGATTCGAATCTTCTTCTCCAGGGTTAGGAGCGGCTTCCTCCGCCTGAGCTTCCGGTTCCTCCTTCTGGACCGGCTCTGGCTCAGGCGCCGGCTCTTTAACTACTGGAACCTGTCCGCCTCTTTCTGCTATGTCTCTGTTCTTTATTAAAGACATAACCTCCTTCTTCAACTGCTCTGGTGTTTGGTTAGGATCTGACACCGACATCACAACATCGTTCATTCTAAACAACGTATTTCCCTCTCCTTTCACCATAGGTACAAACCCTAAATCTATTAATATTTTAATCTTTTCTTCTATCATACCTATCAATTATTTCAATAATCAACCTACCTCTTTCCTTGATCATTCCTCTGCTTTCCATATCCAGTACCTTCTTTACCGCATACTTCCACACAAAAGGAAATTCTGTTTCAAGTTTATCAAATTCCATCCGGTCAAGATACATGTCGAATACCGTATGCTCCGATTCATGAAGGAAAACTATATTATCCCTGCAAGTAGCAACTGACTTATATATCCTTTTCGGAAGTATGTGACAGACGTTACATACTGTAGGAAAATGAATAGCCTTACCGGTCATAGACATCCGACTATTATTTAACTCTTCCAGCATAAGACGAAAAAACCCGGATAAATCCGGGTTCTCTAACTTTTTCTTCTTGCTGCTGTTTTTAATGGATGTAATTCTGTCTTTTTTCTTCGGAGTCAACTCTTTACTCCTGCAAGCCTGGCATAAGCCATGACTTCTTATCATCACTTTTCGTCCGCATCTTTCGCAGACGTACAATTTCTTTTCCACTCTCTATATTTCAATACAAGTGATATAATTGAAAAGGATACTGCCGTTAAAGATAACGTATATGGTAAGTTCATTAACCATCTCGGTACTTCTTCGGTCTTAATCACTATCAACAAAGTAGCACCTGCTACTACCAATAATACAATTGCCGTCGCAAGTGCTACACGGGAAACAACATCACTCATCAGTTTTCTTTTCTCCCAATTTTTCTACACCTTTTTGCAGATCGTATTTAAACACTTCAATGATCTTTGTTTCAGCAATAGACTCGCAATTCCAGTCTCCCAACGTACCCTGCATACCTTTAGTCAACACAGCTTCGGCGTCTTTAGGATTGCCGGCTTGGACATACATATAGCATGGCGTTTTCTTTTCTTTACCTTTCTTTTCATCCAGTGTAATGTAATTCACCTTGCACTTATACCAGTACTCAGCTTCTCCGTTGAAAAAGATTTCTGACACTTTAATAGGGTTAATTTTTACAACCTCGAAAGAATTGTACAAATCCTTAAAGATCTCCAACGATCTTGATTCTGCCTCTGTATAAGACAAGGCATCCACCAAATACTTTTCAGTTACTTTCTTTTTTTTGCCGTTCTCGATATTATCAATCTCGGCTTTTACCGTAATTTCAAACCAGCGATTCATTGTATTAATATTTAATTAGTTGATTTCTTTCCTTTCTCTATACTATTTTTAAATCTTTCAGAACACCACTGCAAAACGTCCATCATCATCATCTCATTATTAGATAAGATACCTTTTATAACTAACGCCAATTGATGCTGTGACATTCTTTGGCTCATATCAAATCTTCTTTCCTCTTCATTTACTATCGTAGCCACGAAATACTTACACCCCTCTAAGTGCGTCAGGGCTTCAATCATAGCTTCTTTTATCTCTTTTTCTTCCATTATGTTTGTTTTTTTTGGGCAAAGATATGTCTTTTGATAATAAAAAAGATTCAAAATGATTTAATTTAGCTTAATTACTGCTCTTTTGATTCGTCCGGTATAGGCATGTCAAACTTTTTTCTGATAAACGACTCTGTTTCTTCATTGAATGGATAGGCTTCCTTAATAAAATTCATAGCTACCTCCATATCACCGTCTGCTATATCTTTATACCTTTCAAAGATACCAACCAGGTCATTGTTATATGAACGCTCTTGTTTTATGTTGTACACGTATTTCAACACCCTGTCTTTAATTTCATTGGCTTTTTTCACGGTGTCATTGAAGGTATTTATACTTGTCAATTCAGGGTTTTTATTTTTCTCATCTATCTTATCAAACTCTTCCTTGCTATATCCTGTTTCTCCTTTAACAGCCGGGCAAACACCCTCCTTCATGATCCAAAACTGTTCATACGATCCTGCCAGATATCTCGATTCTGTTTTAAATGCATTATACTTGACAAGCAAATTAGCCACCTCAGTTGCACCTTCTATGGTTCTAAAACCGATGCCGATATCTTTTAACATAAATACCGGAACTCCAGTTCTTGGATACACGACTTCTTTTTTGTTCTTTATATTCCAGTTTTTAGCTTCAATTGGAATACCTTTATTAGCAAGCTCTTTGTCTATATACAGACTTATGTCTTCGTCTGTCAATGCCACAATCTCATCTCTGCTTAAATCAAAAACTGTTTTCATTTTTCTTTATTTATTAAATTAAACAACTTACTTCTTTGTTCAGGCTCCGTATATTCTACCCATATATCGGCCGCCACATTTCTAAGAAATTCCATAAAGTCTTGATGATCCCTGTATTCAGCAGAATCAACTTTTCTCACAAAACTTAGAATTTCCTTTAACATCTTATTGTTTTCTTCAAGAAGTTCTCTGTCGGTCATAACCTTTCATATTTTCTTCTTAACTCATTTTTACCCATTTGGCATTATCAGGTATTAAATCCTTAAATTCTTCTGGGATTTTCCCTTGATGCCACCAATCATTGGAAATGATTTTTCTCCCATCATTTGAAATAGCCTCCATCATTCTTCCTCCCATACCCATGAATCTTCGTGTTTTGTTGTTTGTATTGGGAACAAACGGATTAGCTATCCATGATTCTCCATCTATAATCAACCAATTGGGATTATTCTTATTCTCTTCATATAGTCTGATCCAAAACGCACAAGAATAGCAAACTCCATCTCGTTCCATAATAGACCGTATAGGACATTTACAAAAATGTTCTGGATTCATGCTATGTATATTATTTTGCCCCGACCCATCTTCGCAGCCGCATTTGGGACATATTTTCTTCTTTTCGCTTTCCATATTGCTTATGCTGTTTTTAAGGTAATAGATCATCTAAATAAGCCCATGATTCCATTTCATCTAATCTGTATAAAATACATCCTGGACGGCTGGATATAAAAGTTTTGTTCTCTTCCAATATACCCATAATTGGACTCTTTGATCCTATTGTTGATTTCTTGGGGAGAAACACAATAAAACGGTGGCAATCTGGAATTACTGTTATAGAATGCCACACGCTGTTAATGCGCCACTCTGCACCAGCTTTAAAAAGAGGAATAGCATATTCTTGTTCCATGTCTATTTAGTTTTGAATTAATGTGAAAAGAGCAATTATAGCCGCAACTGATATAATAGATAAAATAACGTTTGCCAATGCATGCTTTAAGAGGCGCCTTTCGAGATTTGCGATATGCTTTCTTAGTCCTTCGCAATGTTTTTTTGTAGATTTGGATTCTTTGAGTTCTTTGTTGTATTTTACCATATTTTTGTCGCACCATTTCATTATATCAGCACTTGCTTTGTTAAGCATATCTCTGATTTTTTCATCATCATAGAATGGTATTTCAACATCAACACAAGTATTTGGCCTGTATAATAATCCGTATGTATCAAAGCACACTTTCAATGTGACAACTTCAGGCTTAGCCATTTCTTCGGCTTGTTTCTTTATCTGCTCATCTGTTGCTTCGGCTTTAGCTTTAAGCTCATTGTAGTCTTCTATATTCAGCAAAGCCATGTTTTCAAATTCTGTATTCATATCTACTATTTCTTATTTAGAGTGAATGTTTGCCAAATGCTTTATCCCAACGCCTGCTTGCTATCTGTACACATACTACCAACGCATCACGATATTTACGGGATTAGATGGTTCTTATGTGGCGGATGTTGATAATCCTAACAACGCATTCGTACTGATTTTTGCAAACTGTTCACTCAATTATTTTTAATTTTTAATTAATTCAACTCCTATAATATCTTCGTAATCAATATAGTTCATCATTGAAACACCGTTGTCATCATTAGCCATTATTTCAACACAAGCAGAACATCTATTGAATGCACCTTCGATTGTTATACCTGTTAATTGCCTAAAGAATCCTAAAAATTTCTTTGGCCTGATAATCCTAATACGGACAAGATCATTCCAAGTTATTCCTTTATATTCACAAATAGATTTAAACTTCTCGGCTGTCATAATTCGATTATTTTAGCTGTTAGTCATTTTTTGGAATCCAGTTATCCGTATCACAGTGAAAGCAATATCCGGTTTTAGGATGCTCCGCACCGTCTTTAGCTCCGCAGGTTCCGCAATAATATTCCTTATCATATTCTGGGGAAAGACCTTTATTTCGTTCTTTGATAACAGCTTTTCTTTCTTCGAGCATCATCATTTTATCAGGATTACGACTCAAATAAAACTTTCTGACTTTATGTATTTGCTTATCAAACAGATCATCGGACTCGGCAATTTGTTTTGCTGTATATTTACTCATGCTCAATTATTTTTAAAGTTTATCTATTATTTTATCACCCATTTCCTGCCATTCATCACTCACGCTTATAACCAATCCTATGACAGTGAATGATAATAGCAACGTAAAAATAAGCCATAACAGAAAGCAGATAAAAACACATACATACCTCATGATTTTTTAGTTGTTAGATAAAAGCAAAATCGGTTCATTTGACTCCGCAATTGCTTTTATTTGTTCTGGATTGACAAAACTCTTAACTTGTTCGCTTATATTACAAATGGACTTGATCATATCAACGAATAATTTCGAGGTACATTCGTTACACTCCACTTCCATTACCTGTTTATGTCTATTGTATGATATGCTCGTTACACAATTCAGCCAGTGCGCATAAGTTCCTTTTTCTGTATTTAACCTGCCGTATTCTACTTTTGTCTCTCCATTTCCATATTCAATTACTCTTTTTAGAAATGGTTTTGCATAAACACTAAAACCGAAAGGTTGGGTGTTTAAGGCATCTAAACGGGAAGTTCCATCTCTCCATTTTCCATTTTCATCGCCTCCTGTCCATTCCTTAGAGGGGTTAGGGACAATATTTCCGTTTTTGTCATAGGAAAACACGCAATTCGTTTCCAGTTGATACTTAATAACAGGCACTTCTTCTACTATTTTATAACTCAAACATCTCTTCAGAACTTCCCTGATTTGACTTTCCAAATCAGAAAGTGCTATACTATTGAAATATCCTTCGTTGCCTAATCTGTTTGTAGGTAATTTGATCCCATAAGAATGAATCTTGTCCACATCTTCTTTTGACAAGGTAGTGGTAAACACTCCTTCTTTGGTGACATTCACTTTAGCAGTTACAGACAAACTGTTATTAGCGTTCTTTTCCGTTATATTTAGTGTTGTTAATGCTGCCATAATCAGATCTTTTTAAAATCAATTCGAATAAATATAATACATTCCTGCTTCATATACCTTATGTACATCAGGGTCATTCTTGTCTTCCGGTTCCAATTCACTCTCTTCACAAGTATAATCCCATTCAGAGTTGTAGTACATATCCTCGTCTGTTTTCTCCAAGGAACAATCTTTCATTAGATTCATATTTTCTCCCCAGACTGCAACTTCTTTCTGTTGCTCTTCTTCTGTCATAAGAGATATTTTGTCTTTCAATTCTTTCCAGGTCATGATTTTTAAAAGATGATTAATAATTCATTCTACATCAAAAAGTTGATCTAACACCAATAATTCGGCATCCATATCTTCATCTTTCGGGAAACGAACTTTTATATTTCCAAACTTAGATGTCTTAAACAAGATGTAGGGGTTCATATCTTCGGCAGTCACCGGCTTATATTCCTTAACTTCCGACATCTTGAGATACCAGTCACCTATTTTTACAAACCCAGAAAAGATAGAACACAGATGCGCTTTTACAGACTGTATCTCCTTTTTATCTTTGAAAGGTATAATTTCGTCCTTTCCCCTTATCCTGATTGACAAGAAAGGACGAATGTTATCTGTTTCATTTTGAAATTTGAAGCCTGTTATGGCTTGCTTGGGGATTCTTCTTCCCATTAATATAAAATAGCTCATTGTGATAAGTGATTTTGTTTTATATCAGGTAAGTAATTTGTAATAACATCAAGTGATATCCATAACTCTGGCTCTATGCTATTTTTTATTCTATCACTGAAAAGAGAATTATCATCACAATCACAATGAGAGATTGTGATATAACAATCTTGATAATCCCACCAATGAGCCGATTTAAAATCGTCTCCTCCATTCCAAAACCCTATTCTTATACCTCTTGGGTTGAAATCTTCATCTATCCAACTTGGGTGATAAGCCAACACTTCTTCTCCCTCTGAAGGTTTTTCCTCTTTGAATTTCTTCCAGTTCATCTCACCTTTAATTAATTAGACACAAATATACAAGTTTTACTAAGATGCCCTTCTGTCATCTCTTTGACATACTCCCACACCTAAAGTTCGCGGTAGTATGTCAATCTATTGATTTCTTCCCAATCTTTTTAATCTTTGTTGGTCTTGACAATCGATAATCCTTTTCTATCGGCCTATCGAATACGTCATTCCTATATCCTTTATATCCTTTCTCGTAAATACTAACCCTTGCACAAAACTCAACCACGTCGCCTGGTAATAAATCGGCGCTTTCGAATCCTTTTGTCAAATCAAACCACAAATGATCTGTTACTATTTTATCATCGAGTAACACGTCTTGTAAAAGTATTATCTTTACAGGTCCTTTATACCCATCCCTGAATCCAAAACGAATGAATGTCGCTGTAAATACGTGCCGTTCTCTTGATCCTATTATTTTCAGTTCTTTTCTCATCCTCTTTCATTTATTTGTTTCACTTATGAAATTGACAACATCCTTTAGATATCCTTCTGTCATCTCTATGAAATTAACACAATCTAATTTGCTTAACTTGTAAATCAATGCCGGATTGTGTATTATGGCTATAATTTGTGTTTGTGGTTTATGGAATGACAATACATTATAAATTTGCATTATGTTATCAATATCAAGATTCCTGTCTGGCTCATCCATGAGAACCGTGTATTCAAAACTGCTTTTTGTTAATGCTATGCGGTTTCTTTTATAATACTTCAACAGGTTATCAATTCTTTTAATCCAAAACGCATTTGATTTTTTCTTGTATTCTACAAGATCTTGTATTGGAAATGTATAATCCTTTTGACCGAACATTAAATTGAAAAGTGATTCCAATGATAACACCACTTTCTCTCCATAAGATCTTCGAATATTATTCACATACAAATCTAAGTTGCTGATGTTTTTCAATACGCCATCTCGATTCATCTCCGCCGATGGCAATAAACGGAATACTTTCCCTGCATAATCGGATGATATGTCAATCCCATCAAAAACCTTATCATCGTCATCAAATATAGGTAGAAAATCCAGTGCCTCGGTCGGCATTTCAGAGCACATGGATTTCTCGCATAACGCATACATTGATATGATGTTAAGCAAGGTTGATTTTCCGCTACCGTTTTTACCTATAATTACATTCACTCCTGGCTTGAAAATAAATTCTCTGCCATTTTCAAATGCTTCTATATCCGAAACATATTCAAATGGAGTTTTTGTATTGTCTTTTATTTTTACTGATGTTATCATTGTAATCCTTTTTAAAAATCAATTACCGTCCGAACCATGTCTCCGATGTGCTTGTTGCCGGTGCCCGTGAGGCCACTGGAGAAGACCACGTACCACGCGACGGCCTGGCTGCTCTCAGTACTGGACCAATACCACGTCGAGGAGAGGGGAGATGCCGAAACATAAGTGAATGCTTTGTTTAGTTCGTCCATATAATGGGCCATTAAATTTAATTGACCAAGAGATGGTATATACTCGCCATCTTCCAGCAGATTTCTCAATTTTGGATTTCTGGCTACAAGGCGTTCCGTATTGCCGCGTCCGTCAATGTCAAACAGCGCATCACATTCACGTTCGTAATATGTCCCACTTCCGGATTCTTCACGGCTATCATCGTCAAGCAATTGTACGATATCATGCTCCGTCAGTGAGATTGCAAATGACATGTATCTGTGCTTCAACCCAATGTATCGTACACAATCTTTGGAGTTATCGCCGGTAAACGGCTCAGCGTGTCCATTTCCGTAGATTAGATACAAACCATCTTTTCTTGATGGTACTCTATTTTCACATACGCATCTTTCATTTTTGGGACTTACAATTATGTTCAACCCATTCAACACATGATCTTTTATAACCTCCTTACATATTCTTCTTACAAAATCATAATCTCTTTGTTTAAGCTCATCTGCTACCATACATCTGATCCAATGTTCTATCTGATTGTTTCCTCCGTATGTATTAAGCATACACTGTTTTACGAGTTTTTCCAATAATGGCTCTATGTTTTTGATTATATCTTCTTTGGTAAGGTGAAGTTCATTTAATATATAGTTCCTTACTGCCTTGTATTCTTTACTTGTGCTCATAATATATCTACTTAATACTGTGAATTATATTTTTTTTTCTCTCTCCCACTATCTTCCCCTATAGGATTATTCCATCCGTATTTTACAGCCGTAGCTCTAAATAGAGGAAGTCTATAAAATCTATAATCATTCTCAAGATGAGCATATACTGTTGATTTCATTTCAGTTCTTTAATTAAAGCATCCGCATATATTACAGCTAATTCAGCCGCCTTATCACACGCTTCCAATATTAATTCACCGTGAGGTCCACGTCCTGATACGGATGTGATCGGAAGCATGGTTTTTGCCATCTCGTATCTACGTTGTTCCCAATCTACATGGGTGCTACACGGTTCTTGATTGACCTGTATATATCTTCCTTCAATATTAGAAGATCTTAATATTTCCGCATTCTCTTCGCCGAATGCAACCAGAATAGACCCACATCCTGGACTTTCACCTATTGTTCCATCTTCTCTGTGGAATTTTATCCTTCCTTTCATGAACAATATACCTTTTGCTTTCGGGAATACAACATCCTGAAACATCTTATTGTCAAGACGATTAAAAAGAAGAGCTATTCCGTTATTGTGCTCTACCATACGAGTAATAAAATGCTCTATAGTCGGTCTTGAATAAGGTGGGTTTAACCATACCCTTCCTTCCCATTTTTGTTTTAATCCATCTTGCTCTTTGTTATACATAACCCTGGCTGTCCTCCATAACGGACGCATAGGCGCACATGGATCTAAATCAAATTCCCCTAAAGCGTCTATAATTTCTTTAGGTGTGTACCATTCATCTGTACTGTTTTTAGATTTCTCAAATGATGTATTCATATATCTATGTTTTATAAGTTAATCCCATCCTCCAGTAGTGTACAAAGATACATCTTCCTCCTCTACGTTTACACCTTTAATAGCCTGTAGAAGTTTTTTTCTTTGTCTCCCGGCACATATTGTAACCATATCCTTTATACCGATATGAGCGCTCCCATGTGCTTACTGGAAAAGGAATATTTTCGTCAATGACCAGCCTCTTCATATGAAGATGTTCGAAGAATTTCTCATGATAGAGTAGTTTGTACTCGTATGCTACTATACTTGCAGATGAGAATGGAAAATAATCATCTTCCTTTTCTTCGTATTTAGGCTCCTTATAGTAGGCCATTTTTGCTACAGTAAAGTCGAAGCTCCTGAGAATCTCTTCTGGCTTTCCAAACTCTGACTCTATGAACTCTATCCATGCCTTTTCTCCCTCTTTCTGGAACGCACATACCTTCTCATTTCTGTACTTAAATTTCCATCCTTCTTTCTGATGTTTTTCATCATTGAACAAATCAACAGCTTCCTGAAAATCGTCTTCGCTTTCAAAGAAAATATCAATATCTTTTACTCTTTCTCCGGAAAGGATATTCTTAAAACATCCACCAGCTATGAACCCCTTGTGACCTTCCATATATTTGTCAAGCCATCTTATTTGCCAGAAATTATCTGGAGTATCTATTATAAAATTGTTCATATTGTTTGTATTTTACTGTCACCAAGCGAGATAAAAATTCCGCTTTACTATAACACAGTGGGTATAGTTATCCAGATCAACCCCATTTTCTTTGAATGTATCCAGAACCCTCTTTTCCACATGTTTCAATTTTACTATTATTCCCTTCCTAAACTCTTCTATTAACTTCCCGTTACATTCAATAGGCCCAATAAAACAGTACCTATTTGAAGAACTGTCACATATGCAATATGTATCACACCCAAACATATTGCTTAAAATATCCTCGTTCATAATTTCTCTATTGTTTTAATAATGATACTCTTTATTATATTTCTTCTTCACACCATTCATCCTCCCCTATCAATTGTTTATAATATTCGCTATGCTCTATCGCCAAAACATCTTGAGACAAATATTCTTGTAGCTCCAATTTGCGCATTGGAGCAAGGCAATCCAGATGCTTAGTGTCCATTTCTTGCCTATCTTCATCTACCCACACCAACGTGTCGTATCCATAACATTCTGGACATTGGTCAGCTCCACGTGGAAGAAGCATTTGTACTCCACATTGAGTACATCTCACCCAGTCTCCATGCTGCACCCCTTCGTATGTTCTCGTTTTCATATTTATTGTTTATCATTTATAACATTTACTTCTTCGCTCCACAAATGTCTCTTATATATCGGAGTGATGCCGATCAGAATACCACTATCTTCGCCCCAATACTGAAGTGTTTTAGGCTCAATTTTATGATGCAATTCTTGTATTCCTCCTTTGTTTCTGTCATAAGGAGAAAAATCAGATAATTTTACCGTTTTCATTTTTCTGGATTTTCAGCAGTTCCTAAAAGATATTCATTGCCCTCAAAAGGAATGCAATAAACATACACTGTTCCATTCAAGCATTCATATTTAATCTCCCCATCCTGATCGTCTGTAATTGTTCTTATGAATAAACTGGCCTCCCAATTATCGTCCTCATAATATTTTGCTAACACTTTGTCAAACGGCTTAAACTCATATTTCGTCCTTTCTTCAATTCCGAAGAAGCGTTTTAGATATTCTTTTGCTTTAGGATTTTTGCTTTTCTTTAACGCTTTAATCATCTTCTGTTTTTCCGAATCTGTTGCAAGTCTATAACATTCTATGTGGTTTTCGTGTGCAGCCAAATTATCCGATATATTAAGACTTTTTCCCGCTGCAAGACTCGCATAAAAAGATGTTAAATATTTCCCATGCGTATTTAAAATAAAAATATAACTTCCATCTTTGCTGCTTAACACATCTCCATCTTTAAATGTAGTATATTCCGGGACTTCAAGAAGGAGGCGATTTTCGCTGCTAAATGCTTTTCCTGTAGCAGAAAACCAATCTGCCGATACAGAAATAGAATGAATTACAACCAATAACGGACAAATTGACGAATTGTCTTCATATACTATTTCTGCTCTATTTCGTCCTTTCTCTGTCACAATCTGACCTACTCTTTCCCCTATGTTTATTTTTTTCGCCGTTTCTAAATCAAACGGGATTGTTACCATTTTATATTCCATAATCTTATTTGTTTTTATTGGTTCCTAAAAGATGTTCGTTCCCTTCGTATGGGATACACTGACTAAATCCTACCCCTCCTAAGCATTCGTATTTATTATCTCCTACTGATTCTCTGGAAAATAGATGCAATTTCCACCTCTCTTGGTTAGTTCTTCTCACCAGCACTCGTTCAAATGGTTTGAAGTCACGTTTCGGCATCTCATCTAATAGATACTCATATTCACTTAAATATCGTTTTATTATATCTATTTTTCTACTGTCTTCGGCTTTTATAATCTTTTCTGCTAAAAATTTCTTCTCTTCTTCTATAGCCTTTCTTACATGCCGTTTTTTATCTTCATCATACACATCAGTCCATAATCCGCTATGATCAAACTTAATATCTCCAGATGTTACCATTCCACATATACTTCCCATTACCCCTTTGGTAATAAGTCCATCATATATAAATTGACATCCTTTAGTGCTTGTTAATACATCTCCTTTCTTAAAATACGCTCCAGCCTCTACCCTCAATTCCAGAGTGGTGCCGCCAATAATACAACCTTCCGTGTTGGCATATATAGCACTTATCCCATATCCATCTTTTTTTACAAAAAGCAAATTATAAGGACCTGCACAGTCTTTCGACTCATATACAAATTCTATTTCAATATTATCAATTAATACCGAACCTTCTATTTCTCCGCTTTTAATTTTTCTCGCCGTATTTAAATCAAACGGAATAATAATTGCATTTTCCATATTTTTCTTGTTTTTAGTTGTTATAAAATAAGATGGGTTACTTACGCCCATCCCAGTTGCTTTGCAATACTTTCCATCTCACTATACGCAATACGATGACATCCGGCTGTCAGTATATCGTTTTCATACCGGTTTATGCTCCACTTATTGCCACCCACGTCCTCTACCAGGCCATGCCGGAACTGGCCTCCCCGGTGCAACAGTGACACCATCTGCCACATCCTTCTGGCTTCTTCTATCCCGATTTTTATTTGTTTGCTCGTTTCAATAATTCCCCCTTTTATGCGCATCCAAGCATTTACGTCAGCACAATCAATAAAATAATATGAATGCAAGAAATTAAGTTCTCCCGACTTCCATTTTTCTAATTTTTCATAAAAATCCTTACTAAATTTGTCTAATTCTTCTTCCCTTGCCCTTCGCTTTTTTCCTGTTTTGCTTCTATATTTATTCTATATTTTTCAACTCTTTCCCGATATTTCAACCAAGTTCCTTCACCACAAACTTCATCTACAATCACAATAACGGTTCCAAGGACTTCCAGTGCTTGATGATTCAATAATATCTGGAAAACACGTTTCAACTCACGGACATGTTCACGTTTAATCTTATCTGATTTCCATGATAATTCATGGTTAGTTCCAAGCCATTCGTTTGCGCTCTTTTTAAGAAGACGCCGGGGAGTCCCCATATCGAAGAACTCAATATAATCCATCAGATTTTTAAAATTCCCCCAAACATCCCGATAAGACAATTCGGTTCTGGCTTTCTTGTATTTTTCAATAGCATCTTTAATACATTCCAACATATTGGTAACAAAGAGCATGTTACCGATACAATATGATATATTACATTCAACATAGAACACCTTTGAGCCAGTTGGTATTGCTTCACGAACATAATATTGATGCTTGCTTGTAGTAGAAGAATAGTATGTATCATTAATCAAATACGCCTTTTCTCCACGCTTGTTTCGCACGATTCTTCCGACCTCAAAATGTCTTCCATAGGAGTAAATACTTTCACCTTCAAAATAGAAATTACTACCATTTGCAGATTCTTGCTTTTCGTTTGCCCACAAGTGAGCGACCATTGAATTGTTCATATAAATATCTTTTTAATTGTTTAACTTACCTTTATCATATGACATTCTTTTTTCGTATTTTTCAATACGTTCGATTATCATATCGCAGAAGACTTGCCCATCTTTTTCGGAACCTCTGAAGTAACCGATCATCTTCAGGATATTCCCGTTAAACTCATGGACAAACTTGTTGTAATAATGTTCTCCCATAACTTTCCCGTATTTTTCTATGAACAAATCCTTGTCCAACGATTCATCTTTAAAACAACGGTTGTAATCCCATATTACGACACGAAGTAACGTTTCAAAATCCAACCTTTCCATATCCTGTATTATTTAAGTTCAAACTTGATGCCTTCCGGCAACTGAGAGCGGTCTACGTTATTCACAAAATCATCAAACTCTTCCTGTGTGATTTTTCCTCCATAATCGTTCCAGTTGAAAGATAAAGTGTTCGTGTGAGGATAATATATAACATTATTAATTGGCAATCCATAATCAAACACACAGAGTATTATCTTCTTTTCTGCTTCTGCTTGTCTGATTTTTTTATCGTATCGCTCACAAATTTCAGCACGTTTTGCCGCCATCTTTGCTTTATGGGCTTCCACTCTGCGTTTCTCTATATTTTCTGAGGAATAATGCCCGGCTTTAATACGCTCTTCAATAAGAGATCGTTCCTCGTCCGTTAGTGTTAAAACAAATCTTTCTTCTTCCGGCTTATATGGATTAACCCACTTCTTTCCACACAATTTTTCAAGTTCCGCAATAAGCTCTTCTGATTCTCTTTTCCATCTATCCACAATCCCAAGATTGAAAAGCTGATACTTGAAATACAACTCATCCTCAGAGGCTTTATATAATTCTGCGCATTCTTGTTCTGATATACGCAAATACTCCATTGCTACAGACATGCCACTTCTTCTAACGTGATATATGCCATTTTCCACCGGATACATAGGAGCACCATAATGGTTACAAAGATGCAACGATATGAATTTTGCCAATTCCGGAAAATGTTTTGCAACTTCATCGTGACAGCAGCCTCCCATATACTCCTTGTATTGTCCACGTTGATTTTTCCATCTAACATCGGCTGTTACGCTCCAGTCACACATATTGCTACGACAATCATCATCTAAAGATACTGTGACTGTTATTCTGTATTCTTCTTTGTTTTCTGTAAAGAATTTTGTACTTAAATAAGTTAGTTTGTTTGCAGTTTCCATATTATTTTAGTTTAATCATTACACTTATGAAAAATAAAATCTGCACACTCTCCGGGAAGTGTTCCTGCGTCATTACAACGGTAAAACCCTTGTGTTTCCAAATCTACATCTACCGGATAACCTTCTGCTTTTTTCAAAAAAGCATCTATTTCCTGTATTTCTTCTTCAGACAGTCCTGAATAATCACCGTTTATCAGAGCGCAAGCCCAATAAATCGGAAGCCTGTATCTTATTATTTCTATCATACCACCTTCGTTTATACGCATTCTATTATATCCACATCATCAATTTGAGCAACCTGTACACCTTCGTCGTTTTCTATGATATATACATTAACTGCAAAAGGCGAACAGAAACCATTTTTTGATTCTCCTCCAGTGATGGGATTATTATCCTCATCTAACCCGCCCCATACCTCAAAATGATATTTTCCGAAATCAAAATAAGAGAACCAGACATTATTGTCTTCATGTATTTCAATCTCTTTTTTATCTATTTTGTAATTATGTTTACACCCACCATATTTAAATGATATGGTTATATATTTATCAAATTCTTTCATTTTATATCTTCATTAGTCTGCAATTTGCATCTTCAAATACCGGAATCATCCCTTGTTCTCTAAAATAAGCAGTGGCCACTTTAAAAGCATACAGCGGATTTACTTTCTGGATTTCCCGCTGTGATTTGTAGAAAGATAACGGTTGACATACATAGAAGTTTTCATTGCCAAGACTCCCAAAAAGCCAATCCATACTACCTTCATCACAATTAGTGCCACCCAGTATTATTAAATCACATCCGGTCTTTCTGGTTCCAAGAATAAATATCTTATTCTTGTTTTTCGGTTGCATAAATATCTCCTTGTCGATTTTAAACCAGTCACTCTGGCAACTCTCCACATCCCGACGAACGATTTCGTCAATTTCACGGGCATATTCTTCTTGTGTTTTCATAAGATATGTTATTAAAAATGATAACTAAATATGTTTCTTAAAAGAAACTCCAACAAAATGTTACGATAAATTCTCCCATTCCGTATTCAGCAAGTTGCTTAAACGATTCTATCCCATTGCAGTAACAAAAAACATCATCATTGTCATCATCGTTGATGTTCAATGATAGTTTCATTGTCTTTCTTTGTTCATCTCCTGTCTCTTTCCGTACAATCTGACATTCTACGTATTCAGGCTCCTTCCCTGTTCTTTCTACAAATTCATGAAACCTTAAATCAATTTCATGTTTGACTTCTTCAATGTTGGATATTATCACCTCGTTTTCACAATTCGAGCAAATAGCATGCATAAAAGATCCATCAAAATAATCTATTATTTTTCCGGTATTCGGATTTACTATGGCTTCACAAGCAACATTTGTTCCACCACATCTTGTACATATATATCCCATAATTATCTGTTTTTAAAATGTTCAACAATTTCATCTACTGTAGCCTTACGTCACGCAAAGCAGGCCCCGTCTCCCCTGAACCGGAGCTCTTCGCACTTTCCCACCTGTCTCCTGTGGCGTCCGTCACTATCAGCCATTATAACCTATTCTTCTAAATCATTCTCTATCATAACTTCCTTTATCAATTCATCTGTCTCCTCGTAACATCCCCAGCAAGAATCAACCTCTTCCCATTCTTCACAATCTTCATCCTCTCTTGATTCGTCTTTGTATCTCTTGGTAAATGCTACCTTCTTTTCAAGAACGTACCCTTTTACATCTCCCCACATCCACATACCTATGGACTTTACTTCATTATCTATAATTTTGGCACAATCTTCTTTCCAGTCTCCTTCTTTATCGCAGACTTCATTATCATATTTTTCTTTTGTAACGTATGCTATCCCTTTTATATAATCACCTTGATTATAACCCCTTGTTGACCACTCTATAGCCACCACATCTTTTCCATATTTGGATATGATATCTAACAAATCTTCGTCATCCAGATCCTCTATTAATTCTCCTCTGCAATCAAAGTCCGTCAAATCACTTGGTGAAAACTCTTGATCTATATATGGACTTGTCTTATGCTTCAACTCCCATACATTGCTACCTCTGTTGTATGTGAATGAGATCCCATTCGCTTCCCCTTTCTTTAAATATTTTACAATGTCTTTCTGTTCTATATGCTTCATTACAATAGCATCAATAACATCTCTAAGATTATGCTTGTTATCGTAGAAGAAAGTTTTCCAATTGCATTCATCATGCAATCGATGCATATCAGAGTATTCAAAAAAGAATGACCCAAACAAACCCCAATTAGTTATAGGGCATTCTGAATCACGGCAATAATACACTTTAATGCGATAATCACCTACTTCTTTTGTTGTAATAAGATCGTCTTCCATGTCTTTATATTTTAAATAGTTCTTAATTTTTCTGCTGCTGTCATAATATTAATCTGTTATTCTGTAATAATAATCAAGTTCTTCTCCCTTAAAGTTGTTCATGGCATACTCGTCAGCTTCTCGCCACAACCGGTCATACAGTGCAGCCAGTTTACGATTGCTTTCATAATGTTGCCAGATTTTATGATTCAATACAAGCGTTAATTCCGTGAAAAACTTATAATCATCTTTCCATTCACTGAATGCACGTTTGTAGGTATCCTTGACACCTGCTATACTATACTTGTCGGCTATGCTGAAATCTTCCCAAAAGGTAGTCATTGGGTCATAGCCTACTTCTTTCATAAATTCTTTAAATGTCATAAGCTATTATTTTAGGTATATAATTACCTCATTAAATTTTTGAATTGTCATATAATTCCCCTGAATATGGACTGTATATTGTTCCGGCTTCCACCGCTCCAGGTTCTACCGCCATCAGTCCTACACCTACTTCATAATACAGTTCAAGATCTATTGGCTTCATCGCCATCCTCTCAGCTTCTTTTTTGCTAAGACCTGAAAGCATTAAACATTTCACCCTATTTGCGTACGCAATAGGATACTCTTCTGGAGTTAATCTTATTAAAATTACTTCTGCTTCTTCTGCGCTGTTAAGTTTTAATTCGTTTCCCATTTTATACATTGTTTTCGTTGTTCACTATCTGATTAATGTATAATCCATGCCACGAACAGCCAGTCTGGCCTCATGGCATGGCAGGCTCCGCCTTACTCTGGCTGCCCCGTCCACTCCCTGTACCCTACATTAAAACCAATAGGATCATACCTTTTGATCATAGTGCCATAATTCTCTCTACCGCAATATCTGTTCCTTCCTCCAATAATCCATGCTTCATCGTCTCTATCTGGAGATATGGAGTTAAGATATTTTTCATAATCCTTTCTACTCTTTCCCATCTTTGTCTTGATTTAAGCAATAGTTAATAAAATAAGCAACCTGTTCATTTTCCCCTGGATTATTATAATCATAAAAAGTCATATCAGTATAATCCAGCATGACTACACGAAAATCGTTTTTTTGACATACACTTCCGTTAAATACATAGGATTTTCATCAATTTCTATTATCACCGGAAACTGATCATCAAAGTCAAATACATCATTAGTTTCTTTAAATTCTTTAAACCCTTTAAATTTTAGCCTTATAATTCCATTGTTTTCTGCTAATGCTTCTCTGATGTACTCTAATCTTTTTGCATTCAGACTGGCCTCTGCTTCTTCTATTTCTTTATACAACTTATTTAAATCCATATTCCACTATATTTATGTTATCGAATTTTTCTTTTATAATATCCAAGGCGCGGCACTCGTTTGTTATCATGGCATACTTACCTGGCTTCATTCTCCACAAATTAAAATACCTTGTCACATTCATAGTGGCATTAAATAATGATATTTCATATTTTGTGTTTCCATTTTTATCACGTCCTATGTTTTTAACATAACATATGTCTGGCTCGTATTTGAAATAATTTAAAAGCCTATACCATCCCTTCCCGTTACATGTTTCACGATTCCATATTCCAGTAAGCTTCCTATATCCCCTTACCGGTATTTTCTCTATTTTTTTTGGTACGATCTTGACATACTCTCCTTCTCCGATTGGTATAGTCATATTACCTGTCTCTTCCGTGCAAAAGTATTCTATTTCAGATGCCATGTCTTTATATACATAGAACCGGTATAGGTTCCCGTCAGGGTCTACCCGATCCATGTAATATAATATCACTTTGTCTACTTTTATCGTTTTCATTCCTTTATTCTACTTATCTTTAAATTGTTATTCTTACAGTATTCCTTCAGCCAACTATCCGTTAGATAACGATTGACTCTATCATATTTCTTTTTCGAACCCTTGCTCCAGAATTTCCATTCGTTTGTGATATTGTACCCATATTTATCAAACCAATGGATATAATACACTACGTTACCGTACAAATCCACTCTTTTTCTTTCCTGTATGACTACCTCGTAAGGTATCTTCTTGTCTCTTTTCTCCATCTTTGTCCTCCTTTCTTGAATAAAAAAACGGCACCTATCTTCGCAGACCAGTGCCGGCAACTAACTCGCATGGAAAACTACTTAACCTCAACTAATTCTACAGAGCTGTAGAATTTAGTGAAGCTACCAACAAATTCTCTTATATCTTTATATTCTTCTGGTCGTTTTCTGTTACCGTCTTTTATATAATTTACCCACAGTCTATCTTCTATGCTCTTAATCGCATTTTCTATAGTAAATTCGTCGCTGACACACATTAAACACGAAGACCCTGTTTTCTTATGTGGTTTATATACCCTTGAAAAAGACCACATTTTTATCCTGTCGTATATATATCCGTTGTTTGGATAAACGAATCCTATCCGGCTGTCACCTTCTTTGGCATAAAATACACCTGGCTCCTTCCCGCCCTTTCTATATACTACGAATCCTTTTTCTTTTAGGATCTTAACCACTTTATTTAATTTATTTTCTACGTTCATTTTCATGCAAAAATTTAAAAACGACCTTCATTACATTTCCAAAGTTCTCCACCTTAACCCACTCGTGAGCTACTGCTCTAAGTACGGATGTTTCGTATGTCGGAATATCGTCTTCTTCAACCACCTTACAAGAAGCCAGAACTCCTTCAGTCGGCTTTAGTCCGAGGTCATGCAGCTCGCAGAGACCGCCCGGCTGGCGGAATGCGCACCACCCGTCTTTCTCTGTTGGCTGGATCATCGCTATTGGTTTTTCTTTCACTGCAAGATACCCTACCATCCACATTGTTTCTTTTAACCTGTCAGTGTATCCGGCATCTATGATAGCCTCTATGTCTTTTGGCGTACCAATACAAGGAACTTTACACATGTTTTTACATTTATCACATGTACAAGGTTGCTCCCATCTGTTATGATCTATGCCTACCAACTTCTTTATCCGTTCTACTTCTTCTTTCATATTATACTATCTCTGTTAGTTTTTCATAATACAACTTCATTTCCGGTGAAGCATATTCCATGAATGCTTCGAATAAGTAGGGTACCTCTATTATCATATTCACATTACAACCTTCTGCCTGTGAAAGAGATTCAAGATCATTGCTGTATGAACACGTTACATGAGCTCCTACATTAAACACATGTAAATCTAATCTTACATATTCCATACATAAATCTAACGCTTTAAACAAGTTTTCTACCTCAATCTCCTGAAATAGGTCTATAAACATCCTTAAATCCATTATTTTACTACCCTTTCTATGTGTTTAATTAATACTACTGCCATCCCCTTACCTGTTTTTATCGCACATTCCGATCCTTTTATCCATTCTACACACCCTACATACTTTTCTGTAGAATGAAATCCGGGATTGTATTTTCCAGATGTACTGAACTCTACCGTATCCCCTACCTTCAGATCATCAAAAGCAATAGACCATGTGGTCCAAATTCTATCATGTCTCCCAGGCTGAATGGCTCCGATTACGCCTTTTTTACGACCGTTTTTTATCGCTCTTAGTATTATCTTTCTATCACCTTCGATAAGGCTGCAAAAGCGCCCGTAAAAGGTTAAATCAACCTGTTTTTCTCCTATTTCTTCTCTTATTTTTGTTATTCTGTTCATTTTCTGATTTTGTTTTATTTTTTTCTTTGTTTTTTCTATCTTCTATAGAAGATGATAATAACATTATCTTTTCTATGTTACTTTTTGACTGTAAAAAAGAATCGCATTTCATTACTACTACCACCTTCTTAAGTTCCCCATTATCGTATATCGATACACGCATCATGTTTTGCGCCTCGTCCACTATCAGACCTGGAGTAGTCTTAGCCATTTTACGTAGCTTGTTATACTCCGGTCTTTCCATTTCCTCTGTTTATTACTCTATAGTATTTATCCTTATCCCCTTCTTTTAACTTCTCCAGATAGAAAATTCCATCATGTAAATGAGACAAACAAAATCTGTATCCGTATTTCTGTACTCTTCTTACATGATCCCGCAGTCTTATCTCTTCACTTTTGTCTTGTACTTTGATCTTAATACTGTCTCCTTCTTTGATTGTGTATAAAATAGTTTGAATCTCTTCTTTTTTCATCTTATAAAATATTTTAACGGCAGCACCTATACTCACGCACCACTACTGCCTTATGTTTAACAATTAAATACTTAACTCTTCAATGGTCAAGCCTTTTTCTTTTGCCCACTTTAGCATCGCGCATAATTCTGTTTCTGACTTATATTTCGGATCACGCCACGCCCATCCGAATTTATCCAGGACATGATGATATAATTCGTCGGCCTTTGCCGTGTAAATGTCTTTGAATAAATGCTCCGAACCTTCCGGTATAAGCATCTCTGTTGTTGCAAAATCGGAATACGACAAACATCCGTAAGCATATTCTGTTATTTCACTCCATGCTTCTCCGGCTTTAAATCCAAATTCTTTTACAAAAGCCAAAGTTAGATACATATTTAACAATATTGTTACATCATATCCCGAATCTGACTTTCTTTCTATTATTTCCTTTTCAAATTCCTCTAAATCTTCAGGTCCTAAAAAGATGTATCCTGATACCGACCGGTAATTAGCCTCCGCATACTTCTTGCATTTATCATCATTAACAATCTTACCAATGTTAGATAACATCTTTTGCCTCCATTCATCACAAAACTCTACCCTTACATCCATCCAATCAGTACCATAATTGCGATCTTTTGGATGTCCGACCGATATTACCTTTATGTTATTCACACCATATTCATAAAGGCGTTCGCCCACCTTATTCGCCCATTCCTGTACAAAAGGAATAAACTTATTGCAATAAGAATCAAAATCAAAATCTAATTCCTCCTCATATTCCGGCATCTCTTCATAATCTTGTTCAAAGAAATAGCGAGGATCTGCTATTGTTTCATAGAAACTTACGTTAATGAAACAAAACTCATTGGTTGTCGTTTTTAATATCATAGCTTTTTGTATTTACGTACATTTTTCTTGCCATAGAATCTACACATGGCACGAATCTGACTATAAAATACTTTTGTCCTCCTGGCCTCAAAGTATTTAAACATTTCTTCATTCTTTGTTTCCCACACGTAATCCGTTTGAGAACTCATGTGATTTTTGTCCTTGCGTGAATAATGGTAATATGATACCACAACACGTTTCGCACCATTCTTTACAGGTACGATATTCACATCTATGTTATTATCTGTCATATTATTATCGTTTTATATATTATACAAATACAAAGAGCGCATACCTTCACAGGCCGGCGCTCTTTTCAATAAAAATGAAAAAACTAACATTACATAAACATATTGTTTTCTGCTCTTTATTACAATACTTTTGTCCCACAATTGTTATATCGTCCGTACTCTTTTTTCGTATCATTCAAGATTTCAAACACCATCTTCTTATGATCTTTGTTTGGTAACTTGTCTTTAACAGCCGATATTACGCCCGCTATAGACGTAAAGCCTGAATCTGTTATTGAACACAGCAACACGCCTCTGTCGGCTCCGGTGCTTATTGCTGACGCCTTTATAATATCATTCTTATATATTCTCATAACTTTTTTGTTTTATTGTTTGTGAGATGCCCAGAATCGAACCAGGACCGGCACATACATACCGGCACGCCGCGTCATCCCCTCTATGATGCAGAAATAGGCATGCCTATCCTCACGAACCGACATGCCAAAACCCAAAACTTAATTTGATGAATAAAATAGATTAACAAAAATACTATTCTAATTCTTTTATAATATCTTTCACAATATTCAGCCTTACCTCCTTCGTTTCTGGACTAAGACAACCAAACCACCCATAAAACGTTCTTGTTTCCTCTGGTTCTGTGGCCATACTTATCTTCTCCTCCAATTCCGGGAAATATATTCTCACCATTTCGTCTGAACGAAACTCATAGATATTTTTATGTGTTTTGAAATACATAAACACTACATTTCTTAACGCAACACATATGTATTCCCCATCCTCTAACCTATCAATCATCTCATATACCTTTTTCCATATGAATAATCGCTCTTCTTTTGTAAACATATCTTTCTTTATTTTTGTGGTATTATTTGACTGTACGCAGACTTTTCCATGTACACAATACTATGCTCCTGTCCAAGTATTTTCTTTGCTGCTTCTTTCTTTATCGCGCAATATCTCCCTGTACGATACGGATTCTTTTGATCTGATCCATCCTCAACTTCGATAATAAAACAACCTCCGTCATCTATTATCTTTTTTGCAATTGTCACATATTTCTCCCGTGCATATATGATGCGGCGCCTGCCCTTTGATGTTATTCCCTAATAAAGCAATCCCCATCTCTTCACCGCATACTATGCATAGTTCTATGGATGGATTCAACCCATGCTCTGGATGCAATACAATACCGTCTTTCATTTTCTATCCTCCTTTATTAATTCTATTATAAACTTTTTATCTTGTTCCCACAATGGCAGCCCTTCTTTTACTGTGTATGCCACTGTTTCCCTCTCTCCTATTAATCGCACGGCAATCTCTCTTGCTTTCAAGTCATCCTCCTCATGCGATTTGTTTATTAAATCATAGGCACATGATTCCACCTTTTGCCTTTCGATTATTATCGAACCCATTAACTCGCTTATATGCGATCCTAAAAACGATAAGACATTAATAGCTTTCCCAATATCATTTGAAATAGCACTTGCTAAATACATCTTATCCATATACTCCGGCAAAGCCTCGTATGCCGTTTCTATGTTTTTATACTGATTTTCGTTTACCTCCCTTTTAATCAGTTCTTCAAATTCTTCTTTTAACATGTTCTTCCCTATTTTAATGTTGTGTGAGATCGCCGGAATCGAACCGACTTGCTGCACCATGAATCCCATAAAGCAAATGCTCCGATCTTCGCAGATGGGAGCATTCTGTCTAAAGCATAAGAAAATTAATGAAGAAATTTTTCTCACTTACGCCATAGCATCTAAAATAGCTATCAGCACTATTTCTATGACAAACATAATAGAAAATATCTTAAATGCCTTTTTCATATCGCTATCTCCTCCTTTTTATTTTTTTTAGTTCCACAATAAACTGTTCCGGCTCTGCTCCGACCTACGTTCCACCTACAACCGCAGGCCTTAGCCCAAGGCGCCGCCTACTCCCCCTCTATGGCAGCCTGTTCGTACCTACAAATCCAATCTCCATCTATACAACTATCACTACGCGATAATAAACATTTATCCTTATAACAATCATAAAAAATACACCTATCACAACTGTAATCCTTAACGTCTACACAGCTAACTACCTTAGCATATACTATTCCATCACTGCCTTCTATTCCTTTTACCCCGAAAATAGAACCTTCTACCTCCTTACTCAAATCTAAGTCAGGCGCAAAGTCATATACGTTCATACCATCCATATTTTAATTGTTAAACATCCCGCTTAAAAAAAAAATACTCACATAATGCAGTCCTCAACCCTTAATCTGTTGGAAGGAACCTATATAATGCTGTTTTAAACCCTTATCATATTGAATTTTGTGGAAATGATCTACAGAACACTGTTTTAAAACGCTTATCTATTGAATTTTGTTGGTAGGGAGTTGAATTTTGTTGGTAGGGAGTTGAATTTTGTTGGTAGGGAGTTGAATTTTGTTGGTAGGGAGTTGAATTTTGTTGGTAGGGAGTTGAATTTTGTTGGTAGGGAGTTGAATTTTGTTGGTAGGGAGTGCCCTCCCTCTCCCCCTCTCCAACTCCCGCTAATCCTCCGGCTTTCCGCATAGAACCCACGCCCTACCGCCTCACTACCGGCATACGGAGAGCGCTACAAGCTTATACTCTGGCATGAAGTATGGGGTATTTAGAGATAATATCATTCCATAGAGAGAATAGAGAGCCTTCAGCCCACGCCCTACCGCCTGCTCCTCCTATCAAGATAGATATTCAGACCTATAATCAAAGCCAAAAACGAAAAGCAAAAAACCATCACAATATTATACTGATCTGGTCCGTACTCTAACATAGACCTTACTCCAACCGATAAAAAATACAGGTCAGCTACTAATAAAAACCACCACATAAAATAAAAAATTTACAATAAGTGTGTCCGAAAATACGGGTATCATAAAACCTAACTAATTGATAATCAAGCATACCTTATTTTTAAGAAAAGTACAATAAGCCTAATTTTCAATCCATAGAGATGAAAAAGGCGGCATCCGACACCCTATTTTGGGTCAGAAAACCGCCTCAAGTTTCGTTTTAGACCAATTTTAACGACATGATATAGACAAAATACCGGAATTATATCCGAACGCTCCTATTTTAGTTTCGTTTTAGACCAATATGGCTCACATCCGACGTTCACTCTCAGAATATCCTACCCATGAATATAAAGAGTAAGATACAAAAATAGGGCTGCTCCGATATTCGAAACAACCCTATTCCTATTTAAATGCTGTTTATGTTTTCTTTCACGTATGTTCGTGATGTATGAACTTTACGCTTGCATTTATCCTTTCCTGTATCGGCATGATACGCTTCTTTGAGATCACGATACAACATAAATTCACGATATACTCTTTTCCGCTTTTCTTTGGCTTCTTTCCTGGACAGACCGCGAACGTCTACCATGTGAGATTTAAATTTCCTTTCCATTTTCTTTATGCTTTAATTATAATTAACCCCAGCGGTTAAGTGCTTCAATATAGAAACCTTCCGCCTCTTTGTACTCACTTTCGCTTAGTGCTTTCACCGTCTCGATATAGTTACGCAATGTTATTTTTACGCAACTGTTTTTAGATTTATTGAACGCTTCAGTTAAAGCGTTGATCATTGCTTTCTTTCCCATGTTATTATATTGTTTATAATTTAGAGGTTGCTCCAGAATCGAACCGGACACGCATTCCTATCTTATATAGATTTTATGCTACAACCAACAGCCCGTAATTAGTACGTAGTTCTTGTGTACAGGCCCGTACTATGTTGTTATTATATTTTCCGTCTGCTACACAACTTAGCCACAAATAAAGGCGATTGTGTCCTTGCGTTTTGATACAACATGTTCCTACATGTTAGGCTACATGTTTATACCCTGTAATTTAATCTACAGCCTTGTCCTATTTTACGTGCAGGCAAGTAAGGCACGTTTCGGTCTGGAGATAAACCGCGTACAACGGTATGTTTTCCAAACTGTACTAACATACCTAACATAACTACATTTATCCAATGTAGTACATGCAGTAATACCAGCCCTTTAATTGCCAACGGCAAGGGCAAAGGTATATCTATCTCCAATATGTAAAATAACTCTCTGTTTTGTCAGCTTCAGCCTAAAGCATACGCGGGACGTGCACCCACTGACAACGGCGTACAAGCGCGTTTAACGGTACGCGCCTAACCTTTTTTACTGCTGGTTGCTTTCATGCGTTAAATACTCACTCACACACTTTGCAATGGTACGGATTGAATAAGATTTAATCTTAACGGCTACATAGGTAGCTTTATACTCATCCGTTTCTTTAACAAGCCACTTTGCGCTTTTTTTAGTCTCCAACGTTTCAGCGGTTGAAAAACCGAAAGATTTATACTCCCCGCCATAAATCACATTTTCCGCGCACCAGTCGGCCGTTTTTGCCTCGATTCCTTTCTCCTTGTCTACCTTGTTATCCTTATATACTTTAGAGTATAGAGAAAATTTAACAAAGGTATCACCCACTTTAGGCAACATTTGGCTACACACGGCAACCAGCCGTTTTTTGTCCTTTGCGAGTGCTGCAACCTTTACAGCATATTCGGCTGGTATTTCCAACGTCTTACAAATTGCTTTCAGGTCAGCACCATTTGCAAATAAAGCATTATACAACTTTACAGCACCCACCAGGTTAGAGGCATTCTCTTTAATAACAGCGTTCTGTAGCTTGTTAACATTTTTCTTTGTAATCATATCAATATGTATTTATTTGTTAAACAATATCACCTCAATATATCACCCCTTTACAACGCAAAGAGACAAAAGGTATCACCATACAATACACCCAACGGGAATATATATATATAGCTTCATTATGTAACACCAATATTCTCGCTCGAATACGGTGCAAATATACAACCTTTTTCAGTATTACATATATATATGCTATCTTTTTTTTGTTAACTTGTATTAATTTCGATTCTATTATCTGATTATCAGCAAGTTGCAAAACACACAAGAGCAGTACTATACGCGTACATTAATATGTAGGATATATGTTTATTTAAGTGGCTTATAATCAATATGTTATAATAATACATTGATTATCAATAATTTAAATAAACTGTTGATAATCAGCGAGTTTATATGTTTGAGGTGAAAACGCGTTTCCGGTTTTCCAGCGAAGGGAGTGTGGGGGAGAAAACGCGTTTCGGGGGCGGGAGGTTCGTGATAGGTACCCCCTCTCTCTCATCACATAAATATTTTTTCTCATATCTCTCATCACATAAACCTCTTTCTCATATCTCTCCTATCACATAAACATTTCACCATTCCTCTCCCTCATCACATAAAAATATGGGGAACCTATCCAAAGTTCCCCATACTTATTTTACGACCAGTAATTATTTACTTTCCCATATTAGTTTATCTTCGGCTATTCCGATCTTTACTTCCTCGCACTTTCTTCCTATCCATCCATTGAGATACGAGAATGGTTCTGAGTTTTTTACTTCTTCTCCTAAGAAATTAAAAGCTTCAGTAGAAACATGGGATGCTTCATGGCAAACTGTTTCAAAATCAATTATTTTCTTATTAATAAACCATATCAAAAATCCCGTATTAGGATTTAATTTACACCCTCCGTATGGAACGGATACAGTTACAGCCTTGCTATTATATACGTAACTAAAATCGTTATTGAAACATTCTACCATGCCAGATACGTCTTTTCCTACGTATATCCACAGATTAAAAGGATAGACTTCCGGATAGAACTGATATAATTCACACTTCATTTCGATAAAAGTTTTTTACTTTCAAGGAAGTCCTTAAACTGGTCACTTGATACGTCTATAACGAATCCAGCAGCACCAGCATGTCCTCCACCACCAAATCTCTTACTTACCTCACAGCAATCTACGCCGTCTTCCACGCATTCATAAAGAGAGAACCGGACTTTACCACCTGGCATAATACAAAATGGCATCAGGGCTTTAATTTTTCTACCATCTAACCAGTCAGGTGTAAGAGAATCAAATACTTTGGAACTAAATTCTGTAGTATTCATCGCCACGACCTTAACCTCGTCTACGTAAGCTTCGAACGAGCACGCACTTACCTCTTGTTCGTTTTTGCCGGCCATGTAGTTAATTATAGCACGTCCTTCTTTAGCGAGATCATAAAAAATAAGATCAATTTCATTATCCTTCATATTTTCTTTAAAATGGTCATACAAATACGACAATGCTATTAATACATTCAATCTCATTTTTGATCTCAAGGCATACTGGACAGCTACTACCGTATCCCAGCCTAATTCAGATTCTTTATTCCACACATCGTAGTCTGACAGGCACCGGACGATCGCCGGCACCTTCCCCATCAGCAGGTCCGAAGCCAGAGCGCACGCACCGACACCGACTCTCCTCAGCCCTGGAACTACGAACCCCCATGTCTTACTATCTTCGATAATTCCCTTATGGTGATCTATCCACATCAGGCTCTTTCCTTCATCAAGCCACTCTTTGAAAATCGTTTTAGAATCGGATCCGAAAGACACGTCAAGAACATAAACAACATCTAAATCACGCACTTTGTCAACAACTTTCTTAACATCATCTTCATACGAATACGGGATATAAATAACATCCTTGTTTTTACTGTTTTCGTACATGGTTGCGATGGCTGCCGACACAACGCCATCTAAATCCGATTTATGATAAACTATCGCCGTTTTATTCACCTTCATAATATTGCACATAACTACCTAAAATTATTTACCAACAAACTGAATAACGTCCATATAGTCAATGCCGGCATTCTCAGCACATACCTTATCCGAATCAGAGAACTGCCCTGGCAGACCACTAGCGTCCCCGACCATCAATGAACATCCCTTAAGTTGACTGAAGTCCATACCTGGCATTATCGTATCTTTACATTTCATAAGAATATCATCAATCATGCCCGTGTTAGGCTTCCTCATCGGATCTTGTTTGTCATTGGAATAACACAACCTTTTTTCATATAGGACGCCTCTTATGCCTCTCTTTACCGCCAGATCATGTACGGACCTCAGTACGTATTCTATCTTAGCTTCAATATCAGCTCCAGAAACAAACCCAGCTTCTACTCCTCCTTGATTGCTTACGATAGCAAATACCTTAACACCGTTCTCCTGCATGAGGTCAAGAGCCTTATTCACCACATCCATCTTAATCCTCATATCTGTCAAGTCTGTAGCGAACGTATTCCCAGAAGCGGTTTCTATAAGCGTCCCGTCAAAATCGAATAGCAGTATTCTTTTGTTTTTAATATCCAAATCGTTCATCATTTTTCACTCCTACTCTTTTTTATTACCCTAAGCTGAAGACGGAATAGATTACTGTCTTCTTTTATAATATCATACACAGCATAAGAATTTTCTCCTATATCCCATCCAAGATAATCGAGCAGGTCTTTTAAGTAAACTCTCTTGTATTTTACACCAAGGTTATTTACCTTAAACGATCTCTCGTCTTCAACATCAGAAGCAGCCAGATAAAAGACCGTATTTTCAACTCCTTCAAATATCTTCCCTTCTTCTAAGCCGATAACAACCGCATCCGTTACCCCCATCCAATTCAAATTATCGACAGAGATAGTCATTATCTTACTTTTGCTGATTGACAACTTCCGGATCTTGCTTTCTTTAGTTTTAGATCCTAAAAAATCCGTACTGTTAAAAAAATCTACTTTCATGGTTATAATGTTTTATATTGATGTTGCAAATATACATAATAAATAATCAACAAAGAAATAAATAGGATTAAAACATGATAAAAAAACCCATAGCACTACGTATTTAATAAAAATAAATCAATGACGTAAGAGAATAAAAATAATCATATATTTGTCGGTATCTTAATCAATTAAAAATAAATGTCATGGCAGAAACGAAAATAGGTTTTGTAACCTTCAATCCGGGATCAGGTGATGGTGATCAGGCGGTTACCGTATCAGGTGAAAAATACGAAGGTCGTGTACAACGCACGCAACAAGTAAAATTTGGTGCCGAATCAGGGGGTGTTAAGAAAAGTGCTACCATCAACCAATCTCCGGTAGCTGAGTTCGTAAAAATAGATCCTACTGCATCTGTAGGGAAAGAAGGTGGTACTGTAACAATCAACGGTACAAGTAACTCAACTAAATTAACGTTCTCCTTAACTCCGGACGAAACTCATCCTCTGACGTTGGAAATACCTACCTCCTATCAGGCGGCAGGTAAGGCTACCAACAACGGCGCTGTTATCGCCGACGACCCTGGTGCAACAGGAGCCTTTGCTTTCAGTATCGTATTCTCCGATATTGCTGCGAACACTGATGTAAACGATCTGGTAAATACTCTTAAGGTGACGGCCGCCGGAGGTCAGACGGCTAATACGGTTATTACCCAGACAGCAGGTGATCCGTTCTTGGAAATAGACAAGGAGGTAATTAACTTGGATGCAAACGGTACTCCTCAGACTATCAACGTTAATGCAAACATCAGGTGGACTATCACTCAAGCTGTTTCTAAGTTGGTAAGGAAAGTAATGAAATAACAATTACTTACAGAAAAAGAAAGGGAGCGTCTATTTGGCGTCCCTTTTTTCTATGCATTGTATGTAGTATTTATCTTTTTGCCTACTGACAAAAATCTTTTTAAAAATCATCTGTTTTATGATATGGACTCTTTTCCCGTCATCTAATTCCCTCCATATTTCATTAAAGATCAAATCTATTAATTCCATGACCTTCTTATCAGAGACAAGATTCTTTCTACCGGGGCTGACCCATCCATCATCAGTCATCTTACTGGCTATTTTATTAGCTATCCTGCTTAATTCACGTGGGGTGCTCATTTTAATACGTTTTTAAATATTCTACCTTTTTCACACTGAAGTATGCAGTCTCTCATGGGATGATCTTGTTCATGATCGTCACACATCGGAAATTCTTTTCCATAGGGAAAAGCGATGTGCGGGCACTGCGCCCTGAACGCATCCCAGGCCGACTTCCTTACAGCCTCAGCTCCGGCACGCACGCCCTTCTCTCTTTCCTTGGCTGGGTCAGCATACACGTTTGAAATAGCTCTTTTCTTCCAAGTAAGCATATTGTAGTAAAACTTATCCACCAGTTTCCTGCCCACTACATCAAACTTCTGTCTATGAATTAAAGGTGCGACCTTAACGACGTTCTTCCTATTTTTACTGACATCGACATAAATCAGCCCGGCATAAGACGGAACTTCACTTACGTCAATCATATTAGGCGGACAGGCGTAGTAGAAATAGTTTGGAGGATAGCTTATGACACCACCTACCTTAATAATGCCGTCTTTAAGAACCTTATGTTTTTTATCCTTTTTGAAGTCGTTAAAGAAATCTTGTTTAGACATCTTGACCTCTACTTCATAAGCGTACAATGATCTTGTTATGGCCAGGAAGTCAGATTCCCAATCATATATATGAAGATTGTTAATAACATACATCGGATTACTTAACAGATCCCTATTAAGGATCTTAAGCATTTGTTGCTCTGGGTAGTTCATTGTCTTACTTTTTTTAGAGGCTTGTGGCGGAATCGAACCGCCATACGAGGTTTTGCGGACCCCTGACTAAACCACTCATCCAACAAGCCATGTAGCCCATGCCTGAATCGAACAGGCAACTTTTGATTAGGACTCAAAGGTTTTATCCGTTAAACTAATGGGCCGTTTAATGTTTGCTATGTTCACACACCGCAAACATTCATATAATTAACATTTCCACAAAAACTTAATCGTTATCCAAGGAGGATTCGAACCTCCGCTAACAGAACCAAAATCTGTTGTGCTACCACTACACCATTGGACAGTGGTCCCGGAGGGATTTGAACCCACGATCTCGATGTTATGAGCATCTTGCTTTCACCACTAAGCCACAGGACCTTAAAAATATGCAGGAGCCTTCACAGACGCCTGCATATAACAGCTAAATATTAACCAATAATTATCCTAAAAACTCTCTCAACGCAAAGTTAAGTACTAACCTAAAATATGGCAAACATTAAAATATAAAAAGGATTAAAATACCTACTTCTTTTTTTTCTTCTTTTTAGTGTCTTTTACTCGTTCAGATACGTTTTCAGGCTCCACAATATCACTGGCTTCTTCCTGAACAATGTCCGTCTCATGAATAACATCAGACTTCTCCGGCTCAGCCACATCTTTATCTGACTCCCCATCTTTATCCAATTCCGGCTCGGCGACATCATTTTTGTCTTTACCGATTATACCTATTTGGTAGCCTATTAATTCTACTTGCATTAATTTCAGCTTCGATTCTAACTCTTGTATTGTTTTGGACCCAACCGAAACCTCGTTTTCCAAATCTCCGATTCTGATCCTGGCTTCAATCAATGCATTTGATTTCTTTTTTAATTCAGATGAGATACTGTTTTTCTTTTCTTCCAAGTTTCTGATTTTGTAATTAGCCTCATCAAGATCAGACCTGGCTTTGTCAAGATCAGCCTTGGCCGCATCAAGTTCTTCCGTTTTCTTCTTGACGCTTTTTATCAGCTTTTTCTGATTTTCCTTCAAGGCATCAATCTTTTCCTTAGACTCAGAAAGATCTTTGCCAATAGATAAAATCTCTTTATCCTTTGAAGCGATATCTGACTTAAGTTCTGAAAGCCTTTCCTTGTAAAAATCAGCCTTATCCTGCATTTCCTCAATTTCTTTTGCAAGATTTTCGGATTTAATAGCTTTCTCCCTGTACATTGACAGCTTGCTGTCTGTGATGAATGTAAAACCTAACATGCTCATTTTCAAAATATTTAAACATTACTTAACTCCGGAACTACCAAGACCTTTTTCTCCACGTTCATTTCCGTCTTCTACCTCAATATCTGTCACCTCTTCCAATACCATTTTGTATTGTGGAACGATTTCCATCTGAGCTATTCTATCGTTTTTATGGATTACGGTCGGTTTTTTATTGACTTTAGTAAGATTGACCATATACTCTCCTTTGTAGGTAAATTCGCATTTACCGGGCGCGTTAGTAACTACCACTCCCTCGTCAAAAGAGAATCCTGATCTTCCTTCTACATTCACGCACCATCCTTCTGGGATATTCAATTTGAACCCTGTTCCTATTCTAACAGAATAACCTTGATATAAGGTGATTGATTCAAAATCTGAAGGAACATCTATTTCCACTCCCATGTCATTCACCATCTTCACCACTCTATATGCACGAATATCACAACATGCATCGCCATCATGTTTATATTCAGGTACCACGACATCGGGGTACAGTTTCTTAATACCTACCTGCACAGTCTTCTGATAACCTGGAGTCAAATACGATTCAGGTATTTTATTAACAACCTTATCTTCTTTTTTATGTTTGTTGTTCTTTTCAGAAACAGTACCCTTCTTGCTATCTTCTTTTTCAGAAAGAAGTCTTTCAATATCTTCTAACTTGTCCATGATCATATTTTTATAGTACAATAAACAATACCTTCTTTTTTTATATCCTTCGTTGATTCATAGCACTCACGAAAAGTACTTATGTCTGCATCATTAGGATCATCGACCCACTCATCTCCTTGCTTATATTTTTCTCTGGTTTCTGAGTAGATCATACATAATTTATCCCCATGCTTCGCCATAATCCTTTCTTCTGTCACTTTCCTACGAAGTTTAATAAGGGGAAATCTTGTAACTATTTCTACTATCATTCTACACAATCTTTAAAAGCCCAAGAGATGTTATTCTCCTGGGCTGATGTTTATATTAAAATGGAAGGTCTTCTTCTTCCATAGGAGGGAAGTTCGGCATCTGTGCTTGCGGCTGTGGCTGCGTCTGATGCTGAGGCTTGGTGCTCCTTGTAGTAGGTGCCGGGGCAGGTGCAGCAGGCTGAGCCGGTGCCTGATACTGTGCTGGCTGTTGAGCAGGATGTTGGTAATTCTGATACGGAATAGCACTCGGAACAGACTGAGGTTGTTGAACCTGTTGAGGCTCGGCCGGCTGCTGGGTATAAGTCTGAGGGGCTGTAGGCTCTTGCTGAGTATTTCCTCCTAAACCTAATTTAGCCATTATACCTGCTCTGATATCTTTAATAGAAGCATTGAACCTGTTTGAATATTCAGTAATCTTCTGATAAGTAAAGTTGTTTTGAGCTGAATAATCGAGGCTTTTCTTGCCATCAAATCCCGTAACTTCAACAGGGTCAGGCCAGCCATTTACGCCTTTTTTATAAAAACGTTCAACAAGCTGATCTTCTTCTCCGTCTACTCCGGCATATGCGATAATAAGTTCCGAAGATCCAAACTCGTCATCTTTCTTCTTCTTAAAGACATTGAAATAAATTTCACGACTGAAATCGATGTTTTCGTAGTATTTTACGAAGCTCTTAACAAAGCCCTTGATATTTCCTTTTTGATTGACGAGAGGTATGGAAATACAATAGTTTTCATTAAGCTCGTAATCTTTTAATACGATAAGGAAATTAGTAACAGTATTTCCATTAGAGAAAGTACTTGACTTTAACCCGATGTAGTTGATGTACCCAACTACTCCATTATAATACTCTTTCCAATATCCTGCCGGCTGACCGCTATTAGGATTTATGTGCTGAACAAAACCTTCTTTTGGTTCGTTACTTTTTTCATACAAGTTACCATCTGAATTAATATACAAATAATAAGTTGTACCAAAACTTCTGTTTTCTCTAAAAGCCATATTATTAATTGTTTATAGATTATACAATGTTTGATTTAAGACGTATGTTGATTCGTATTTAGGATTGAACATCTTTATCATCTTATACTGATCAGACCAATCCATGACAGTATCTCCTTTTATAAGTGATTTTACGGAAGACAGTATATTTTCCTTACCGATAGAAAAATTAAAACACGGACCTTCGAGCGCATTCAAAGGCATTGATTCCATTATCTTTTTTCTATTTCCAAAATCCTCAGACATTACCGTTATGCCGTTTTCTTCATCTACCTTGACATTAACAACATTATCCACCAAAGTCATGGAATTAAGAACCGATATAAGTAAATCCCGGTCAAACTTAACTCTCGACGATTTTTCGAATTTGCTACATACGTATTCGTAGTTAGGATACTGTTGTTCTACGTTCATATCCGATATAATTACATTATCAAAGCATAAGAACGTCCTAACTCCATCTGTAGAAATACTGATCTCTGTATCTTTATCAGATAGAAAGCGGTACAAGATAGAAGCCGCAACCTCGCTTAGCATAATCGACCTTTCTTCTGATGCATTAGCATACTCTTTCCTGTTTATAAACAGACGGAACATATCAGTAGAAACAATGTCAATATAGTCCTTCTTCACATTAAGAAGAATCGAGCATATAGCTGGTCTAAATTCATCCGATCCAACAAACGCAAAAGATCTTTTCATAGACTGAATGAAAGACGAACTCATAACACGAATACCGTCACCTACAGGATAAAAGAAATCAGGGAAAGCCTTATCCTCAATCCAAGTAGAAGAAAAAGATCCTCTATCGTATTTAAAAACGATACTGTAATCATTTTTAATCTCTATCTCTATATCCTGGTTATGATTTTTAAAAAATGAAATAAGAGTCCCGGCATCTACTAAAAGAGAAAACTTCTGGTCACAAGAAATATCAGTATTCACATCGAAAATATCATCCGTATATGTTATACGTTCGTTCATGGCTTGTATCCGGATATGATCAAAATATAAAGTAATTTTTATATTCGATGTGACACAATCCTTTAGAACCTTATCAAACATCTTTGAAATATTTGAAAGCTTCTCATTCATTAGTATGCCAGGAACTCTTACTTTCATTTTTTAAAACTTACGATTATGACTATCTAACACTGCAAATGTATTATTTTAAAATCTAATTACGAGTTAATTGGATTTAAAATGATTTAAAATAGATTAAATACTTCTTCTTGCTGCTTCTGCTATAAGCATCGCGTCAACTATACCGTCATGGGCCGTCTTACATCTTTCGTTTTTAACGAACGTATCTGTCGGCCACAGCCTTTTAGCGCAAGCCAATGACGTTTTCTTAGTATTTACCTTACTGGCTTCCATAACCTTATCAGAATGCGTCCAAACCAATTTCTGCCATGTTTTAGGGGCTATGAAATTAACGGAGCAACTTATGTCCGTAAATGCCATACAGAGGGAGAGGAACAGCCCATGCAGTTGGCCTTTGTTCTCCATGAGGGAGGCTGTAGAGGACGTGCTGACCCCGTACAGTGCGTGGACGTCCTCTATGACAAATACTACCCTATCAGGATTGTTTTCTACGATCGTATCCCGGCAAAAAACATATTCTTTAGTCAAGTCTACCGGCCCTGAAGCTGATATTCTCGGAGTGGATATTCTTGATATTAGTTTGCTGTCTTGATCGATGCAGGCTATAGCTCCGTCTTTTCCAGGATCTGCTGCTATATATAATACCATAATATATCAATTTAGATTCATGTCGATTTTACCAATGCTATCGTCATTTTCAAAGCCTCCATTGTCTGTAAGTTCGTAATCAATAGCCACAGCACCATTACTAAGAATGTAAAATCCTTTAAACATCTTTCCTATTTCAATAGGATACACAACATTTACATCCCTTCCAATATCCTCAAACGGCATAGCGATATCTTCTGTTTCAGCTTCTTTTTGTTTTGCTAATACACCAACGGGTATATTTTTACCTTTTATAGATGCGTATGTAACCATATACAGAACATCATTATTGACAAACGCCTTATCACTACTTACCTTATCCAAGCTAACATATATAATATGTTTTATAAAACTATTGATATCCCCACATATGTTAATAGCTTCCACTTCTTCTGGTTTTATATTTTTCTTTTTCATTGCATTAATCTTTTCGTATTTTGTTTTACTTCTTCAACAAGATCCTGATCTTTCATCATCTCCTGCTTAAGTTTCTCATTCTCCTTAATTCTTTTCACCCTATCGGCAAGAATCTTTTTGTATTTCTTATCCGAGATCTTTATAAACCAAGGACAGTTCCTTGATGGAATCCTTTTACATGGGTAATCAGTGAGACCGTTCGGTCCAAACTGCTCACATCTGTTACATTTTTCTTCTCCTGTCATTACATTATATTTTAGGAAAACATTCTTCAAGTTCTCTATAAGAACATTCTACGACAACAGAATCTCCTTTAGGGAGAAATACCAAGATAGAATCGATAGAAAAAACGCTATCTACTTTTCTTACAAGTTGGCCATGTTTGTAAGAAGACATGACCAACCTAATTCCATACGCATCTGAATAAGATCCTTTCCTACATGGAAGTATATTTTCAACAACATAATCAAAACCTCCGACATTAACTTCATCGCCGGCATTGATTTCCATGATAGGAACCATCTTAACCCTTCTATCTATGCTTATTTTCATTTCGCAACCTCAAATTTTATTTGATCCTTCGGTTCATAATTCCATACCTCAAAATCATCAGCCACAAAATCATAAAATCCTTTCCCTTCCATACGAGACGAGATAGTAACCTGTGGAACCGGGCCGAATAGGGATCGACGAAGGAGCTCGTTTGCCTGCTCTTCGTGCCGGTCATATACGTGCATATCTTGAATGAAGTGCGTAAAAATAGCCGGCCTTAACCCGGCGTCGTGAGCGAACATCATCATAAGTGCAGCGTACTGTGCTACATTCCATAGGCCGGCAACAATAGCATCCTGGCTGCGCTGGTAAAGAGTCATATATAACTCATCTCCTTTAACAGATAAATTGACCTGAAACGCACATTCTTGAAGAGGTTTTAGTCCATTGGTTTCAGGATCGAACATAGATGCTACTATTCTTCTTGATGAACGATCATTCTTTAGTGACCAAAGAATGAAGTCTGTTTGGTTAAGAAAACCGTAAAGACCATCATGGATGTCTATCATACCCTCTGGAGCTTTACCGGTACCCATATAAACATGTCTGTTCACCATATCTCCATAACATCCTTCGATCTTTCCATTATTATCAGCCCACTGATCCCATATATGAAGACCAAGATCTTTAATATCTACCGATCTTTTTTGAAAAATCCATAAAATTTCCTTTATGGCATTTTTTAGATTAGTGGGTCTAAGTGAACCAAGAGGAAATTCCCGACGAAGATCGTACTGGTTGCATACTTGCAGGATACGCTTCACCTTGACGCCTGTCCCATCACAGTAGACCGGTCGCTTTACCTCTTCCCATGGCTGGCTCATTATAAGAGCCAAATTGTCTTGAAATATTTTATCTACTCTTGACATGTTTATATTTTTTTTAACCAACTACCATCCAGTCATCAGCCAACATATCTGATTGCGAAGCTAACCATCCATTTACAATATTATCGTTAGCATCTTTCATGCACAGATAAGAACAGAATTTAATCATGTTGGTTTCATCTATGTCATAATAATCGTTTACGTATTTTTTAAACGAATCCGGTAATGACTTTACTCTATTAACTATCGTATCAGTAGACAACCAATCTTCCGGGCGCTGAAAGACAAACATTCCCTTACCGTTCCATCCTGAACGTGCAATTAACTTACCTTCTTTTACTGCCTCTAAAGCTTCTCCAAATTTCATAACTGTATTTTTTTATAAATTAAACTCTTCAAAATCTATTTCAGATCCGGTTGACAAATTGATCATTGACTTCTCAAGTTCTTCCATTGGAATAGGATCAACAATTCCATCGTTTGAAAGTGTTTTCTTGTAGAAGTCGTTTACCACCGGATCGCTTGTTTTTATTGTCTTAGGAATAGGTTGACGAAGATACATTCCTTCAAGCGATTTTACTCTTGAAAGAGCTGTATATAACTGACCTGTTTCGAAAGAGTTGGATACGTCCATCATCGCCGCATCTAAAGTTAGGCCCTGGCATTTATGGATAGTTATGGAGTAACCGATTTTTATCGGATACTGAGTAATAGATCCAATTACCTCAGACTCCACTTTATACCCGTTTCTGACGTATTTTACTTTATCGAACGAACACGGTGTAATAATAACCTTAGTATGTTCTTCATCTTTAGGACGATCAAGAACGACTTCGATCTCTCCATTCTTAATAGAAGACACAACGCCAAGAGATCCATTGACATACTCTCCTCCGTTTCTAGTGATCATAACCCTGGAACCTTCTTTTATAAGAAGCGTCTTTTCAACAGGAGCTTCTTTAGGATAATCACCTTTTATAATAGCTTCGAATTTTCTTAATGATCCAGGAACAGAATTTATTCTCATTTCATTAATGGCCGTAGCCTTAGCGTTGGTTGTAACGATCTCAACATACCCGGCACTATTTTCAGGCTGAATACATCTGCTATTTAACGTACTAAACACATCATCGTCCATCTGACCATCACGTACCTTATTAAGGATGCTGATAAATTTCTCATCTTTCTGACGATATATTTTTTCAAAAGACACCATTTCCATACCAGAAGCCATAAGAGACTTCGAACTAAAGAAATAAGATGTATCGTATATGTCTCTAAAAAAATCTTCTTTGATTACAGGTGGTAACTGAAATAAGTCTCCTACCATAATAAGTTTCACGCCGCCAAACGGATCCTTGTCGCCTCTTGCACGACGAAGAATGTCCGCAACATTATCAAGAAGATCAGGACGAACCATAGAAATCTCGTCTATGATAAGATATTTTATATTCTGTAAAATCTTTTCGGATTCTCCTCTGAACTTGTTTTCACAATTGTCCATAAACTTTCCATTCCTTATCTCTGGAATGTAAGGTTGCATTCCGATCCTGAAAAAAGAATGAATGGTTTGGCCACCTGCATTAACAGAAGCAATACCGGTAGGAGCGACAACAACCGCATTTTTTAATGCCGGTATAACACGTTTAAGGAAGTACGTTTTTCCTGTACCTCCTTTTCCCGTAATAAACAGCGGTTTAGGTGACTTACAAATAGACTTAATAGCCTTTCCCTGGGCGACATTACCTTCGGACATAACTGAACGAAGAACGCATTCCATTAGTTTTTTGTTGTAATTAGATGCCATTTTATTTCTGAATTTGTTTACAAAACAAAAGTATGAAAATAAGATAAAACATAAAACATAAAATGAATTAATTAGAATTAAAAAGAAATAATAAATTGCATAAGTATCTTTGCAGCAGATATTAATGTGGTTTCGTATTGACACAGTTATGGCATAGTAGTGGCTAACGGGTGTTTCCGTCGATGTTCTACGATATTATCGTTTTTCGGCTCTGTAGGCGACCACTAAGAACAGACCCTCTCTCAAGTACCAAACATTATAATGATGAATACTGAGATGAAGGATAAAGATAGGTATCATTACAGAATGATAGTTCTTCAAATGGTATATCCTTGAATACAGATTCACCATCTAATTCTTTATCATTATCTACTTTTGTTCCAATATTAGGTAATGACTGGATACGTATATCCATATTCTCTATCTTTTCCTTAAACTGTTCTGCCCTAACATACGTATAGATGTCTTCGCTTACCGATCCCACCGCTTTAGCCATATCGCCGGCGAACTCAGCATACATATCCCGTACCTCATTAAAACCTTCCTTTTTGTCAGGAGCGGTATTGTTATAGGTTTTCATTCTCCTACTTACTCTACCGCAGACCCCGGCAACGGACGTCCCCACCTCAGCACAGCAGGCTTCCGCATCAGCCATGCCTGCCTTTACTGTGGCTACCTTCTCCTTGCTCCATCCACTAACCTTGTCGTATGATTGTTTAAGACGGTTTAAGAACATGTCCATTCTGCGCTTCTTATCTTCTGCTATGATAGCGCGATAGTACTTTCTTACAATCTGGTTTTGTGTACTTCGCTCATATCCGTCCCAGAAGTCTTTGTGCGCTTCTTTAGCCATAACAGAAGCCAATGACCTTGCTTGTTCTTCTTTCGTCTTCTTACGATCTATGCCAAGGATTTCGCCATCTTCGGAAACAACTTCCTCTGCATTCAAGAAACGTAGGATATGAGTATTGTCTTTTAAGAAGAAATTGAAATCGTCTTTCTTACTCACTTTTTCTTTTTCTCCTTTCTCTATATCCTTCTCTCCAAAATACCATCTGTTTGTTGCTCCTTTTTTATACAAGGTCCAGGTATTTGCTATTTGCCAGAAAACAGCTCCGTGTCTATATACCGGAATTAGCTTACCTATTGGGTAGTTATGTTCGTTTGCTTCAATATAAGCACGAGGATTATCTACGTATGTTATAAATTGTATGTTTTCGAACCTTTTTACGAGCTTGTCTTGTATCGCCACACTGACAATCTCTTTCGCTTTTGTTAGTCCTACATTCAAGTACAAGGCAATTGTTTTATTACTTATCGTCGAATCAATTAATCCATAATACGAGTGGCTTCCGTCTACGACCTCAGCCTGAGAGTTTGTCTCTCCACTGTTCAGTACAGATTCATTGTTTCTGACTAAATTAACAAACATCGCCTCTCTTATCCTGTCAAGGACTTTTTCATGGTTTGTTATTTCATTTTTCTTTATCTTAATTAAAATCCTATTCTTTGGAATATTTACTTTCCCGCACCCAAGAGTAAGTTGTACGCCATTAACACGATACCTTCTTGCAACGAACGTACTATCCGTCATACGGAACAGTTCGTCAAACATCGGATGTCCTGTCATGTTCTTGAATTTCGAATACCCGATTCCAAGTTTATGAAGAAGATCTTTCTGGTTTTTGAATCTTATTCTCGAATCCCGGCGGGAGATTTTTATCATACAGTATAAAGCATACAATTCCATGAACAGCGGATCTGATGACCACTGCTCCAAAAGTCTAAGACTTATGTTAATATTTCTACCTAATTGTAGCTTCATATCCCATATTCTATTAAATATATTTAAAGCTATTCATCCGTTTTAATACATCCCCTCGGAGACCTTTCGGTCTCCTTGGTAGATGTAAATCCCGTTAGGGATAAGTCAGGATTTCTCCTGTAAGTACCCATCGCCAATGTTATAAGAGGTTTTATATAATGGCAACACTGTTTCGTCAAATACACTACTCCTGTTTAATCACCATCCTTAGAGCTACGGACTTGGGTAAACATCCGTAGGTAACTATCTATTCTCAAATAACGTAGTGTTTGTTTCAACACTTAGGCTAATAACCCGATCTCTGAAAGAGATGTATTAAACTTTTATAATAGAATTATATTAGTTTAATACTATTTGGGGTTATAATCTGTAACAAAAAAAAATCGGATGGATTTTTGGGGATATCCATCCGATTTGTGTCTTTTTGCAGATAATCCCCAAAATCCCGTTACAGATAAAGAAGAGTCTCAAATCAACAATAAGACAATTAATATTTTATATTCTTATTTTTGATTTGAACTCATATTTATATCTGTAACGCGCTACAAATATATAAATAAAATTCAAGAATCAAACAATAAGACCTTATTTTCAAAATATAGCAGTACAAATATCGGAACAAACCCTGAATCCATTGTCATAAAATACGTTAATTTTAAATTTATAAATCCTTAATCCTTATCTTTGTATCAAAACGATAATCTCATGAAAGAAAGTGATAATAAAGATGTTAGTAATAGAGCTTATAGGCTTTTAGTGCCTTATTCCAATACGGTAGATATGGCCAAGAAGATACTTCTGTTTTATAACGGATACCTAATGGCTTCAGGCAATGAGAAGAATGTCATAGATGCCAGGCACTTAAATCTTCTTGCCTATTATTTGGTGTTTGGATATTCGTATGATACGAAGAAGAAGTTTTCTCATTGTTTCAGTACCGATCTTCAATATGTTTCGGTTTTGGATACGGAGATGAAGAAGCGTGGTATTTTGATTGACCGTGAAGGGAATTATAGAACAAGGTGTTTATGCCCGGATATAGAGAACATGCGCCGTCTTTTTGTATTGGAAGGTTCAAGAGATCAATGTGCGTTGGTTTCTTTATTTTACAGAAAGAAAACTTTTGATGCTGATGGCGAAGAATAATTTCCCTATATCATTTGAGTCACATATTATAGATGATGTGATGGATAAGACCGGAGGCGTTTACGACCGAAACCAAATACGTGACGTTTTCAGAGCCAGTATTTCTTATGCCAATAACTTATGTACGTACACAGATAACGTGTCTGTATCGTTCCCGTATGTAGGCGATATGGTTTGTAACCTTCATGAGATGGAGAGGCGCAAACACAATCTTGAGCGTCTTAAATCTAAGGTAGAAAAATTATCTAAGTATCAGGAAAAAGAACTTCAGTGCCTTGATATTAAGATAAGGATGATAAAGGATGCTTATGATTCAGGTGAGATAAAAAGTGGGGATATGTTGATAAAACACAACAAATTATCTATCTTTAAATCTCGTAAGGGTCATAGTTTTAGTGAAATACAAAATATTCAAGAACAGGAATTTAACAGATAAGTCATGAAAAAGATTTTGCAAGCGGAAGTTATATACGATGCTTTTATGGATACGATATTAAAAAAACTTCCAAGAAAAAAAGAAGATTATCCCGATTGGTACAAGGAACGTCTTGAAAAGTGTGAAGGATGTAAATTCAATACCAAGAACGTCCCTAACTCTATGCTTCCTCTTTCTTTATACGTAAGCAAGAAAATAGGTAAAAATCGTTGTTCGGTATGTACGTGCTTCATCAAGCAGAAGGCCTGGAGCAAGACAGAGGAGTGTGCGCTTGGGGAGGGGCTTCCCCGTCCTTCGTGGATGGATCGTCAGTATTCTATTGATTTTTATGATGAGAAGTCAAGATGGAACAGGTTGGAACTTATTACAATGGATTCTGATGAGTTTAATGTTATTTCTACAGATGACAAGCAATATAACATTGACCTTTCTAAAGACGGTAAATCATTTGAAATCATTTTCGAACCGGTAGAAAAAGGAAATAGTATAAGGTTTTCATTCGTTCTTGAGTCGAAGCATGATATGAAGATAACAGCATCAGAGACATCTTGTGGCTGTACGTCCTCTAATTTGAATATCATAGACTCCCGTCACTTTAAGTTCAATATAGAGATACATACAGCAGGATTTGGAATAGGAAGATTCGTAAAACATATGACTGTTCACTATCAAAAAGATGGGTCTAAAAAAGAGGAAAAGATTCCGTTTAATTTTGAAGGTATTATAATCCAAAAAAGTTAAGTGTTATGGGAGGATGTGGTAAAGCAAGGCATTTACAATGCGAAGATAAAAGGAAGTCCTTATTTTCTATGTTGCAGGCATCTTGTGATGATCTCCCCGATTATTCGGCCGGGGACATTCTCTATGCCGTACTTAGATCTTTTGCAAAGAAAAGAGGATTGTCTGTTTCTTTTTTAAGGACGTTGACAGACAGCGAGCTTTTTGAAGTGGCTGATTATAATTTATCAATGGAGTTGATGGACGTTATTATTCATGATAAAAAGGTTCTTGACAATGAAGAAGATTGATTTTGATTCAGATATAAAGCATCTTATTTCTTATTACAACCATCTACTGTCTGCGCAAGATAAGGTGGGAGAGGAGATGGAAGATCTAACTAAGGATATTATTAGGAAGAAGGATGAGGAAAACAACATAGAGTTAGAAGACTTTATTGATTTGGAGGAAAAGTCGTTTATGACCAACTTGTATCAACAAGAGATAATGAAAGTATCTTCCTCTGTCAAGACCGTCTACAGGTTATCTATTAACGCCGGTCATAATCTTAACATAGATGATGACAGCAAGAAGGTTCTTGACAGGATAGTAAACGACGGAGAATCGGATTTTATTATGTACGTTGACAATAATACTGATTCTGTTATGTTCAAGGAAGAATCTGTTGAGGAAGGAATAAAAAACATGTGTAAGTATCGTGTTGATCCATCTTCTCTTGAAGATAGGTTTAATATGCTTAAGTCTCAGTATGAGGCTTTTTTAAAAATAGTTAACAATGAAAGCAAGAAAGCCGACTAATGATGATGTCTCTTACGTAGATCGGAAACTTATTGTGTTAAGGGATCAGATAGATAAAGCTGAACGTTATCTATCTGAAAACCCTTGGGATAAAATAGAAGATTCTGATAAGAGGGAGAAAGAATTTAGGTTTCAAAAAAGCTTGTCTGATAGCTTAATGCAATGGACTGAATCTTATATTAAGATGTGTGGGATAATGGATGTCTATAATCAGTTTGAGGCTGCCAAAAACAAGAAAAGTCTAAAAGGAGGACAAACAGTATCAGGTATTCAGTCTTTTGTCAAGAATGAAGCTAAGAACAAGTTCGGTAAGTAGTTTTGTTATGAATTTTGATAGTAAAGAACTTTATATAAATATGGGTAACGATATTCCGTTATGGAATGACCTTTATTCTTATGAAGAGCAAGACGATGATGTCAAGCAATTCTGGGAGAATGAGGCTATGAAACTCCTTAACGGTGTTACCATAAATGGGGTATTTATACATCCTTGGCTATATTGGCATATCAATTTCTGGAAGATGATGATTGACGTAGGAGATGATCGTATTCCTGGAAATTCTCAGCTTCGTGATAATGAATGGATGTTTGCCGAATTTCTAAAGCAGGCTGAAGAAGAGAATAAAGGAATATTCATGTTCGGGTGCCGTCGTTTTGGAAAAGCCCTTCTTGATTCTGAGATACTTTATCTTGAGGACCGGGAAAAGATGATAGGAAATATTGTTGTAGGGGATAAGATATATGACGATAAAGGGAATTTAGTAGAAGTCGTAGGTGTCTATCCTCAAGGAAAAGTAACTACCTACAGAGTCGTATTTGAAGACGGTCGTAATGTTATTTGCTGCGGTAATCATCAATGGCGTGTCAATCATGGAGGAAAATGGCATGTTAGGAGTCTTAGAGCCATAGCCGGATTGGATTATAAGAGTATGTCTATTCCAGTAGGTGAGGCCCTGAACTACCCTACGGCAAAGCTGCCGGTTCCGCCGTCGGCCTACGCCTCGATGCTGGCGGCTTATCTCGGTGGCTATAGTGGGGATATGTTTTTCGATAAATACATTTGTAAGAAATTTCTAAGATCATCCATAGATCAAAAGAAAGATTTTATAGAAAACTTCATTCGTTCTTTCAGAAATGTAGTAACCGGAGAAGAAGAGCTTACGTTGTCTCATATTGACATGGATGTCATAAATTTTGTACAACGTATGTTTTGGGCTTCAGGTTGGTATGCTAAATTGGAGGGGAGCAAACTTATACTATCAAGGAATCGTAAGGAATTAAAAATAAGATCCATATCAATATACGGAAAGGAACATGCCACCTGTATAACCGTTGATAATGATTCTCATTTATTTTTGACCACCAATTACGTCGTTACTCACAATACGGCTATAATGAGCTCCCTACTGGCTCGTAATGCTACAATGACATACAATTTGACGCATAATGTTATTGGAGCAAGTAAAGAAGACCTTGCCAATATGGGAGAGTATCTTGAGTTTGGACTTGATAATCTTCCTCCTTATCTTACTATAAACAGGACCGGTAACGACTGGACTAAAGAAGTTGTTTTAGGTACAAGAAACATCAATAACCAACGTGATGTTCATGCCAGAATAAGAATCACCAACGTTGATGATGGAAAGACGCGAGGCTCATTGAAGACCGCAGGTGGAACTCCATATACGTCTATATATGATGAGGTAGGTAAATTTCCGGTGCTTGGAGCATGGCTTGCCGGTAGGCCGGCTCATATGATGCATGGTAGAATGAGGGGCGTTTGTCTTATGGCTGGATGTTGTTGTGCTGGAACCATAGTATATAAATCAAATGGTGAGCCATGCCGAATAGAGGATTTGAAGCAAGAGGATGGAATAGTAGGATTCGATAATGTATCATCAAAAGCTGTAAGTCAAGACATAACATGGATGAAACCTCCTGCCGAGAAAGAGTGTTACAGAATAACAACGAAAAGAGGAAGGGTGCTTGAATGCAGTGGGGATCATCCCATATTGACTGTTATAAAGAAAAGAAGTGGTGAATTTAGGTATTTTGGGGCTGACTTCAGAAGAGCTGACTCTCTTAGAGTTGGTCGTAAAATATGTGTATCGGATGGTGTGGATATATGGGGAGATAAAAAAATGTTTGATCCATATCTTGTTGGTATTCTAATAGGGGATGGGAGCTATGGTTTTGATAAGACTCCTGTCGTGTCTACCAGTGATAATGAGGTGTATGATTATATACGATCTAAATATGAGTGTTGTATAGAGAAACAGTATAAGACTAAGAACGGAAAAGACTATAGGGAAATAAGAATAAAAGGTATATGCCATGAGTTAAGGGAACTTGGTATATATGGTCAGACTAAAAAAAACAAAACACTTCCTTTAAATATACATTTATATAGAAGGGAGGATGTTATTATGATGATTAGGGGGTATTTTGATGCTGATGCTACTTTTTGTTCTAATAATGATAAAAGACATCATCGTATAAGTGTAGGATCTTGTAATAAACATCTTCTTGAAGAAATAAAGGATGTTCTTTTTAAATTTGGAATACATAGTACTATTTCTTATAGCCCATCTAAAAATCCAGCAGATAGATCTATTATTCTTGATTCATATGTATGTAATATATTGGATAAATTATCCATGTTTAAATATTGTAATATAATTGGAACAGATATAGGATATAGAAGAGAAAAACTTGATTCTATAAGGGAATTTAGTTCTAATTTTAGCACATTTGGTTCTTTTAGGTCAAAATATTTAGATGGAGTGATAATAGAAAGGATAGATAAGATAGAGTATATAGGAATTAAGCCTGTTTACAATCTCACTGCATCAGATACTCACACTTATATAGCAAATGGTATTATAACTCATAATACCGGAGGTAATGTAGAAAAGTCTCAAGATGCCCAGAAAATCATGAACTCTCCGGACGAATATGGATTCATTATAATGAATTATGATATTCTGAATAAGAGAGTTATTAAACCAACATGGCGTATATGTAAATCCGGATGCTTTGTTCCTGCCCAGATGTCTCATGCGTATGAAAAGACAGAAACTACTCTTGATAAGTATCTTGGAGTAGAGAGTGCTCCCGGTCTTAAGAAGATAAAAATAAAAGTTTCAGACTTTGATAAAAATACTGGAATAATAAAATCACGTCTTGACGAACTTGTCAAAAAGGATAGAGCTTTATACGTCCAGGAACGAATGGCATTCCCTTTGTCTATAGATGATTGTTTCCTTAATACGAACGTAAATAGGTTCCCTGTAGAAGATGCGTTGAAGCACAAAAGCCGTCTTCTTGAAGAAGGTAGGCCTGGTAAAACAGTAGATATTTATCAGATAGACGGCATGAAAATGGGGTGTAATTTTAGTGATAAGCAGCTTGCTGATTATCCGTTTCAAGGTGGTAACATAGATTCTCCTGTTGTTATATATGAGGATCCACCAGAAGAAGGAGGTGTTTTTGATTACACTTATGTCTCATCGCTCGACCCATATAAATCTGACAAGGCTGATACTGATTCTGTTGGTTCGTTTTATGTACTTAAAAGATATGTAAAAATCAACGATCCATTTGCTTATTGCATAGTAGCATCATACGCATCACGTCCTCCATCTTCTGATGATTTTTGTAGGAATTGTGAAATACTTCAAGAAGCGTATGGGGCCAAGTGTCTTATGGAGAATGCCGACCGAATGTATGAATTTTATCTTACGAGACGAAATAAGCAGCTTATGTTGCTGGAAGATGGCGAACGTCTTGCCGGTAAGATTATCCGTGCCGGCGCCCGTCAGAACAACAAGCTCGGTTTGGCTCCTACGGTTCCCAATCAGCGTATGCTTTTCAATACCGTTATTCAATATTGTTGGGAGGATGTTGTTGTTGGGTATGATGATGATGGTAATGAAATAACACAGAAAGGTATTTACCGTATCCCTGATATAGAACTTCTTGATGAGATCATAGCCTTCGGCCCCGGGACCAACACCGACCGTATCATAGCCTTCGGCCACGCTCTTCTTCTGGCTAAGTATTATGATGATATGGGTTACATGCCTGAAAGTACGACTCAGAAGGAGAATCAAAAGAAGAGAGAGCGCAAGAAGATAGAACAGGTCAAAGGATTTACGGTAAGAAGACATAACCCTTATAAAATGAGGTGACGAGAACAAATTCCTTATCTTTGTGAAAAATAGGATAATAGGATGGAATATTTCAATAGAGATCAGGCTTTTCCGGCCAGAGGAGTATTTTCAGGTTTGCCGGTACAGGCGATACCTACCAAGAGAAAAACCAAGGAGTGGTTTAAAGCCACTATGGATTCTCTTGAATTGATTGGTTTGAAGCAGCTTGATGAGAACCAGAAGTTCAAGGATTTTTATAGAATGATGGAAGGTAAGTTATCCTTTATGGAGCTGAAAGACGTAATTCCTTATCTTAAGGATGTTCAGTCTATAAGGGACAATGTAAATATTCCATCATTCTTACGTCATTATGATATAATAGGTACGATCGTAAACGCTTTTGTAGGATGGTTGGGCAACCTTTCTGACAAGTATAATGTAGTTGGATTGGACGAATCTGAAGTGAATCAGTATTCTGCCACGAAGGAGAATCTCCTTCATAATTACATTAAAGAGGAATTGGACAGAAGGGTTAGGCAAGAATTGTTAAATAGGGGATTGGATCCGGATTATAATAATTTTGCAAGCGAAGAAGAAAAGCAGGCTTATGCTCAACAGATACAAGAGGTGAAAGCATCTATGACCCCTCCTGAGATAGAGAATTTCATGAATACAAAATGGAAGACTGCCGAGGTTATATGGGGTTCTCATACGCTTGAAGCAGACAGGGGGCGTTTTTACATGGATGAGATAGACACCGAGAATTTCATCGACTATCTTCTTACCGGTCGTTGTTTTAGAAACTATCATGTAGGATACGACTATTATAAGCCGGAGAGATGGTCTCCGTTGAATACGTTTTATTCTAAGACATTAGATAGCAAGTATCCGCAGTACGGTGATTATATTGGTCGTGTTCATTATTATACTGCCAATGATATTATAGTAAGGTGGGGGCATCTTCTTACGGCAAAAGACAAGCAAAAGCTTATAGGAGGTGCTGATAATTTCAATGGTACTTATAACAATGGTGATAATGGAAGCTATGTAAGTTTATCCAAATCGGCGAGTGTAGGGATGTTATATCAGAATAAGGTAATACCTTGGAAAGGATATAATGATTATGCTTCTATAAAAGCTTATGAGGATTATTACGGTATTCCAGCCGGCACATATACCGGATACGATAGTAATGGCAACGAATATCACAGAACCAGATTCATGCCAAATTTAGAGCATGGTAATTATTATAACCGTGCCCAGAGTTTAAGCGACGAGCATGTTCGTAGTGATTTGTATCAGGTAACTGAATCATATTGGGTATCCCCGGCTCAGGTGTATGTAATTACCTACCAAACTGAAACCGGATTAGTAACTACCGAAATGGTAACCGACGAGCTTCTTCAGGACTTTTTACAGGAAAATGGTATTAAGAAAATTACCAGAACCATGAGTAAGGGAATGGAGAACCCGGAGATTAATACCTATTTCGTAGATTACGTTCCACAGGTAAGGTACGGGGTTAAAATAAGTGGAGGTGCCCTCGCTCAGGACAACCTGTATCTGGATGGAGAACCTATCGATCACCAGATAAAAGGGGATAGCAACATCTATGACTTTGTTTTACCTGTTGCCGGATATATCGGTACTTCTATGGCTAACAGGATTCAGCCATATCAAATATTCTATAATTTCTCCATAAACCAGATAAACAATATTCTTGAAAAGGAGATCGGTAAATTCTTCTTAGGAGATATAAATCTGGTTCCGAGTGAATACAAGGATTTGGGTGAAGATGTGGCTGATATATGGGCAAACCTTCTTGATGTAGCTAAGTCTGTAGGTGCTCTTACATTAGATACCTCATCTCAAAACACGAAAGGTGGTGTCCCTTTCAACCAGTTTGCTGTCTATGATTTGTCCCAGACAGAGCAACTTAAAACAAGAATGGAACTTGCTGAATGGTCGAGGATGAAATGTTTTGAAATGGTTGGTATCACGCCTCAAGTAATTAACGGCCCCAACAGGTATGAGACCGCCACTGGGGTCCAGCAGGGCGTTACAGCATCTATGTTACAAACACAGATATACTTTGATAACTTCGGTTACTTCAAGAAACGCGCTTTGGATCTTCATCTGGCTGTTGCTCAACAATGTCAGGAAGAAGGAAAGGATATTTCTGTAATGTACACAAAAAGTGATCTTACCAGAGCGTTTTTATCTATAGGAACCGACGGTCTTAGTCTAAGGCATCTTGGTGTTCAGGCATTATCTAATTCCAAGAAAAGGGATGAGCTTGAGAAATTTAAAACTTTCATGTTGCAGCTAAATACAGCCGGAGGCGATATTTACGATCTTGCATCTATCTTCACATCAGATTCTATGGTGGAACTTATACAGAATGCAAGGAATACTCGCGCATACAACGAGCGTCAGATGCAGCAGCAACAACAGAATCAGATGCAGCTTAACCAGCAACAGATACAAGCTGAAGCTGCTGAGAAGGATAAGCAACGTCAGCATGAACTTGCTTTGGAAGACAAGAAAGGTCAATACAGGATACTTCAAGAGAAGATTCAGGCGGCAGGCAGGGCGGCAGACGCCAAGAGCGACGCCACCTCCCTCAACTTCCTGGCTTCTGTTTCAGATCAGACCGTAAGGCAAGCTGATATAGAAAGCAATGAAAGGATAGAGGATAAGAAAATTGAAAACGATTCCAAACTTCATGATGATGAAATGAGAATGAAAATGGAAGAGTTAAAATTAAAATCCAAAGAGCTTGCTCAACGAGCGAGGGAAGATGCCACCAAAAGGTATGTAGCCGGAATCAATAAGAATTAAGGATTAAACATCCCCAAATTTCATTAGAAAATCTCTAATAAAATTTGGGGATGTTTAATTTTTAGTGAAGATTAAACACTTATAAGTTTTTTGTCTGAAATATAGGTATTTAAATATTTTTGCAGTATGAGAAAATTAGAAAAAAATGGAATAGTAGAATTGGACGATATTTTTAGTATCGGTCCAGTTGATGATGTTTATAATAGGGAAGAAGATATTCTGCCTATTAATGGTAATGAACCGGCTAAAAAAGATGAGAAGCCTGTAGAAGAAGGTTCTCAAATTAAAGAAGAGCCGGTTGTCGATCCTACTCCTGATCCTAAAGAGGATAAAAAAGGAGAAGAGAATGTGGTTGACGTTAAACAGGATCCGGTAGAGACCCCGGTTGTCAATTACAGAAAAGTATTGGATGCCCTTTCTTCAAGAGGGATCATTCCCGATTTGAAAGATGTGGTATTTAGCGGTGAAAACGGCGAAGAGATTACTATCAATGATCTTGATTTTAGTAAAGAAGATTCGTTGTGTGACATACTATCTACAGTCCTTGAAAGCCAGAAAGAGGATATTGTTAAGGATAAGATAGATGTTACTTCTGTTTCTGATATTACCAAGAAGCTTATTCAGGCTGATAAGGCTGGCGCTAATATCGTTGATATTCTTAAGCAATATGATACGAATGTCGCTCCGATAGAAAAGCTTGACATTGAAAACAAAGCAGATCAGATAAAGATCGTTCGCCATTATGTTGATCTTCTTGGGTTGCCTAAAGATGAAGCTGATGAGTTTTTCAAAGGCATTATCAATAAAGGAGAAGAGTATGTTGAAGCAAAGGCTATAAAGTATAAGGCTGAGCTTGATAAGAGAATGGATGATATTATCCAGCAACGTACTAAAGAGGCTGCCGAAAAGAAGGCGAAGGATGCAGAAGATTTTAGAAGGTATAAGAAAGACCTTAAGTCTTCTATCCAGGCAAAGTATCAGCTAAATGACACTATGGTATCTAAAGCTCTTGATTTTGCCCTAAAACCTTCTGAATCGAATCCCGGAATTACCAAAGCATTTAATAGGGTAAGGGAGATGATGATGAATCCGGGAGAAGCGCCAGATTTGATTATGTTTCTTATGAACCCAGGAGAGTTCATAAAACAGAAGTCGAATCAAGCTGTAGTTGATGAGAAGAAGAAAATTTATAAGCTCATCAGCCACACAAATAAAGACAAGAGGGTAGCTCCGGTAGATGATAAAGGTGATCAAGTTCAAGGTGTGAAGTTCGATGAAATCAGTATAGATTAAAAATTAAAACATTTTTTCGTTCATGGCTAATGTACTTTTAACAAAAAATTTCCCGGCCACCATGAATGGTGACACGGTGATTGGATATACCGACGCTAAAGTCGTTAAGCAAAGTATCGTAGAGCACGATCTTAGCTCTTTAGAAGATTGGTACTACGAAAATCCGGATAAGAACCATCTGGGTATGCTTGAGTTGTTTTCTAACATTACAAACTATCCTCTGCCTATGTATATGGGTATGATTAAACAGGATGCTACTATTACCGTAAATGGTATCAATGGTTCATTCCGTTATGATCTTCCGGTATCAGAAACGTATGAGGTGGTTACAGTAGAAGACACGTCTTTGAAATATGCAAAACCTGGTATTGATGAAAGCTTCTTCGAAATTGTGTTGAATGCACAATTCAAACAAGGAGATGTTATTACTTACGATGTGATTAACGGTTGCCAGGCTCTTATCTCTACAGAGCGCCCTCCGAAACAAGAAGGTGAAAACTGGAGATATTGGTGTAAGCTGTGGGGTCGTTCTCGTGCTAAATACTTCCCGAAAGACATGCTTCGCGCCGGTATTAAATACTGGAAGGTAACAAACGTTCTTGGTGAGTTCTCTACTCAGTTCTCTGGTGTAGGAGGTGCTTCTAAGGCCGGTTCTATGACTTGTGAATTTACGCTTGGTGGACACCGTGGTGTTGAAGGTGAAACGACTATGTACGCTGGTATTAAGTCTTTGGCTTATGCGGACGAACGTACACAGAATTTCATCGACAAGGCTTACCAGAAAGTTCGTCAGCTTTCTGAAATCAGAGGAGGTGATGCAAGTTATGCCATTATCGGTTCTCGTCTTGGTGACGGAAGCATTGATATGCGTACGGCACGTGTAGCCAATACAGTGTCTTTGTTCTGTTTGGCTGAGTTGGCTAAGATGGAAGCATACGAACTTATGTTCATGCGTGGAGGTAGAGTTAAGGGTCATAATGGTGTTTTGATGAAAAACGAAGGTTTGTACCATCAACTTCGCCGTGGTTTCGTTATCTCATATGCACGTCCGGGCGGTATCAAGCGCGAACACTTCCTGGCTGCTGCTGACTATATTTTCCGTGGTCGTAGCGATATGCCGATTGAAAATCGTGTAATGAAATTCAAGGTAGGTGCTATGGCTTACAAGAACATCGTTGAAATCTTCCGTGATGAGTTCTTCTCTCAATTGGGTGCCTTGGCTCCGCTTATGGGTACAGAACGTATTATCAATAATCCGGTAACAGGATCAAACGATGCTCTTGAATTAGGAACTGTAAAGATCAAGGGTGTTACTATTCCGGGTATTGGTAAGGTTATTGTAGAACACGAACCTTCTTTGGATTACGTTGATATGGTAGATAGAAGCCAGTTGGTAGACGGTATGACTCCTATCACATCATATTCATGTATTATGGAAGACTTGACCGCTCCTGAATATTCCAATGCATTCGCCGGCATCCCTGCTTCAGCCGAAGCTCGTATTGGTAATATCAACAGCAACGTATTCTACGTTAAGCCTGATATCGGTTCTATGTGGTGGGGTTACGAACAAGGTAGATGGTCATCCAGAGTATCGGCTCAAGAAATTGTATCCAGCCATCCTCGTATGTCAGAACAATTCTGGTGCCATTCTGTATCGGCTTGTTGGGTAAAAGATACCAGCCGGTTCGTAACAATTGAATTGTTACCAAGCTCTTTGTAATCATAACTTTTAATATTAACTTGCGGTCGGCTTTAAAACCGGCCGCAAATTTTGTTTCTAACATAGTCTTTTCATATATGAAAAGACGTAGGGTATATAAAAAAATGGGAAAAAAGATTTTTGAAGAAAGCCATGAGTCTAAGAAACTGCTGGCTACCGTAGGAGGAATGAAGATATATTCCGACTCTATTTATGTTATAACAGGTAAGATGGATGAAGAAGCTCCTTCCGGATATCAGGAAAGAGGCATTTCCAAGACTCCTTTCCCTGGGAACAAGACAGTATCTTGTTGTGGATGGGACAAGGATCTTAGGGTGTATGATACAGGTTTCTTTATCAATTCAGCATGTTATAAAGGTTACTCACTTGAAGACAAGAAGAATGAAATGGATATGCGTATTAAGAATATTCGGTATCCGTTTGAAGAAACTGTCAATGAGGACCTGGACCAAAAGAACTTCGATTTCTGGGATTCTTACAGAATTGACTTATATGATGGTCGTTTGTTCTACACTAATGACGTTCGTGATTTATTTGAGCTGTATATAGCTATTTTATCCAAGTCTCTTACTCCTAAAGAGGAAGACGGTAATCCGATGTACGTTGAATCTTATTATTGTGTAGAAGACAAGACTACGGCCGTAGATATCAGGAAACAACGTCAGATTGACAAGGCTGATATTTTATACGAGTTCATGAACAAACTGAAAGGATCCGAGGCTGAAAGGAAAAGCATCTACGATCTGCTTTTGTATCTTGATATCATATATAGCGTAGAGCTTGATCAGAGCATGGTTCAATACATATTCACTAATTGGATTGATGCTAAGAATACGAACGTTGACATGTATAAAGAAGCAAGCTCAAGGTTCTTGTCTGATGATGAATCTTCTGAGGGAATGCAGGTGATCAAATTCCATCGTATGATTAGGGAAATGATCGAGGGACTGGCTGTCACCGTCAACACCGACGGACTGTATCTGAATGGCGAGCTCCTGGGCGCCGACGCTATCTCTGCGTCTATGGCTCTTGCTTCCAATAAGTCGATGTTAGAAACCAAGTCACGTGTTCTGGAAGCGTATAATGCTTTAAAGAACAAGCATAAAAAAATAGAAGGAGCTAAGTCTGACAAGAAGAAAAAGGAAGACGAAAAAGGTTTTGATATTGATCAATACGCTGATAAAAAAGAATAATTTATGAAGATTGTTGATTGTTATCTTCGGGCCTTACAGAAGGCTGAAGAAAACATGACCAACGGTGGTATAAAACTTGACAAGGCACGTTTTGTTCAGCTTTTTAATGACGAACAAAACCGCCTTGTTCGTTATATCCTTGATAAGAAAAACGAAGAGGATATACGTTATATCCAAAAGTTAGTTGTGTATTCAAAAGAACTTGACGAGAAAGGAGATAAAGATAATCCGGAAAGCACTTTGTTTTCATTGCCTTCTGATTTCTTTTCTTTTTCAAACATATCAGGCGTATTTACCAAAGGTGAATGCACGGTCACTGATTTTACCATGTGGGAGGCTAAGAACGAAAACCCGCATGAGCTTCTTGCCGACTTTTTTAACAAACCTGATTTTGATTTTAGGGAAACGTTCTACACTATAGGCGAAGATTCGGTAAGGGTGTACAAGTCTGGTTTTGAAGTAGACACCGTTTACCTTACGTATTACCGCTATCCTAAGGAAGTTGACATCGAAGGATATGTTAAATCCGATGGTTCTAATTCAACCGATATAGATCCTGAATTAGATGATAAATTAATTGGTATTATCCTTAACATGATTGAAAAGCAATTTGCTTTGAATGAAAGCGAATATGGACGTTATCAAATAGACTCAAACAACGTCCAATCTCCTTTATAGCAGAATAAAGACGTGTCCTAAATTAAAGACTATCAAAAAGCATTAAGAATTAATTAATTCCTAATGCTTTTTGTTGCTTATATGACTATCGCTATTTTTGAGACAGATAACAGAATATTAATTTTTAAAATATTATAAGGCTATGGCTATCCATAAACCGTATGACAGACACATTATCTGTCCTCCGCACGCTAAGTTGGCGGACGTAGATTCTTTGTTGCTTCAAGAAGGTCAGATCGCTATCTATGATTTGGATGGTGAGCAGACTAAAGATGGTTTGAAAGCGTTGAAAGACTTGAAAGGATATCGTAAGGACGAACAACGTTTCCAGATCAGAATCGGACGTAATGAGATGGTGAACGACCGTGTATCTGATGATAAATCATTCTCTACACCTACGTTTGCTATTGATGAAATTATAGAAGTGTATGCTTCTGCTCCGAAGAGCAAAGAAATTAAAGTAGATGAAGTTATTTTCGGTTACAACGGAATTGACGACAATACCGCTATTACAGCAAGAAAAGGCGATCGTATCCCTATTCATATTAAGCTGACAGGACGTTTGTTCGAGCTTCGTGGTTATCCGATGGGTGAGGTGAATATCGATGATTACATCATTTTCGAAAACTGTCCTGGTCGTGAGGATATGTGTTCAGAATGTGATCCTTGCGAAGATGTTGATATTTTGGCTGCTATCTTGAAAACAATCGAACGTATCAAGAATCAGCCGATTGCAGGTGGTGGAAAGGTAGGTGATTTTGTAGAAATCCATCCTATCCATTCTTGTGACGAGTTGGAAAAAACTCCGGTGGAAACCGACATGAATTTCTATTGTATGGAAATGTGTGATACCGGTGATGCTTATGCCCTGGCTCAGCTTAAGGCTGCTTATCCTGGTTTGGATATCAAGAGAGTCGGACGTCATCTTTCTACTTCCAAATATCAGGTGATGAAAGAAGGTGGTAAGCCTGCTGATTATACTCAAAAGCTGTCTTCTATAATGAAAGGCTGCGAAGAGTGTCCTGAAGGATATACTAAGGTAGACGGCGGTTTGATTTATGCCGTAACGTTAGAGGATGATGGCGTTGATCAGTCTACTGTAGTAGAAAGCATTAAGAATGCCGTTAGTAGCACTGCCGAGAAAACAGCAGCCCAAGATGGCGGCGTAGGTATGTACACTGTGGCCGTAAGCAAGAAACTGACGAAGGCTGATATCGATGCATTTGTAGAAACCAATCCGACTGCCACAGTAACGTTCGTTGCTAAAACAGCAGATATGTGTAGCAATCCTACTGTTACTACCGTTAGCTGGGAAGCATGTGGTTCTTGTAAGATTTCGAAAGAAGCTTATGAAATCACGTTGCCGGATGATGAATGTGGTAACAGTGCTAAAGAAGAATTACAGGCAGCATTCCCGTATCTGACAATCGAAGATTACGGTACACCTGGTGGATGTCAACACAAATTCAAAACAACGGTCGTTACTAACATGGTTTGCGACGAATGCGATAAAATTTTCAAAGACTTCTTTGTATCGAAAGCGCCCGAATCTTATCGTGGACGTAATTGGAAACGTTTGGGTGCCGTAGCAGGAGATCAGTCCATTATCGCCGATCCGCTTCCTAAGAACTGCAAATGCGGTATTTTGTTCCGTGGTATTGACTACATGATTTCTCCGTCTGACTGTTTGATTGACCGTCTGACATTCCAAGAAGGATCTGTTCGTATTGCTGTAAATGGTGGTTATCCGGATGAACAGCGCGAGGCTATCAGCACGTACTTCAACCTGATCCATACCGAATACAAACAGCACTGGGCTCCGCGTACTCACCTTGGCGCTGAATTGCTGGATAAAGAACGCGAACAACGTATGTTCTTCGACTTCCGTAAGACTCACCAAGAACTTATGGAACGGATGTTTACCAACGAAGAAACCCGCTTAGACCTGTTGGCTCCGTATGCTGATTATTCAGTAACGTTGAAGCCGGCGCGTTATTCTAACGGCTTCGGTAGGGTAATTGATGATCATATTACAGTACACTTCCATGTACCGTACGGTGCTCACGAAGGTATTCAAGACCTTATGGATTTGTTAGCTGCTTCGGCAAATATCAAGCCCTGCAAGATTTGATTTTCCTTTTTTCTATATATCCCAAGGGGGAGGAGGCTGGTCCTCCACCCCCTTTTTTGTAATAAAATAATTTGAAATAGATCGATTTCATATGAACGGCGTGGATTCTTTAGTCGGTGCCTTAGGTAGGGGCATTGACAAAATAACCAACATAGTTGGAAAATGGGGTTCTTCCCAACCGGTAGATGACAGCAAATCCGGTATAAAAATAGGGGACAAAATCCACCAAGTGGTTGTGTCCTTAAATGGCTGTTATTGGTATCTTGACGAAGAAGGTAAGAAGCATCCTGTTTCTGGTATTCCGGCCACAACCGAATGGGAGTGGATTAACATAGCTGAGAAAGTTATCAAAGATTTCAAAACCTGTTACCGTACACCTGGTGGAAAGGTTGAAGTATGGAGTTGGTATCTTCTTAACGATCAGATGGATGTTCTTAAAGAAACCCATAGAATTACCGACAGTACCGACATGGATAATCCGGTAGGTAAGGTTCTTACTAAAATACCGGACGAATGGGTTATGATCGACTGCGATCTTCCTGATATGACAGAACGTGACATTACGTTTGTCAACAGATGTTATAAAACTCCTGATGGTAAGGTTGAAATAGAAGGATTAGAAGCCATAGATGATAAGATAAATATCAGGGAGTCTATTTATACCGTTATTCAGTCAACTGACGATAATTTCCCTTCCGGCCATGTTTTTAAGCTAATTCCGGAAAATTGGGTTAGAATGGTTTGTGACTTTCCTGATATGACAGAACGAGACGTAACTTACGTTCTTGAATGTTACACTACTAAAAAAGGAAAAGTGCAAGTAGAAGGTTTGGTAGCCATAGACAACATCCTTGGAGCCAGGGAAGAGGTTTATACCGTTCTTCAGTCAACCGATCCTGATATTAAGGTAGGAACCGTGATGGATTCCATTCCCGAAGATTGGGTGAGGATGGTCTGCGATTTTCCTGACATGACGGACAGGGAAATTGTTGAAGTGGACGAATGTTATAAGACTGATGGTGGCAAGGTCAATATAAAAGGCTATCAAGCTATTGATGCCGTTCTTGGTGTAAGGGGACAGTATTATTATATTGTTAAGACAACGGACGCCGCCTATCCTCAGTGGACGAGAATAGATAAGATACCTAACGAATGGACGAAAACCGAATGCGACTTCCCCGATCTTACGGAAAGACATATTATGTCCGTAGATGAATGTTATACTACTCCTGGTGGTAAAATACATCTTGGTGGATACAGGTCGGTAGATAGTATAATAGGAGTCCGGGACGAGTATCTTATTGTCTTAGAAACTACCGACCCTGATATACAAAGAGGCGCAACATTCAGCAAAATACAAGAAGGATGGCAACGTATTGTCTGTGATTTCCCTGATGCTACTACATCCGATACGGAAATAGTAGAAAACTGTTATAAGACGGAAAAGGGCAAGGTTCAGATCCGGACATACATAACAATGGACGGATACGGAAATACAAGGGAATTGAGACATATGGTTCTTAAAACAACCGATCCTGATTACAATATCGGATCCAATATTGATCAGATACCGGTAGGGTGGTTAAGTATCGAGTGTGATTTTGCGTCTGCTACACAGCGCCATATAAGGCAGGTGAAAAACTGCTACGTTTCTGATGCAGGGAGCATTTACGTTGAGGGAGAAATCGTTTACGACAATGACCTTGACATAGACAAGATGGCGCTGACAGTTATGGAAAGCACTGACCCGGCGATAGCCGTAGGGACGACGCTGGCCGCTATTCCTACTGGATATGTAAAGACAGTTTGTAGATGTAATTGTTGTAACCATTAAATCTTATTGTCATGAGTTGTAACGAATATTATTTAATAACATTGGAGTCTATACCGACTCCAGTCCGTCACAAATACACTAATTTAACGGATGAATGGTATGGTCCTGATGGTACTAAGTACGAAGATCCTAATACGATAACTAAGATCGAGCAGCAGGCTACAGATAATAATCGTATAGGGGATAATACCTTATATCAGAAGCTTATTGAAATACATTCTCAAGGTGAGTCAATAAAATCGGACATCGGAGATATAGGTTCGGTATTGGATTACATAAACGGGGAGGAAGTGTAATGGGAACCATATCAGATAAGTTAATGAGGATCATCAATACCAAAGAGGATATAAGGCAAGCCCTTATATCCAAAGGGTATGATGTACCTACTTCCATACCTTTTAAAGAGTATGCTAAAATGATATTAGACCTGCCATGCAAGGTAGATTCCTTCCCGGATATAGAAGGTATCGTAGCCAGATATTCAGCTTCCGGTCTTACTAATGAGCAGATGGCTGCCAATCCTGTATGGGTAGATAAGACAGGTAATGGTCATGATCTACAGTTGAAGAATTTCGCTTGGAAGGGGATGTCCGGGGTTGGCGGGTATGTTGCAGACATAGATGAGTGGGGCACAAATTCAACGGCGGCTTATTTTGAAAGAAATAGCATTAAAATAACAGCAACATTTAAAGAAAATGTCTCATTGGGTTTATTGTACCATAATATAAAATTACGTCAATCTTGCGTTTTAAAAGTAACAGGCATACCAGAAGGTTGCGATGCTTTTTTGGATGATCGATTGGGCAATCGTTTTTACATGTCAGAAGATGGTGTGTATGAAATAATTCCGTCTAACTTTTTGGCAGAAGCTCTCTATTTTTCTATAGAAAAATATCCTGAAAGATGGTATGGATCTAAACTTACCATCGAACAACTACCCCTCTACCCCGGCGCACTTGTCTTTGACGGAGTAGACGATTATGGTGTCTGTGATAACTTCCCTATTCTGACTAAGGAAAAGGGATATACGGTTGTGGTGTTGAGACAGTGGGATCAAGATTTCTTGAATACAACTTTGACAGGAGGACTGTTGTCAACTAGGAATTATTCCACGGGAGAAGGTGTAGCATTTGAAAAAATAGAATCCTCAAATAAGGGTTATTGGAATTTAGGTGCTGGAGGTATCATAGATTTTGCAAAATCACCATTTACATGGCAAACATCAAAACAATATAATAATGTTGGTATTTTAAAAGGTGACAAAAATCATGGAAAACCATTATGTGTAGGATGTGGATTGTCTGGAGGCCAACAGTGTGGTAGATTTGCTATCTGGGAACTTGTATTTCTCGACCACGATGCCACCGAAGAAGAACTGACCAAGATCAAAGACTACTTCGTCAAAACCTATCCCTGGCTCTTTCCCGACCAGGCATGGACAGTGGTAGGCAAAACCAACGAGGACGAAGATCGTGCTACTATTGCCAACATTACGGGCAATGGTAATGATCTTGTACTGTCGAATTTTGGGTTTGCAGAAGGGAGTGGGTATGGGTTGTATAAAACTCCATTTGAATTATATCCATCAGTTCAGCATTCGTCTAAATATAGTTTGTCTTTTTCAAAGTTTGCATTAGGGGATCACAATTTAATAATTGCACCAAAACAAAATGATTTAAGCTATGATATAAAAGTCAAAGTAACAGGATTAAAGGATGGTGTAAAATTTAAATGGGGGTGGATTGGTACAACAGGATACATAGATATAACAACAGATGGGATACACATGTTAAATAAACCCGCATCTCAAATTAGACAATTGCTTGTAGAATTTGCAGAAGATTTTGATCCTGATCATGTTGTCACCATAGAGCAAATCCCCGAATACGAAGGATACCTGGTTACTGATGGGGTGGATGATAAGATAATCTCGTCTATATTTAAAATGGGTAATGATTGGACTGTAATAGGAGATTGGGAGCTTATAAATACAGGGAAAAATGACAATGCTGGTATTGTAAAATTTGATAGTATAGTCATTTATGATTATAATTATAATTCAGTGCTCATTAATATAAAAAATGGTAGAAATATTTTGATTCCCGATCAAAATACCGTTAATGCAATTTGTTCTGATGGCAGGATTTATTCAAAAGACTGGAAAGAATCTATTTATAATGAAGAAACGGAATCTACCAGTAAAAATTTCTTAACTATAGGATATTCAGGTAACGCATATACTAAAATTGCTTTCAAAAACTTAGCGATTTATCCTACAGTCCTCTCCAGGGAAGATTGTATCAAAGCATATAACTATTTACAAACTTTAAAAGCAAAATAATATGAAATTCATTATCATACCAAAAGAAGTATATGATTCCGTATCTGAAGAAAAGAAACGTGAATTAGGAACAGGTAGCCCAAGAGCGAGCGTAGACGGCTCTTGGGTTATTTTACACGTAGAACATTATGACCATCTATTTAAGTCTTTAGACGCGCAGGCTGATGACGATCCTCAATATCCGTATTCGGTATATGATAGCCCTTCTTCTGAGTTTGAATCTGTTCTTTCATCTAAAGAATGGGTGTCTGATGTTAATGACGAGTGTCTTTGATCTTGTTATGGTTGGGGCAATTACTATATTTGTAAAAAGTTGAATAATTAAAGCGTGTGGTAGCGTTATCTACCATATAATCATCATGTTTCAGATAATAATCGGATGCGTTTTGGCTAATATCCTTACGATAGCAATCATCGGTTTAGCCCTGTATTTAGTGTATCGTAAAAACGAAGATCGTTTAAAGGCTTTGGATTCTAAGATTGATCAGAAGGTTGAGGACGTAAAAAACAAGGTTGGTGCGGTGATGGACATCGTAGACCAGGTCAAGAAGTTGTTGGATAAAATTAACAAAAAATAAATATGGCAGAAATAGGTTATAACAGTAAATTCGAAGGCCAGGAGGTTGATTCCAGACTTGAGAATGTGGTGCAGGCTGCTCCTGGAACAGGTTCGGAGTCGGGGAAGGGAGGCCTCATCCCGGCTCCCCCTGCCGGAAGTCAGGACGGTAGCAAGACTCTTCTTAGTAATATGACATGGGGAGATCATGTAACAAAACAGTACATAGATGATGCTGTTTCGGCAGCAGGGTGGAAGAAACAGATTGTTAGCAAACTTCCTACTGTTGAAGAAGCGAAGGATAATGTCATGTATCTTGTAAAAGACGATGTGGCATCTATAGAAACTAAAAACGTGTATAACAAATATATTTTGGTTACTGAAGAAGGTGGAACTAAGGTGCTTGAATCACTTGGTATGGTAAGTACAGGAGTAGATTCATCTTATCTTGATTTATCCATATTTCCCAGTACTTCTGGAACTCTTGATGAGGATTCGTATGCAAAAGTTCTGAATGCTTACAATAACAATATTACATTAGGTAAGCTTAGTTTTTATTATTTTTCTTTGGATTATTTTTTAGACAATGATAATTCTGAATTAAAAATAATAGCTGTTTTATTTAATAACACCAACTCAAAGGAAGACGTATCTGGATCTTATATAGACATTGAGATGGTAACTTATGTTGTTTCCCAAGATAAGACATATAGAGCTATAGCTAATACGGCTACGTTGTCTAATGACATGTTATCTTATTTGAAGTTTATGGCTAAGACTCCTAATGTTGTCACAACATTAGCAAGTTTGCCAATAGATGCTCATAATATCATAGCCAACGTAGCTTCCGCTACGAACCTGTCTATGGCCGTATCTGCTGAGGATGTTGGGAGGGAATGGCAGGTGCGGGTCAACAACACTACCGGCACAGACATCACGCAGCCGCTTCCTACCTCTGGCCTGTTCCAGAGCATGTCAGGCGATAGCGTAGTAGTACCTAAAAATAGTTTTATAGAATTAAGTATCTGGTATATTAATGATAAGTTAGTTATCAGAGTAGGTGAACAAGCTTAACAGAAAGGATAGAGTATGGTTTATGTAAATAAAAACGTAAAAGGTTTTTACTGGGAAGGATACGAGTTGGATTCCTCTTCTTACGAAGTAGGGTATTCTTACCAAGATTTCTTAGATGGTAAATGGGTTCAACTTGACTCCGATCAAGAAAAATTCCATCAAGACAATCCTGATGCGAGTGTGAAAGAAGTTATTGCCATGCAGCTTGACCCGGAGCCTCCTGGACCAACTGAAGAGGAGTTGCTTGCCAAGGCTAAGGATAAGAAAGTTTCTGAGGCCAGGGAATATGCTTATTCTGATGCTGTCCGCTCTTATAGCTTGGATGGTAAACAGATATGGTATAACAGCAGCATGAGGCAGAAGGTTAAAAACGATATTGATGTAGCAAAAGGGAGCGGGATATACACCGTATCTGTAGCAGATTCAGAATACGAGCTTGATATTGCTAATACGGCAATGAATGAAATGCATGTATATGAATCTGAATGCGATGATCGTACTGCTGCCATAGAAAAGGAAATAGCTTCTAAAATTGACAGGAGTGAAGTTGAATCTATGAAAGTGGATGAAGGATATCCTGAGAAGTTGGTAAGGACAAAGGATCAGATCATAGAAAAAAATAAGATCCTTGAAGCTAACGATCCGGAGAAGGCTACAGCCATGTACATGAGGGCGATGATCAATACGCCGGCTATGTTGGAGAATACTGACCAGAGTCTGGCTCTTAAGATAAAAGGATTGTATCCTATTTGGGATAAGGATGGAGTTTATGGCGACAAAGGTCTTCCTATGGGAACTGCTGTTGTAAAGGGGCAGCGTTTTCGTAGTAAAAACCAGCCTTCAGATTTGGATTGGACTTTGTTTGAAGTAAGGCAAAATCACAATCTACAAGCTGATTGGGTTCCTGGCCAGGGAGGTGGAGCCGAAAGTCTGTATATGGTTGTTCAAGAAAAGCATTCAGGTACCGTAGACGATCCTATTCCTTGGGTATATAATTCTATTTTAGAGAACGGAAAGTATTACATAGACAAAGAAATTAAGTATCTTTGCATAAGAGATTCAGGCATCCCTTTGGCTTACGAGAATCTTTCTGATCTTGTATCAGCCGGATACGTAAGGGTTGTTTAGGTCGTAATTTGTTGTTAATGTTATGGATGGCCCCTGTATATTTATTTATGCAGGGGTTTTTCTTTAATCCAAACTCCGCTTATTTTAATATTTGGTAAGGTTCTGATTATCTTTGTGAAAAAGGTTAAGTTATGGAAAGAAGTGATATTATAAAAGAATTGAGTCAGTATTTTAGTATTGTTGAATTAGTTGGTCCTAAAGAATACGGTAGAGACAAAGATCTTTGCTGGAGGTATTTAAGAACTGAATTGCTTCACACGATACTGGTTTTAAGGAAAGACATATTGAAAACGCCGATGACGGTTAATACCTGGAAGTCGGGTGGAAGGTTTGATGAGCGTGGGTTTAGGAACAATATTTCGGATATAGTAAAATCCAAGACCGTATCAGGGTCTTTGTATGTCAGTCCTCATATGCTTGGGGCAGCCATCGATTTCGATGCTAAAGGTATGACGGCGGAGGAGGCAAGGAATAAAATAATTCAGTCGCAGGATTTACTTCCTTGTCCTATTAGATTAGAATCAGGTACCAATTGGGTCCATATTGACGTATATGACTCTCTTGGAAGTAGCAAGAAAGTAACTATGTTCTAATATGGCTTACAGATTTGTAGGAAGGATGAATTTAGAAAGTTTCTGGGCTTTTCTCATTTCCGGATTATCAGCATTGTGGATGAATTTCCAGGAGATTCACCACCTTATATATTCTATATTGTTTATATTAGCTATAAATCTTTTGTTAGCTACTATAAAAAGTATCAAGCACTGCTATATCCGAAGAAAGAGAAAGAGACCTTTTAAGATATTGACATGCATAAGCGAAATGGGAGTTTTGAAAATTCTTCTTGAGTTCGCGGCCTGTTCTTTCGGGTTGTTTACCATATCCGGAATGGACCTTATTCTGTCTATGGGAGGGCATAAATCCCCAGAGTTTATAGACATGCTTCTTCAGTGGATTACAATATTTGCCTTAATATTATACGGTGGAATGGCATTCAAGCGCCTCGGCGACCTTGCACCTGATTTGATGATAGTAAAAGGCGTTAAGTACTTCTTTAGTAAAGTAAGTTGGTGGCAAAAAGTTCCATTCGGAGAGGAGTTAAAAGAAGGTATAAAAAATGGTGAAATACAAGATCTTTTAGATAATAAAAAGGAGGGTAAGAAATGTGTTTGCAAAAAATGAGGGTAGGGCATGTGTTAGGAGTTCTTCTACTGTGTTTTATATCTTTCTTGTTTGGTAAAACATGTAAGAAGAAAGAAATAATACACAATATAGAAATAGATACGGTAATAGATACCATTATCCAATCTATTCCTGTTCCTCAGTATATAGTTGACGTAGGGGAGGTAGAAATACCTTTCCCTATGGATGCTATAGTTGAAAAAGATACGATAAAAGACACTGTTTATATCAATATTCCTATACAAAGAAAAACATACAACACAGATGATTATCGGGCTGTTATAAGCGGATACAGACCTAATTTGGACACTATGATCATCTACCACAAAAAAGAAATAATATACGAAAAGAGCCGGCGCTGGGGCATAGGGCTGGCGGCGGGGTATGGGGTTGGGCGCGAGGGCTTCTCCCCCTACTTAGGCGCTGTGGTCTATTATCGGATATGGTGATAATCACCTCACCTTTTATTTAATGTCCAATAGTTTAAACTTTTATCACCTCATTTACTTATCTTTGTAGAAAAAGATAAGGTATGAACTATATCGATATTTTACCACAGATAAGAAATAACATTTTCTATGTCAGGATAGTAATGACCAATTATGATGTAGAAAATCAGATGGTTATTAGAATAGTAGCCAGAAGAAATGACGGTCTGTACAAGACGGAAGTAGTACAGTATCCAAATGAAGGAACTGATTACGGTGGAGAAATTATTGTTCCTATGTTTGGCATGGCTAAGTCGTTGGTGGCCCAAATAGTAGGAGTCAAGATAAATGGTACTGAGGTACGTGTTAATAGCACTGAGGTAGAGGGAGCCGATATAACAGCCAGATACGATGATTCCCTTACCAGAATGGGGTGGGAAGAGAGCATGAACAACATCCATCTTGATTTTGAGGTTGTAAGTACAAACAACCCTAAAACGCTTCGCATAGCCGATCAGTCGGAATGGGGGATATTGGCCGACAGACCGGCTATTATAGAGATTGTACCACCTGAAGATGAGAATAAGTATGTTTATTATCTTGGTAAGAATCAGCTGAATGTATTCAACAGTAAGACTCTTGGCATAAATCCGGGTCGCGGAAATGATTTTGAAAACCTGAAAGATGGTATATACGATATTACCATAAAAGGCAGTCCTTCCTCTTATTCATTTAACAGAAAGTATTTAAAAACAGATCTGATCCGTCTTAACATAGATAAGGTATGGGCCAGGTCAACTGTGTTATGTGATCATGAGGATGATGACGTTATTGACAAAATAAAAGAAATAGAGTTTCTTCTGGCTGCGGCTGAAGCTAATATGAGATTAGGGAATTTTGAAAACGTAAAACAATTATATGAAAAAGCATCTAAATTGATTTATGTTCTCAATAATTGTGAAAATTGTGGTTGTAATATATAATTAATTAAATATCAATAAATTATGGGATGTGGATGCGGAAGAAGCAACATTGCTTCTGTTAATAAAAGTCGGGCTATAAAGCCTCAGTCGAATACGACACCTAAAGCTGATTCTAATGCGGCTTGTATTCAGAAATACGATGAACTTGCTGTATTGGACAAGAAAATCATAGACCTTCATCGCAAGTTCAGGTTTGTAGGAGGTGTAAGTAAAAGGTATGCTGATATTCAAAAGCTGGTAAGAGGATGGATTGTTAATTTGAAGAACGAGTGTCCGGATCCGGATGATCTTGCTACTTATTCTGAATACATAAATAAAGAATACGCCAGGTATTTTACGTCAAAGTGATATGGCAGCTACCGGAAGTACACAGCAAATTCTTTTCCCTTCATCTTACTTATGTGAGTGTGCTGATCGTTTTATAGCATGTAAGGCTGATCAGTATTTACAATATCATAAGTATAAGGTAGGTATAAAACCTGATATAGATACGGTTCTTAAAATAGATCGTATGAAAAGAATCGTATGTGAAGGGGAATGCGGGTTGTGCCCGGACGAGATTCAGAAATTCAAAGAAGAACTTAATAAGATCTTGTCATGAAAAAGATGTATTACAACAAAGAATACAGAAAAGCTTTCAAGAAATCGGACTGTCCGGAAGATCTTGGTTCTGAAGAAACGTTTATCGTTCATGAAGCTGAATTTTGTTCGGATATAAGCCAAGATGATGCAGATAGGAAAGCGGAAGAGTTTGCGGAGAAAGAAGGTCCGTTGTATGCTAATAAAGTAGGTGGCTGTTGCGAGGTATATTATAACACAAGACAGGAAGGATATTTCTTTAAAAATGATTGTCCTGATGGTCAAAAACAAGAACAACCCACACATTACGTGGTAGAGGCCGGGCGTGTATGGTCTAAGTTCAGTACCGAAATAGCCAACTACGAAGCTGCGAAGATTCTTGAGCAAGAAGGGCAGGCTGCCGCTAACGAATCTGGAGTATGTAAAACCGTTTATTACAACGAAGATCAACATGGTTGGTTTAGTAAACGTTGTAAGGAAGGATGGAAGGCTCCTGAGAAATACAGGAGGATATACGCCGGTACCGTAACGTCTTTCATTAGCGTTGATGATGCCAATGAAAAGGCTAAGAAGATACTGGAAGAAGAGGGCATGAAATGGGTTAATGAAAATACCAAATGCGAGCCTGTTGTTGATGAATGCAAATTTGATTTTTGAAAATGAGCAACGTAAAATTTAATCCGACAGAAGGTGAGAATGATAAACTGGTGTCGGTGTTTTCTGAAATAAATGAAGGTCTTGATACGACTTTGAATTACACTATTTCCGATGAAGGGAATAAGGCTAAGAAGAACATCGTCGTTAATCAAGTTGGTAAAAGGGAAAAGTTTTTATCGAAGAAAGGGGAGGAATCTGAGCCTTTTGTTTTGTCTGATGGTAATACTTTCAACGTTCTTAAAGAAGGTGCTTCAGGATCGGCATCCGCTTGGGCTGAGGATCAGCTTCCTCCAGAAGCCACGGAATCAGTTGGCGACAAAAGCCTTCTCCCTTCTTGGGATTTCTACCTTATAGACATGACTCAAAATACCGGAGACAAGGTACATCCGGTTGGAAAGCTTCGTAAGAACAATCTCCTTAGATTTGAAAACGGAGATTTTGCTCCTACGGTAGGCATAACCGAGGAAATGAGAGCCGAATGCGATGTGGAACTGTATTTGGATAGCGGTCATAAAAATAAGTATTGTGATGCCGGAGCATTTGACGCTAAGGCTTTTTATGAAGAGTATGGCATTAGTCAAAAACTTTATAATGCTTCAGGATCAGAGGTAAGGATTTTAAGACCTTGGGAGACTACTTCAAAGAATTATAGCATATTCTTAGGATGTAGCAAGAGTCTATATGTAGCTGATAAGGTAGTTGGTAAAAGCGGGAAAATATGGTCTGGTGTGTACGACGCAGACACGGTTCCTATGCTGGACGGACTTGACCTGCGCCAGACGTGCCCTGTGCTTCCGCCCACAGCCTTATCTCCTGGACCGGTATGTACAGTAGACTCCAAGGCAAGATCTTTCTTTTTCTTGTATGAAGGAGAAACAAATTGTAAATCCGGAGCCGGAGTTGGTAACGCCTGCACGATGTTTTTAAATGGAAGAACTTATCCGAGAAGCAATGATGTAAATCAAATCAATATAGCTAAGTATTCGAGGGTTAATAACGTAGATCCTGAATCTTCTTATCCTTTTTCTGAAGGTGGTTTTTTGACCTTGAATGCTTATATCATATACCTTGAAATGCTGTACGGTACTAAATACTTAGCTAATCCAGATACTTTTGGATCAGGGATATCAGGTAACTCCGGAGTAGGTAATGATGTTAATTATCGCAAATACGGAGGTGTAAAGTATCGTAAAAAAGGAGAAGAGACATGGTTGTATGGATCATGGGCTACACGTTCTTCTATTATACATTATGAACCTACTAAAACAACTCATTTTTCTAACCTCATAAATTCAGAATATCCTAAAGAACAGTGCATGGAAAGCCAGATGGCGGCTTCTTTTGCATTTGAGGCAGGAATAGAGGAAGGATTGGAGTTCGATTTTTATGGAGGAAAATATTGGTATAAGAACGTCCAGGGAGCCAAGAGTATGGTTGAAGGTCATATGAATGTTATTGTGTTTAAGGAAATGACCGGCACTATATCAGCCTTAAACGAAAATGACGAACCGGCAGAATTTGATTTGGAAGTTATCTTAAGGATGTCTTTGTACGATGGCATGAATTTGTCTGGAGATGTCTTTAGGTATTGTGGAGGAGGATACGAACAGGTAGGGACTTGTTTAAATGATCCTAATGTCACTCGAATAGGTAATACTATTGATATTTATATAGAGCCAGATCAAAAGAAATGGACATATGAGAAAAGGTCTACTATAAATAATGGTGAGGTTTTTGATTTTGAATCCAAATATAAGAAGATAGCAACTACCCAAAATTTAGGAGATGGTCCTGTTTTACATCGTATCCCTTATACCGGATGGAAGGGTAAAAAGGGAGGAAATTATAATTCAGGAGAATGTTTTTATACATGGGACAACGGCTACTGGGCTTCATCTGTTGGTATAAAGTCCAGAGTTGCTGCTCGTTTCGGCGGTCATGCGAACACTGGCTTTTGTTCGCCTCGTTATCTGATTGCGTATTACGCCGCTTCTAATACGCTTCGCGACAATTGCGGCCTTGCCCAGTTGTTATTAGACGTCAGTCAACCGCAGGTTTGATGGGTGCAACCCATTGATGGCGCAGCCATCATAAGCGCAGCGCTAAGGCGCAGCCTTATATACTATATCACGGCGCAGCCGTATCTTGTTAATATAATATTTTATAGCCACAAAACAAAAATTTAAAATATTTAATACAAATTGTTTTGTAGTTATAAAATATTATACATACATTTGCAATGTCATTAGACAACAGAGATAGTTAACATTATAAACAATAAAAATCTATTCAATGAAATCCGTTAGTCTGCTAACAAGTTTTACATTGGGATCTGACCTCTGAAATAGCAAATAACGGTTGAGAAAAAGGTTAAAAAGAATTGGCTGCTCGTTTCGGCGGTAATGCGAACAATGGCAATTGTTCGCCTCGTAATCTGAATGCGAATAACGCCGCTTCTAATACGAATCGCAACAATTGCGGCCTTGCCCTGTGTGGGCTAAAAAAATGGGTATATTCTTTTTAATCTTTCCCAGGAGTGGAGAATCAATAAAAGACAAGCGTATGAGGTTATATGATAAAAATATGATAGAGATGCGCGACGGTCGTAAGCCCGTCATTAGCCCACAACTGAAATCAGTTTCAAACTATATAGATATAAGTTTGGATGATATTAGAGAAGCATGCGAAGCAGCATTTAAAAACCATTCTAAAAAGAATGATGTTGTTAATTTTAATTCTGATTTTGATGGTAATTCGTTAAAATTGTATGAATGGTATTTAGATGGTACTTATGTTAGCAAAATCAAATATCGCAAACTTGTAAAAGAAAACAAGAATGGTAAGGTTCGTGAAATAAACAGCCCGGATCTTACCACCAGAATCTATCAGCATCTTGTTTTAGTAAAGTTAGGTCCTTTGTATTATGAGAAGGATAATATGAATGGTCTTAATTGTAAGCCTGGATTTGGCATAACAGCATCGTCTAAATCAAGGTCTCTTATTAAAAAGATGAAGCACGTTTATTATGATAGACTTGATTTGAAGTATTGTTTGGTTATAGATCAACGTAAATGTTATAACCATGTAAAAGACAAAGTGTTTAGAAAAGTACTTAAGAACTTTATTTCAAACAAAAAGTTTATAGATTTTGTAATAGACGTAAGTTTCGTATCTGGAGAGCTACCTATAGGAACCCCTACAAGCCCTTTCATTCATCATCTCCTTATGAAAGATTTTGATGATCTTGCAAAGAGAATAGCTCCTTTTTCATTGAGATATGCCGACGATAATTTCCTTGCTTTCTATACTAAGGAGGATGCTAATACTGCCAAATGGAGGATTAAGAATTATTGGTGGTATGAGCTTAAGATAAGATCTAAAAGGCATACTTGTATTATAACAGACATGGATAGACCTCTTGATTTTTGCGGGTATGTTTTCCACCGTAATAACAAAGGCGTATCTGAACACAATAAAGGTTATGTGACAATAAGGAAGAGGGTAGCCAAAGACGCGAAGAAGTGTATTACAAATGAAAGCTGGTCTTCTTACTTCGGTCTTTTAAAACACTGTGACAGTTATTCATTAATGTCAAAAATAGAAAATATCATGAAATTACGAGATTTAACAAGCACGATTCGTATTGATAAGAAAATGGATGCGGACAACATCGACGTAAAGAACCTTGAAGGTATTGTATTTGATATCGTGAACTACGAAATACGAAGCAATAACAAGAATGAACCAAACTGGATAAAGTGCTTGATAGGTATTCCTGAAACCAATAAAGAAGGGATTCCTACTGGCAGGAAACTCGCAAGGGAATTTCATGGTAATTATCAAGGTATAGTAAATTTTATTTCAAAATGCGAACTTACTTATGGCAAAGATGCTATTCTCCCTATTACCGATGTAGAGATAGAAAACAGATGCGGATACGTTTTTAAAGGCAGCACTAACCGCTTGGAATACATTGATTGACTTCTTATTGTGATGGTGTGAATGAAAATTATTATCTTGCACCAAAAAAAAGAAAGTCATGAATTGTAACACTTGTAAAGATGACAGACCTGATATTCTGAGATCTAATATCTGTATCGGGTCTGATCCGTGTAATGACTGTACGGACAATTGCGAAATTCTTCCAAAAGAATGCGATTGCCCGTATGGTCATTTAAGCGATCATTGCATTCATTATACAGGATGCAAGACATTCATATCCAAATTAACTCCAGGTATGCCTTATAATGAGGTTATGCATAATATAGAGCTGGTTTTTGAAAACATAGATAAGTTTTTGGATAGAATGGTTGAAGAAAATACGCTTTTAAAACAAAGGGTTGAAAAACTTGAAAAACAACTTCAAAATGGAAAAGAGTGCACAAATTGGTAAGGACTTAAGTGGTAAACACGTATATGTTCCACATGTGGACGAGACGCCGGTGCCATGCCCGGACGGATATACATGCACGAACTGCGTGTACTGCGCTGACGGCATCAACGCTGGCTACTTCAGTCTGGCTCAGAAATCTGATCTTACGGCTTTAATCAATGCAATGATATGCCGTATGAAATACCAGGATAGGGAAATAGAATTTTTAAAACAAAAAATAAATATTTTGAGTAACAATGGCAATAACAGGTAACGGTTGTTTTGGCAGTCATGGTGGGTGCGAACGCCCGCATCATTGCAATATTCCTTCTTCTAACATATTCTATGATGGAGAAACTATAGAAGAAGCTGGCTTGTATCATGGTATGCCTTTAGACGGAGCTTTAGCTAATTTAGCTAAATACGTTTCAAGGGCTATTAACGTAAGTGGATCTGTTAATACAGAAGTGTTTGATGGTACTTCTCATGTGGTTCTAAAGAAAGATCCGGCAGAGATTTTGCTTGTGTCTTATTGCGGGGGTGTTGTACCTTCTGATATGTATAAAGTCCAGGGTCGTACTGTTAGGTTCTGCCGGGATATGTGTCAACAGGATGAACTTGCTGAAGTGAGGGTCGTGTACCGAGAAGAGGCAAATAGTTCTTATGGGTTCCATTGTTAATTTAGGAGGATGAGAAATGGCAGAAAAATGCAAAGGATTTATATGTGGGGGTAATCTCGTTGATGGCTCTGTGCCTTCTGATAAGTTAGATAAAGAAACCATTATCGAGCTTATTAAAGAGATTCTGAAAGAGGAAATGCACGAATCTTGGCTTAAGGAAATAATAGAAACCATACTTAAGGAATCTATTGATTCGGATTGGCTTCGTGAGTTCTTTAAAGAAGTTCTTAAAAAATATGCTAAAGAGGAATGGTTTAAGGATATCATCTGCGGCTTAGGATGTGTTGGCGTACAAGAGATATTTGATGTTATTCCTACTGACATAACATTTGAAGCCACAGGCGGTACGGCTACGGTACAGGTGGTTGTCGATGATGGAGTTGAATGGGAGTTGACACTTTAAATTAAGGAGGATGATTATGTCGAGAGAGAAAATATATAAGATGGATGATGGTTCTTGGCTTACCTCGGACAAGAAGGAAGGTGTCGGTCGTGATAAAATGAATTTCGATGCTCCATCTTGGAAAGGGAGGGAAGACAGGATCACTATCCGAATTGTGAAGAAGTCCGATACCGAAAGCATGAAAGCCATTACTTTCAAGCAAAAAGGTATTAAGATCACAGAAGTGTCGGTTAGTAGGCTGGAGTTCCCTATATCTGGTGGAGATAAGCAGGTCCTTATTACTACCAACTCCGCTTCTATCAATGCCCTTATTACGGGTGAGAAAGATATAAAGGGTGTCATAAAAGCATTTACCACCGCTTCCGGTCTTAATATTGACGTCAATGATATTAGGCTTGATTATGGTTTCCCTGGTGATCCGGGTCTTGAAGACACGTTCCAGGTTTCGATGATTGTTTCCATGCCTGGCAATGAGGATGGGAATGAAGTTAATGAGAACATAACTATAAATGGTGTACTGATTCCTATTTATCAGCCTGGAAAGGTCGTTCCTTACATTAAATTGGATAAGGAATTTGAACAAATTGAGGGTGATGAAACAAGCACGCAGTTAAGTATAGAAAGTAATATAAAAGATTATGTTATTGAAATAGTTGAATGCGAGTCTGTGGATAAGGAGGAAATCTACCTGGACAAGGATGTTGTTGATCTTGATTCAGATGGATCACCGGAGGTAATCAACGTAAGTACAACTCCCGAAAATTTAAGATGGAGGATTAGCGAATGAAAGTAGGTAATTGTTGGGCGAACATAGATAAGAAAGAAGGCAGTCTTAACAGTAAGGTTAATATTTACTTTGATGAAAATGATACTGGTGCCAACAGAAGTGTCAAGATAAGGGTGTCTTCCAGGGATGGTAGCGTATCTGAAGAATGTACGGTAGTTCATAAAAAAAAAGAACAGGTAGTTTATAGAAATAAAAGGCAGTCGGCTCTTTTCACAAAAGAAGGATGTAATCCTGAGACAGAGAAAGGGGAAGAGCTTGAGTACGTTGTTGAGGCCGGAAAATACACGTCTATCATATCTCAGTCTGATGCTGATGACAAGGCTATGAGAGACATTGAGCAAAATGGTCAGAACTGGGTTAATGAGCATGGTCGTTGTATAACCATATTATGGTACAATGTCAAGAAATCAAAGTCGTTTAGAAAGAACGACTGCGATCCTGATACCGAAGAAGGAAGTTTGGTTACGATGACGATCGAAGCCGGGCAGTTCTCTTCTTCCATAAGCCAAGAGGATGCTGACCGTAGGGCTGAAGCCGAGTTGAATGCCAAAGGTCAAGACTATGCTAATTCTCATGGCACTTGCAATACCATAAAATGGTACAACGACAGGAAATCCAAAATGTTCCAAAAGACAGATTGTGAGGTAACTGAAGTTGGATCTATGGTAGAGTACGTTGTAGAAGCCGGCCGTTTCTCTTCTTCTGTTTCTAAGGAAGATGCTAATCAGAAGGCTTTGGAAGCCTTGGAAGCTGAAGGTCCAGGGTATGCTAATGAGCATGGCACCTGTGAAACCAATTTATGGTATAACGTAGAGAAGTCGAAAGTATTTTATAAGAATGACTGCGAAGATGGGTTTATCGGAGCACCTTACACTTACACGGTAGAAGCCGGTAAATACACATCAGACGTAAGTCAAGAAGATGCTGATCAGAAAGCTCTTGATGATATAGAGAAAAATGGTCAGGATCAGGCAAACCTGAATGGAGAATGCGTTACTGATCCAAATTATTTCGTCGGAAAGGCTTCGGCTCGTGTTCAGAAAAATGATTGCGATGCTGAATCTCAGACCGGAAGCTTTGTCGATTTAACTGAAAAGGATCTTGCTGGATACCCGGATGCTTTTGTATCAAGGGAAAGCCAGGAGGCGGCTAACGCGCTCGCTCAGGCTGCTATGGAAGAACAGAAACAGGATCTTGCAAATAAGAAAGGCACTTGCATAGATAAAAACCAATTTGTTGGTGTATATAGCAAGGTATTCACAAAAGACAATTGCGACGGAGAAGGCGTAGGTTCGCAGGTAACAGTGGACCAAGATGATGTAATCGGTGGTCCTTTTACTTCATACGAAAGCCAGGAGGCGGCTAACGCGCTCGCTCAGGCTGCCGTCGAGCAGCAGGGCCAGGCCATAGCCAACCGGGACGGACATTGCACGTGGACTGGTAAATACAGTGAAGAATTTACCAAAAACGATTGTAATGAAGGTCAGGTAGGGTCTAAGATTACTGTAACCGAACAAGATGTTGTTGGTGCTCCTTTCACATCTACCGTGAGTCAAGATGATGCTAATAACAAGGCTAAAGCTGCTGTCAAAGAACAAGGACAGGCTATTGCTAACAGTAAGGGTAATTGTGAGAATATGACGGTCTATACCGGTCATTACAGCAAGAGATTCGTTCCTGAATGTGAAGCTTGCCATAAGGGTGTAGAAATGGAGGTTACGGCCGAAATGGTTAATGGTAGTCCTGTTACGTCTACAGAAAGCCAGGATGCGGCAGACGCAGAAGCTCGTAGGATCGTAGAAGAAGGAGGCCAGGCCTATGTTAATAAAAACGGCAACTGTACGCCACTTAGCACCGATCCTGTATGGGAAGACGTTGTTCCGGAAGAACTTAGATGTAATGAAGGTAAGTCTCAGAAAAAGCAACATGATACCAACGAATGTTCTGAAACCCACAATCAAGAACGTTGGGTAGATGGTGGGAACAAAGTTTGTAGCTGGACCGGTCATTACTCAGAAACGTTCCAAAAGAACGACTGTGAAATACCGGATTCAGGAACAGAAGTAGAGGTAAGTGAAGCTGATGTTGAAGGCAATCCTTTTACTTCTTTCGTAAGTCAAGAGGATGCTGATAATAAGGCTAAGGAAGCCGTTAAAGCTCAAGGGCAGGCTATTGCTAACCAAAAAGGTAAATGTAGGTTCGTAGGCGTATATAGCAAGCAGTTTACAAAAGACAATTGCGGATCATGTCAGCATGGCGTTCCGATGAGCGTAACACAAGACATGGTGGGTGGACCGTTCTATTCTAATGAAAGCCAGGAAGAGGCAGATAGGTTGGCTCAGGAAGCTGTAGAAGCCCAAGGTCAGGCTTACGCTAACAAGAACGGGACATGCGAAATGGACAACACCGATCCTGTATGGGTAGATTCTGAACCGCTTGAAACCAAATGTGAAGGAGGTAAATCTTATAAGAAGCAAGTCAATACCAACGAATGTTATGGTGGAGCAGATGAACGCTGGGTAGAAGGTGGAGATAAGGTATGTACCTGGACCGGAACATATAGCAAGCAATTTACAAAACAGTGTGCTGATGGAGGTGTCGGATCTGAGGTTACTATAGACCAAGATGATGTAACCGGCGGTCCTTTTACGTCTACCGTAAGTCAAGAAGACGCAAATAGTAAGGCTCAGGCTGCCGTTGAGGCCCAAGGTCAGGCTCTTGCTGACGCACAGGGCACTTGTACTTGGACCGGTAAGGCAAGTAAGGTTTTCACCAGAAACAATTGTGGAAGCTGCCAGCATGGTTCTTCTGTTACCGTAACCCAAGATGAAGTGGGTGGTCCATTTACGTCCAATATCAGTCAAGCTGATGCTAATAAGAAGGCTCAAGATGCTGTAAATTCCCAAGGTCAGGCAGTAGCTAATAAGAATGCTGATTGCTTGCCTGATAGCACAACACCTTCTTGGTCGGATACCGGAAGCACCCGTTGTGACGGGTGTACGTCTCAGAAGCAACAACGTGACACCAATCCATGCTCTTCTTCTTATAACGGCACAAGATGGGTTAATGGAGGTGGAGAAACTTGTACAGCCTGGTCTTATTACGGAACAGGAGATTGTGTGGGCCATACTCAGTATGATGCTTATCGTGATAGCTGTTCTGGTAGCATAGATCGTCAATATTCTGTAAGTTGTAGAAATTGCTGTAATTGCGGATCTTACGGTTCTTGGCAAGAAAATGGATGTAATGGAACCAAAACTAAGTTTATTCGTTACGATGATTGCGGAAATTCTGATACTAAAGAAGAGTATGTTATTGGAAGTTGCGGATATGCACCATATGAATTTCAGTTCCATGATGGAAGAACGAGCAAGTCAAGGTCTGTAACTGGAGAATCTCAGGATATTGAAGAAGTTATCATAAGTACTAAGAATGATTCATATATAGGATATTCTGTTAAATCGAAACCTTCTTGGTGTTCTGTTGATTACAGAGACCAGACATCTGAAAGCATGAAGGCTGTGGTGACATTATCTGCCAATACAACATCTTCTTCCAGATCTGGTGACATTGTTTTTGTTCAAAATGAATCTGGAAAGACTGTTACTCTTAGCATCACACAAGATGTTGCAGTTACTTACGAATTTAGTACCAACCAAAGCACTTGGAATGCCGATGCAAATGGAGGTGCAAATAACTCATATTTATGTATTCAATTAAAAAGTAAAAAGAATGGAAGTAAGATAGGATACGCTGTATCATCTAAACCAAGTTGGGTTACAGAAGTTACAGAAAAACCATCAGGAGTAAGTTGTCCTGTTTTGTCAGGTTATGATTATTCATTTGTAATAATCTCATCCGCAAACAGCTCTTCATCTTCCAGAAGTGGCACTGTGACATTGAAGCAAAATGAGTCTGGGAAGACTGTTAACATAACAGTCAAGCAAGAAGGCAAGGCAGAGGCTAAGCCTGTTCCGGCGCATATTACATTGAAAAACGGCTCTTGGGCTACATATAGGAAGGATAATGTTTCTTATAACCCTGGCGCCGGTAAGTGTATTGCCGGATTCGAATGGACTGGTGATGAAAATGGAAATATCCGAATCTACACCTGTGATATTAAGGTGGTGGATGCTAATTATCGTGAGATATCTGGAGCTACTATAAGCATCGGAACAACAACCCAGAGAAGACAATCCGGAAGCTCTTGTTCGTATTTCGGGGCCGTTAATGGAGGAATATTAGCCGGATATGTTCATTCTGGAGATGAGAATGGATATACTACATGGTATATACGAACTATAAACGTGTCTTACAAAGGCAAAGTGTATAAGACCGCTACTGTTAGGCAGTATGAAAAACAAAATATCTCCAAGAAAGGTGGTGTTTTCAATGTATATAATGAATCTCCTGCTTCTTACAACTTTATCGTAGATGGAGCTGAGTGTGGTGATGAAAATGGTACTTTGAAATACGCTTATTCTCAAATGGATCTTAATCCAGCATAATTAGCAAGGGGAGGGAATTTAGTTCTCTCCCCTTGAATATTTTAGATTATAATATTGTGTTTTAAGTATTGTCTATTAGAATAAAAATGATTAATATTGCACATCATTCAATTTTAAATTTTTAGTATCATGGCTTGTAAAAAGAAAGCTCGTCAGGGTGGGGAAGTTGATAAAAAGGACAAACCCAAAATGCGTCAAGGCGGTAGTGTTGGCGGTAAGATGAAAAGAAAGAAGACGAGCACTAAAAAGTGATTGAAAACCAGGGGAAGGTGCTGATCGCCTTCCCCATTTTAATAACATAACAACAACATATTATGAGCAACAAGTTTATTAGCAAAGGACAGAGGAATGTCTGTGTGACGTTTGTGAAGTATTATCCTGTGTTGATGCAGGTTATTATGTTAGCCAGCATTTTTGATGAGTTTTATCCTTTTAGTATCACTAATTGGCTGTATCCGATATTAGGTCATTTTCTATCATGGGACCTATTTCTCTTGGCTTTTTCAAGAATGTTCAGGTTTTGTATATGGCATAGGTTATTGATCTATAGTATGATTTTTAATATCTGTGTAGAATGGGTTACGGTTAATATTGAGATGCCTATTGAACACAATATCGTAGTGTGGTCTGTTATGGCTGTTACTCTTTTGATAATCATTGCCTCTATTGTTTTAAGGTTTAAAACAGGATGTTTTGAAAATGAAAGAAATTCTGACAGAGACGCTGCGTAAAAGCGGTGCGGCGGTATGCGATAAGATAAAGGAGATGTTTTTAAGCGGGGAATGCGATCATCTTACAGCCAACGATCTTGAGACATGGACGCAGCTTGCTAATCCGGCTAAGTACTATACCGGAGAAGAGGCTGTTTCTTATCTTAATGTAACTTCTAAAAGATTTTATGAATATCGTAAGGCTAAGTTGGTTCCTGATCCGGTTAAGATAAAGGGATTCCCTAAACCTTTATATACGAAAGTTATGTTGGATGAGGCTATAAAAACCATATCCGGCATGAGTGAAAGAGATATTTATATGAGGATCTTGAATGCTAAATCAAGAGAATCAAGAGCAAAAGAAAGGAGGGGAGCATGATCACTAATGGTGAATTTGTATCAAGAGTCGTAAACGGTATTCATGCCCTTGACAAAGATTCGCATGTTAGTCGGAGATGGATATTGAATATCGGTAGAACTAAAGCCGAATCTTATACAGCACAGAGGTGGGATGACGGGACGTTACTTGGTGACCACCGGCTCCTAACTTACGTTACTTGCCTGGAGATGATTGAAGTTGATAAAATAGTTTGCTGCGATGCCGAATTTGCGTTATGTAATACTTTGATGCGGTCAAAGCATAAGCTTCCAGGACTTCTTTATTCTGCCCTTAGACCGGCTATTACTAAGGTGACTAACGTAGATAACACTATATTTTTTAAGTTCGCTGAAATAAAGTCGTATCGCAATGAACAAAAAAGACCGTATGCTAAATACGTTAAAGAACGTCGTCCTTTTTATTATGTAGAAAACGACTATATTTATATACCGGATTTCCATATAGAGCTTATTAACGTAGAGTTCTTTACAACAAGAAGAAAGAAGGCTCTGGAGTTAATGGCTTGTGATCCTACACCTAAAGGGTGCGAGTCTGAATGGGAATACGAATTTATCTGTCCTATCAAGCTAATTGAGTACGTGGTAGCAGAGACGATAAAGGAAGTAGCGTTCAGGCTACAGATTCCTGTTGATGAAAATCCGAATCTTGATTCCAATCAAAAAAGTCAAATTGTTCAATAACGAAACATTTTTATCCTTATTTGGGTCTTAGTTGTGAAACCAAGACCCATTTTTTTATAATTTAGTGACATGAAAAGAACATCAATACAATCACCGTATTTTGCAGCCTACTATCATCGTCTCATGAAGAGAAAGAATGGTTTTAAGAAAGGCATGATAAGAGACAGGGGAGAGGTTTTAAGGTTGTTGTCTATTATATGGAAAACCGTATCAGAACATTATATAGAGGCTGATGCCGGTGTTTATGTAGATAACGTTGGCTACTTATGCCATGTACTTATACCAGGGCAGCGCTTTGCCGTCAGGCGGGACCTGGACATCGTGAGCAGGCTCGGCACCAACGGCTACCTCTATAACCACCTGGCTATGGATTTCGCAGACTCTAAAAGATATTACCATTTTGTAATACAAGATAGCTTGAAAAAGAAGTTAAGGGTTAAAATGAATAAAGGACGAAGATACCGATTTATGTACAATGAAATACTTGCCAAAAGAAGGGTGTTTAAAGATTTCCAGATTAAGAGAGTTTTCGAAGATAAAGAATTAGGACATAGAAAGTCGTAGAAAAAAAAGTAGCGATCACCCTTTGTAGATACAGGATAATCGCTACTTTTGCATATCCGTCTACTTTCTCAAGCGGGCGGATACAAAAAAAACAATTCCTATTATGGGAACAAAGGTAAACAATTTTCAAAACAATGCGAAGAACAGTAACATTATTTTGACGTCAGAATCCAACGAAATGGAATTTAGTAAAGAAATTGAAACTGTATCATCTTTCAAAAATTCAGATTTTATAGAGTTAAAAATTATTGTCATTGATCATGAACCGTATTTTATAGGATCACCTATAGCTTCATTTTTGGGATATACAAATCCAAGAAAAGCAATAAGAGATCACGTTGATGAAGACGATAGGCTAATAATGAAAGTACCTGATACTCAAGGGTGGAACGAAACGTTCCGCCCTTACACTCCAAACACTAAAATACTGATAATCAATGAGTCTGGATTGTATAGCCTAATTTTTGGATCAAAGATGGATTTTGCTAAAAAATTCAAGAAATGGGTAACATCAGAAGTCCTTCCCTCTATAAGAAAAACAGGCTCTTATTCTATAACCCCTAAAGATTATCCATCTGCCTTAAGAGCTTTAGCTGATGAGGTTGAAGCCAAGAATAGAGCCATAGCAGAAAGAGCACAAGCAGAGGCGGAGAGACAGCAGGCGATAAAGACCATAGAAGAGCAGCGTCCTGATGTAGAGTTTGCAGAGTCGTTCAAGAAAGTTGATCATGAAAATATGTGGTTGATTAGAGATATTGCGAAGAAGCTTGAACAGAATGGTATTATTATCGCCGAAAAGAATCTTCGTTTGTTTCTTGAGGAAGTCAAGTTCATGTTCAGAAATGGGCAGGGTAGATGGGAGTTGTACAGTGATATTGTTAAAAATAAGTTTGGTGTTTACAGATCATATTTTGTTGACAAATATTCCGGGGAAAGAGTTAATCAGCAAACTATATATATGACTGGCGCCGGATATGAAGTTACACTTAATGGTATAAAAGGGAAATGTAGAAATGTGTTTCTAAAATATGGCAAGTTTGAAGATCCTAACTTTTGAAAACACAAAATAGGGCATTATACATATTATTCATATCTTTGTGGAGGTCAGGTTCGTTTCCTGTCCTCCATTTTTTTTAAAAGTAATGACAGTCGAAGATTATATCATAGAGTTAAAATCGTCTTTAAGATCATTTGACAAACGTGATCTGATAGATGAGGTATCCATCTATAAATGGGTAGAGATCGCCCTGAAGAAGTTTGGAGGCGATATTACTATGCGCAAAGAGGCGGTAGTGGACGTCAAGCGAGGACAGGCTCGTATGCCGGGAGATTACTTTGATCTTATTCTGGCATTTAAATGCGATTTCAAGGGATATGAGGTGCCGGAAGGTGATAAGGTAATACCAGAGCTTCAAAATACAATAGCTTGGAAAGAACGCACTGAAAGAAGTTATAGGTGGTGTTCTTGCGATGAATGTTGTAAAGACGAATGCGAGAAAGTGATAGTTGAAAAATTTTATATCAATGTTCATGATCGCGATCATGAAGTTCGTTGCTATTATGACCGACCGATAATGTTAGGTCTTGCTAAGCCTATGCTTCGTGATTCTTGTTTGAGTAAATGCCGGAATAAGGTAATAAAGGATAGTCCGTATGAGATAAACATCGTAAACGGATTCCTGTATGCTAATTTCGATGGTCCTATTTACATGCAGTACCGGTCTCTTCCTTTTGACGGAGAATCTAACATAATCATACCAGACACGCCGCAGGGTCTGGTCCTGGATTATGTCGATAATTTTGTGAAGATGAGATTCTTTGAGGAACTGATGTATAATGCAGAAGCTCAGGGTGCAGCCGACTTATTTAAGTTGTATGCACAACAAGATTTGGTTAAGTTGAAAAATGCGAAGACCGAACTTAAGATGATGGGTATGACATTGAAAGGCATGTACGAACCTCTTAGACGGAGGCGTGCTGAGTTTGAGATATATGCTAAGGCGTATCCTGTAATTGACAACATACTTAAATTGGTATGATTGAGGTAGCCTTATTTATATATTTATCTGGCGTTATCGCATCTATGATTGTTTGGTCAATCAGACAATTTAAAGGAGATGCGAGTTTGGTAGAAACAATGTACTGCCCGGTAGTATTTTTGTTGAGTTGGATATATGTATTTGAAATTTTAAAGATTAAATAATATGTTGGAAGTTCAAGCAAGCGAAATAGTAACCGCCGACAAAATGAGAGGCGTAGGACCGGCAAACATCATTTTCACAGCCGGCCCTAATCCGGTAGCTGAAGATCGTAGAGGCGTAGCTAAGGTAACGGCTGGTGGAGAGAGTAAGAGTGTTACAATCACACAAGCTGCCGGAGAGCAGGTCGTTGTAATTCCTGAGTTCGATTATCTTGTTCTTAGATACGGATGGGAATCAGAAGACGGTTCTGATTTTGATACTGCAACTGGGTTCACCAATACAGGCATCTCGGATGTAGATAATAAATACGTTGGATGGAGTAAGCAGTGGGCTACTACCCAACAACAGGTAGGTGATTACCTTATTTATGGTGGTGATAACATGCAGTCTGGCCTTGAAGGGGCGCTTATTAAGATGAAGACCCTGCTATCAGAGCCGGGCATGGACGAGTCTGAGCCTAATATCAATGCCGATATCTATGGTAATTGGTATGGGAATAGAGGGCGAGGAAATGTCGCTGTGTCTTTTACAGCCTACCTTGGAGGAGAGATGGTTAAACAAGGATTTAACTTCATTAACGAAGGTGGCGAGGAGGTTTACTCCGACAGCATCACTACCAACGTTTCGGCTCATGGTGAAACCAATTACCAAAATATAAAAGGTTTGTACACTAAGATGGGTACGATGGTTTATAATAAGGAAAAGCGTGATTGTGTTATTGTTATAGGTTAAGGTGATGGAAAGTCTTTGGGATAAATACAATAGGATTAAGGAGGTGTTTTACCGGGATTTCGTTTATGATTCCAGCTACACAGAGCAGGCCTCGTGCATCCCACTGTCGTCGGTGAAGAACGGGGTAGGCTGGGTCGGCGACGGAACCATTAACCTGGCCCAGTATCTTCAGCTTGTATATACGGAAATGATTCTTGGTTACAAGACAAAAGATGATGTTCGTAATGCCATACTGGTGCTTACCCGTCTTGCCGATACTACTTATGATCTATTTTTTAATAACAATAAAGGTATTTATTTCAAATTCGAAAAAGGATTTTTCTTAAGAGACGATATCCATAGCGAAGATGCAAGCAAATTCGGTCTTACCAAAATAAGTTCCGGGTACACTAATGGTATAGAGTTAAAAGACGAAGATCCATGCTTCTCTCCATTCACTTCACAAGATCAGATCTGGAATCTGGCTCCTATATTAGCTTTCTTGTCAGAAAAAGGATTTGAAGAAGCCAGGCAAGTAGGATACGATATTTTTGAGTACGTTATTAGGAACAGACACAAGATATACAATCCTTATTACAGTGCCTTGCTTCATCATTGGACATTCCTTCCTGATATGGATACCGATAAGGTCAAGCCGTGGGATAGGGTTAGCAACCGTAACAAGAATCTTAAATACAAAGTTAAGGTTAAGAGAGGGGCTAACAATTGGTACTTCTCTGGAGGGTTCAGATGGGCGTTTAAGAAGTTTGGTGGCGAGTGCAGTACATTCTGGCATTGTCTATGGTATAAGCCATTTATATTCTTAGCAGATAGAGTATATCATCCATACATATGTAAATGGTTTGGTATTAAGGTTAAAAACAATTCTTATTATTGTCTTGGATCCACAAATGAAAAATCATGGTACGGTCCTAAGTTCAGAAAGAGGCTGGTTAGTAAGTTTAATAAGTCTCTGGAAGGGGGAAAGCTATTTATGCCGCATCTTGTTTTTCTTAGAGGGGGTGAAGACGTTGATAAAAGCAAGTTAAGATCTTATCTCGAAAAATGGGAATGGGATGGAGTTAATTCTCCTATTGAGTTTTTGATTTTGTGTAATTGGTTTAAAATTATTTTTGGAAATGAAAATATATTATAAATCAAAAATAGCTAAGTTATTTACGTTCATTGACGGCTACAAAACAATTATGTTATTTGGAGCCGTATTTACCGAACGTGATAGTATATCATTGAAGGCCGAATATCATGAAGAGTCGCATTGCAATCAGTATCATACAATGTTTTGTTTTGGTATGTTTATATCATTGCTTACAATAGGATTGTGTCTCTTATTCGGTAATGCAGGATGGTGGATGCTGTGGTTGTCTCTTATTCCGATATTTTTATACTATTCATGGTATTTAATTGAGTACCTGATTAGGTTGTGCATATATCGCAATCACGATAAGGCATATCATAATATCGTATTCGAAAGAGAGGCTTTCGACTTAGAAAAGTATTGGAATCGGCATGATGTTTTGAGGAAGGAGTCGGAAGGGTTTAGTTTCCTCGGTTATTATAGGAAGGAGTATCATTATGAGTAGGAGAAGATATTTTGAGGAACAGAGATCTGGTAATGGAGCTATTTATCATTGTGTAAAAACAGAAATCGAGCCTGGAGATAGGATCAGGTTATTTGATTTAATGAATAAAATCAAATCCGATACAATTAGCCAGGATAAGATAAATAGCGTATTGAATCAACTTAGAGAAGGAACAGCCTTTAATATTCATACTCATAGTTCAGTTTCTTTTTCGTTTTCAAGCACCTCTACCGGTTACGAACCAATGACAATATGGATTAGATTTGACCCGTATCCTGCAAGTGAACAACAGGGTATTATATACAAGTTTCAGATAAATGACCAGAGGTACGTTTTTATGTTTTCTAATAGATACGATGGAATGAGAGATCTTATTAATAATGCAGATGAAGATGTTGATTGTATTACTTCTGCAACAGAGAGTAGTATATATCACAATGATTCTTTTTATATATTTGTGTAAATTATGAGGAGGAGATTCGAATATAAAGACAGGCAGCTTGAAGATTTTATCATAAGGTTTTATCCGGCAGGAAATTACACATGGACGGTTCCACCTGGATGTACGGAGGTTGATGTGTTTCTTGTTGGAGCCGGTGGAGGATGTTCAAATAATTCAGTATTAGGAGTTCCTGGAGGCGGTGGAGGTGGCTATACTAAAACATATAAGAAGGATACCGCTGGATATAGAGATGGCAACGCGATAACTGTTACACCAGGACAAACTATTGAAATTATAGTTGGTGCAGGAGTTCGTGGCGCAAATGGGGGATATTCACAGTTTATGAGTTCGCTTTACCGGGCTGAAGGAGGCCATCTGTCTCAATGGAATGGAGACGGAAATGGTGGTTCGGGAGGTGTAGGGGTAGGTAGATCTACTCATTCGGTCGGAGGCTCAGATGGTACAGGCAGTGGTGGAACATCGGGGCAAGGACATACGACGCGTGATTTTGGGGAATCTAATGGTAAAAGGAATGCAGCAGGTGGGGCAAGCTCCTATAATAAATCAGGCGGGGAGACATCTCAGCCGGGAACATCAGATTATACAGAAGGGAGTGGCGAAGGCAGTAATGAAAGTAGTTCTTTGGCTTCTGGCTGGAGTGCCGGACTTGGTGGTGGCGGCTACGGTGGTGGAGCTGGGGGGAAATGCATCGGGAAAATCGACGAAAGGTGGCGATGGCACTGTGTTAATTAGGGGTAAAAGATATAAATTATAAGTAGATGTTATGAGACGAAGATTTGAAAATGTTAATATGGTGATGGGTAATTGTTTCTCTCCTGTAATGGAAGGGAGTCAATTTAAATGGAATAATATTGTAGTTAATAGCCCAGTATATATAACTCCAATAAGAAGAAAGAAATTCAAGATAAGTTTTGGAGAATTTGATTTATCCAAAGTTTTGTCTAATGTATCATCTAATCGTGATATTATAATAAGAGATAAGTCTTCATATACATTTCTATTGTTACTTCTGTCTGCTGATCATTCTAAATGCAGTTTGTTTAATAATCATCTAACAGTTAATACCCAGGATTTACCAAGATATATTTTTTACATTGATTCCGAACATGAGGAACTGTATTCATACAAAGACGGGGTTTTAGAAAGTAATGTGACGATAATGGATCCAGTTGATAATTATTTCTATAATTATGTTGATATTCAAATAAGAAATTTCAATGATAATCCTATCCCCGATTTTTATGTAGGTGTGATCGATAAAGTAGGAGACTGAAAATGTATTTCTTTTCTTCACCTACTTTAGAAATCCATGATTAAATCTCTTTTGCTATCTTTGTGACAAACAGTTATAAAATGGCAGCAGAAGATAACAGAAACATAGCGGTTCCTCAAACAGGTATGAACCGAGATCTGCATCCGTCGAGTCTTACGGATCAGCATTATACGTTTGCCTTGAATGCCAACATCGAATCCGAGGATGGTAATGTTGGGATGAGATCTAACGAGCACAGTAATCTTAAATGCATTGATTTCGATGGATTTAAGGTTATTGGTTACAAGAATGATCTTACTTCGGGCAATATCTATTTTTTTATAACAAATCCTGAAACAGGCGTATCTAAGATAACTTATTTCAAGCCTGAATCCGATACAAGTATCTTATCCGATTCCGATATAGAATCTATGGTAGAAGGATCGGAGTCGTTGTGTTCTGGCATGAAGACCTTGCTGGAAGACAACGAGCAAGATCCGTGCCTTAAGTTCTCTATCTATCATCCTATAAAAACCATAGAAATAAAGACAGAGAAATGTGGGAAATGTATTTACTGGACTGACGATCATAATCCTCCCAGGTATGTTATTGTAGACAAGGCTCTGACTCCTGATGATGAAGGTGATATATGGTATCATTATCATGGGTATAAGATATGCGATAAAGAATACGATAGGAAAAAGTTCATGCAGGAGAATGGTTGTTTTCTGGCATGTGAGAAACTTAGGGTGTTTCCGCTACTCAAACCCATGTGCATAGAGCCGGCTCAGATAGAGTACGGGGGCAGCCTACGCTCAGGCGTCTATCAGGCTACTGTGGCTCCTTGTGACGAGTTTGGAAACGAGCTTGGAAGTTATTCTAATCCTACTAATCCTGTACCTATATTCGATGAACAGTATATTACTCAAAAAGATGGCAAATGGGGAGAACGTACTAATTTAGGTATTAGGTTTGTCGTATCTAACATAGATCGTCAAGTTGAGTATTTTAAGGTTGTTATCATTCAAAACACAGTAGGATACAACGGAGAAACCCAACCGGTTGTCGACTATTTTGTAGAAGGTATTCATCCTGTATCAGAAAAGACTATATTGTATTATTCGGATCTTAATAACAAACGTACGACATTCGAACACATATCCTTAAAAAAACCTGTATATAACACATCAAGGGGGATTGTAGCTGTCGGGAATCGTCTTCTCCAATATGGTCTTACGGCGGAAAAAGAATGGAATTTACAGCCTGTAGTTTCCCTCATGGGACACTTCCTTCAATGGCAGGCATCGGTAGCCCACGAAGATCTGTATAAGGACGGTAATGCCTGTTCGTTGTATGTGGGGTATATGAGAAATGAAGTGTATCCGTTTGCTATTTCTTTTAAGTGCTCCAACGGTTACAAAACTCCGGCATTTGTGTTAATACCTCCCCCTTATAAAGATGCTGCGGCAGAAATAGAAAATAAGGATACTGATAGAGTATATAAGTCCATAAACCAATATGCTCCTCCTTGCTCAGGGCAAGAGCGTAAATTCAAGTGGCAGTATTATAATACGGCAGGAGACCCGAAGGATTTCGATGATGAAGAAACAGGACAAGAAGAATGTAAGAATCCGGCTACTATCGGTCAAACTATAACATTGCAAAATGATTTTAAAACTTATACAAACGTTAGTTTTACATTCAGAAGTCAGATTATAATAGATGAGGTGATTAATTATTTTTCATCTAATATAAAAGACATCGCATGTAATACCGCTACAGAAGAACCTAATAATGCTGCTGCCAACGAAATATGCGATATATTCAACAGCTACGGAGACCCTGACGATCCTAATACGGAGGAACAAAAAGAAGCTATAGATGGTATCGAGGCTCCTGAGTTTGGAGCCGAGTGTACTGATGCGCACCGCCAGTATTCGCTTATTACAGCTCCGGTAGATCGTATTGTGGGTTTCCGTGAAGAATATACGTATAAGGATCTTGAGGATATGGAGCACGTATCCACCGACTACCTATATACTACCGGCGGTGAAAAGCAAGACAAGTATTCTGTGCTATTTAACTGGGAACTACAGGAACAGATGATAGAGTTCATGGATAAGTATTTCTTTGCCGATGACGAAGATGGCGGTCATTGGGCTGGATACTGGTCGGGTGATGACGGGACCAAGGCGTGCGCTGTGTACGATTCTCTGTTACAACCGTCTGTTATATTACAGTCTATAGCCGAAGCTATTTATGTTCTGGATTCTATGCCGTGTACTTGCGGATGTTTTATAGAAGAGCCTTGTCTTAATCCTACTGTTGCCAGAAGCGATTATAACTCATTCCAGTCATCTTCTACACTTCTTGGAGCATACCTTCTTATGAATGATGTGTGGAATGATGATAAAGGAGAAAGTAAGGTTTGTTTCCCAGATAGCAACCACTGTCTTCCGGACTGGAGGGCCGGACGTTCTTCGAGTACTATCCACAACGACGCCTACAGGTCAAGGATAGCGCCTGGAGCCCTGATAAGGGACACCTGGCCTGAGATAGAGAAAAAGATAGATGATTATTCATATAATTTCCTTGATACCGGTTACGTACCAGAAGGAGATTACGGAGATGGATGGACATGGGATTCTTATGCTAATTTGGCTGACAATAACGTAGGTGCTCTTATTCCTGAAGATGTTAAAGGTTCTACGATGTTTACATCAGAGTTATTGGTATGGAGGTTTACGAAATGCGTGCTTCGTAACGCCCGTTTCCTTCATATTACAAGACCTGAAGAATGGGATGATCCTGATTTCCCGGCCAAGGACAAAGTTCTTTATCTGGAATCTTTGGGGAAGATAGATGGTCTTATGGATGCTGTGTCCACACAATATGTCCGTCTTTCTTTTTGGAAATCATTAGATCCAAGATACAAAGGAAGCAATAGGAAGATAGATAAGGATGATCTCAACTTTGATTGGGAGAAGGTCATGGATGAAGGCGATAATTATGTTATTGTTGGAGCATCCCGTCCTTACTTTGGGCACATAGGCGAATCTTTCTTCGATAAGTACCCTGATGGATTGTATGTAGCCATAGACTGCCCTATCGTATCATGCCCTTGGATTTTTACCGTCCGACAAATTGATTTCTGTAAGGTTAAAGACGATGGAGAAGAAGAACATAGCAAGAATCCGTCAAGAGGTTTGGTAGGCACATCTTACGTCCTTGGTAAAACTATATACCCATATATTTTTGGTATCAGAGAAAAGGAAATAGACCGGATAAATGTACGAGCCAAAGAAATATCGTTAAGGGCTACTGTAGAATACGCCAGCCAGTGTACGATATGCGGGGATCGCCCCATAAACTGTGCTCCAAGGAAATATAAGTACGGTGATTTCGCTTACTGGGAATCGTCTGAGAAGTATCCTGCTAATTTTGAACTGTATGACAGTAGTAAGGTTAAGATAAGTGATCATGGATATGAAGGCAATTTCAAGAAAGCCTACGACAATATCGTATCTAAGCTTACTGAATACTACGGTTCCCCTTCTACGGATGATAAGGGAATGATGTCTTTTAAAGGACATAAATATGGTACGGTAGATACCAGTACCGTCTTTTGCCAACAACCTATCCGGCATTATAAGTTCCCGGACAACGATCATATGCTTTTCATGAACCGGGATGTGAGATCTTATGATGTTCCTTCCGATATTTATCCTATAGGAATATTAGTAGACGAGGATATGATTAATGTCTTCCTTGATTTTGCTGTAGATTCAGGATTGATAACCAAAGAACAGCGAGATATGGTTACAGGATATGAGATATATAGAGGCGACAGACGTCTTAATCGTTCTGTTATAGCTACCGGAATAGCTTACGACATGTACAGATATTCAGGTCAAAACTCGAATCTTAATCTGTATCCTAATTATCCGTATAATGATTTATCGGATGACTCTTTTAATTACGCAACTGAAAAAAGGGTATCGTTTATAACCCATCCATTTTTCAGAAGAGGAAACGTATGGTATGCATTTAGTTCTCCTGATATTTATTTCAATAAGCCTGAGACTCCTACGGAGGTAGCTATAGAAGGTTTTATAAGAGGAATGTCTGTAGGGAACTTTGATGAGGTTGAAGATCATCCCAAATGGACGATATTAGGAAAACAATCATATAAGATGGCGGCCACGTTAGCCAACATCGAATCCACGGCTACTATAGCTTCTCAGATAGCAGAAGAGCTTATGAACCGTTCTACGTCTGCGTATATAGGTGTGATAGGCAATATCAATATGGCAATGATCTTTGCTTCAATGATTGCCACCATATCTGATACGCTTGCCAAAAGACCGGTATTGTATGGTAAGTACAGATATGATTGGCTTACAACATTCATAAACAATGGCCCAAGAAGGAATCATGCTTTTTATTATACGTCTGTAGGTTACTATAATAGCATGATGGGCTTCGATGATACGGCTCCATATGAGCAAAACAGATTAAGAGGATTGGCTAATACCAAGAGCCTTAAATCAGGTATGTATCCCATATCCGATCCGTCTACTACATCATCTTGGGTTACTGGAGAAGATGTAGATGATGATAACCAAAACGCTTCAAAAGATTTTTTGTTTATAAATAACATAGATAGGGAATCTTCCATGTTCTTATCTTTTGGAGATCCGGGAGAAAAGGATCCTGATACAAGCATCTTAAATTCAAAGTATCTTGTATCGTATCCTATGCAGGCCCAGGTATATGATACAAGTCGTATCCATGACCCTGTTATCATGGCTTCTGATGCCGGATCTAAAGAGTCTTTTGAAAGGACGAAGATGTTGTCTTATATCTGTTCTCCGTATATGAAGCTTATGCGATACAGGCCCGATCAGTATGGAGCTATAGAAGATATAAAATGGATATCAGTAGGAGGGTGTGGATTCTTCCAAGGAGGGAAGCAACCTTTGTTTGGCGGTGACACCTACATATCGAGGTTTTCCATGAAGCGAAAATTCCCATTTTTTTATAATACTGCTTTTGGTATAGGGGATATGATACCATTTGCTTACAATGATTACCGGAATGTTGGATTCCCTAAGTATTTCGTTAATTACGATACTGGAGAAGATATGCTTGAGCATACTGACAACGAACGTTTTAATAGCTGGACATCATCAAGCAAAGGAACGTATTCTTTTTATCCAAATAGAAAAAGTTTGTATAATTTAAATGGTGAAAATGAGGCTAAGAAATATGTGGATGGTAGATTTTATCTGTGGTCTTATGGTATTCCTCAATTCCTTGTAGAATCGGAAATAAACTGCAATTTCCGATTAGAAGGAGTAGAGCCTCATGAATGGTTTTATCCGGCTCATGGTGATTTTGCTTGGTGGACACAAGAAAAGAACGTGTCTATCCATAGGGACAATGATTACAAGATAAGTCCTATCTACTCATCAAGAATGACGTTGACACCTAATGTATTGCCGGCGACATACGAACGTCGTTTTTATGATTGTGCTTACCAGCGACCTAATGGTGTTATATGGAGTAGGGCTGACGTATCTGAAAACAGTCAAACAGATCCGTGGCTGACATACAAACCTATGGACTATCATGAGTTCCCAACCAGCAACGGTAAGCTTATTCACATGAAGCGTATTGAATCCGATCAGATTCTTGTCAGGTTTGAGGACCAGGTTTCACTCCATAACGCCATAGACGTAATCAAGGAGCGCACCTCCCCAGGGCAGGCCGAGATGGGCACCGGCGGTCTGTTCGCGTCCCGGCCTCTGGAGTACAACACGACCGACCTTGGTTATTCTGGAACCCAGAGTACTGAAATAATTAGTTCAGAATTTGGTCATTTCTGGGTAGATACTAAAAGAGCACAGGTGTTTATGACCGATCCGAACGGACGTAATCTTAAGGAACTTAGTGTAGGTATCAGGCATTGGCTTAAGCGTCATCTTCCGTTTAAGATTCTTAGATACGGAATAACTAATATCTTAACCGGTACAGAAATGACAGAAGAAGATACAGACAATAAATTTATCGGTCTTGGTCTGTCTCTTGGATGGGATAATAGGTATAAGAGGGTACTTATCACGAAAAAAGATTATATACCTGTTAAGAACCCGGCATATTACAAATATGATGGTGGAAGGTTCTTGTACAATGAAACAGAGGTGTTGTCAAACGATAAGGAAATATCTTTAAAAGACGAACAGTATTTTAAAGACGTGTCGTTCACTATCGGATATTCGTGTCTGAAGCAAGAATGGATTTCTTATTATTCGTTCTGTCCCGACTATTATATAGAACAGCAACAATATTTCCAAACAGGTATAAACTTCCCGGCATCAGACGAAGAAGGCGGCTTATGGAGTCATTTACTGACGAATAAGAGCTTTCAGACATTCTACGGAGCAACATATCCATTTATATTAGAAGTGCCGATAAAAGAGAAATATAATGGCTCTACGCTGGCTTCTGTAGAATACGAGCTTGATGCAAGGAAATACGTCGATGATGTGAATTACACTCTTGACAGGAAAGTAGGTTTAGATACGATAACTATCTACAACGACACAAACAACTCAGGTGAAATTCATCTTGTTCCAGAAGAAAAGAATAATTTAGCGCAACGTATATCGTATCCGAAGATCGTAGGCGACCATACTGAGGTCCTGGATACTGAGGTATATAGAAGACATAAGTTAAATGACTTCTTCAACAGGGTTGATGATGACCGATCGGAGACCCCTATTTGGATCAAGGACGATAATGATATAAATAAGTCAGTTAATCCTGATTCTCTTAATTTCAGACGGTCATGGCTGGATAGGTTAAGAGGAAGTTGGATGCTGATGAGGATAAAGAAAGTAATTAGCAACCGGAAAATTATATTCCAGTGGTTGATTTCCGAAGATAAGATTAAGAATAGATAATATCGTATTACCCTCTGCCTATTAGCAAGTAGAGGGTAATACTTTTAAGTGCAAGGATGTGTATAACCACTTTATATTATTCACTACATTTATTTATCCAAATTAATACATTTTAAATCATTTTAATTTGTAAATCATATTTTAGTGTCTATATTTGCATCGTAATCAAGAGAGATTATAATACAAGACAGTGGTGATGGAAGGTGATACTTCGGTTTGTGTCATAGGTTCGAGTCCTGTATTTTTCATATAATAAAAATTAGATCAGTTGGTAGATCAAAACCTCCTTTCATATCAAAACACTTTCCAGGTTTTCCCTGTTTTAATAAAATATATAGATGGTGAGGAGTTCGGTTACTTCGAAAATTAGCGTAGTGGATAACGCGGTATTCTGTAAAAATACTTTTCATTGGTTCGAATCCAATATTTTCATTTTAATTATCCGGCTCCGTTTTTCCTCTGTTTGAAATACATAAAAACTAATGAGTGGTGATGGGGTTAGTTACTTCGAATTTAGCTCAGATGGATAGAGCGATACTCTTTTAAAGTATAGGTCGATGGTTCAAATCCATTATTTCATTGTTTACACTAACTTCAGCTTTTCCCTCATTGAGTATTCATTTTGATATATTTTTTTTTTCAAGCAGTGGTAGTAATATCACTGCTTTTTTTGTATAACACTTTAAAGAAAACAACAAATGGGAAAGTTTAACAAAAAGGATGAAGGTGTTAAACCTACGATCGTGAATCACATGGGAGAGAAGGCGTATAAGCCTAACGCAGAAGAAGAGTTGGTATCTACGGTAATGACTACCATGTTGTCTGATTCTTATTATGAGAAAGAAAAAGACAAGGTGAACAGGATTAAGGACCTTATGGATCAAGTAGATCCATATTTCGCAGCACAAACAGCATTGTATGTCAGGAGAGAAGGAAAACTTAGGTCAGTAACGCATCTTATGGCTTCTGTCCTTGCCAGCAAAGCATCGGGTAAGGAATGGGCTTCAAGGTTCTATAACAAGATCGTTATGCGTCCTGATGATATGAGCGAAATCCTTGGCTGCTATGCGGCTCTTAATGACAAAAATCCAAAAAAGTTAAGAGGAATATCCAGCGCTATTAAGAAAGGATTTAAGACGGCTTTGGAAGATCTTGATCCGTATCGGATTGACAAGTACAAGATGGACAGTAGGGTCATTACTATGGTTGACCTCGTAAACTTATTTCACCCTAAAGGCAATCAGGCTAACAAAACGGCTTTCCAGTACCTTATAGAAGGTCGGTCTTTGTCTGGATTATACGAAAGCAAGATTCTTGAAAAAGAAATGTCTAAAGCCGGACAGGATAAGAAAGACAATAAGGAAAAGAAAGAAGCTTTAGGTGACGCTATTCGGGACGTGGTTTCTAATGTAAAAGGCATGCCTATTTTTAATATGGTTCGTAACCTTGTAAACATAATCAAATACGCGCCTGATCAAATAGATGAAGTTTGTAGGCAGCTTACAATAGAAGAGAAGGTGCTTAATTCGAAGATGCTTCCTTTCCGTTTTGCTTCAGCTTTCAAAGAGGTTGAAAATATAGGCACTGATGGTTCCGATAATGATATTGTATTTGAGTCGGATAAAAAACGTGCTAAATTAACAGCGCGTAACAAATATAAGATTTTAGATGCGTTGGAGAAAGCCATAACCATCTCCTGCAAGAACCTGCCGGTATTGGAGGGGCGGTCGGCTATCCTGATTGACCACTCTGGCTCTGTACGTGGAGATATGGGAGGATCTTCTGAGGTGTCTGCCTTTAGCAAAACAAGTACGGCTGTCATTGGCAACTTGTTTGGCTGTATGATTGCTTCTGTGCTTCCTGACGTATTTATTGGTATGTTTGGTGACAAACTTATCAATTACGAATATGATAGAAGTAAAGGTGTTTTATGGAATAACAAAAAATCTTTTACTGCCGGAGGAGAATGCGGTGGTGCCACTGAAAACGGTCTTTTTGCATTCTTGGATAAGTGCGTTAAAGATAAGATCAAAGTAGATAACTTGTACGTTATTTCAGATATGCAGATAGGAGACGGTGAATCTGTTGTATGGGAGAAAAGTTCCAGTTATGGATATGGCAAATTCGCCGAACTTTTGAAAGGGTTCAAGAAAGTGAATCCAAATTGCAAAATCGTTTCTATTTCTATTCAAGGATATGGAAGTGAGATGTTTTACAGAGGATCTAATATCTTGAACATAGCTGGCTGGTCAGAATCTATCTTCGATGTTATTAACAGCAAGTTCTTCGGATATAAGAATATGATTGAAGAAATTAAGAAAATAAAAATATAATCATTGATTTTGCTTCAATTGTAATTTCCATAGTAAACAAGTTTTAGCTTTAAAGGTATAGCCGAAGAAGTACGTGAGTATATCTTCGGCTTTTTTATTTACCTTTGTTGAAAAACAGTTTGTTATGAAACAAGTATTATATAAAAATGATATATACCCCTACAATGTAAGGGTATTGCTTGGAGCAGATGAAGAATATATAGTTAAGACGTTCGCCAACCTGGAAGTAGAAGATCAGAGCTGGGAGGGGTGGACTGATGATTATGGTGGCAGAACTATTTTCGTAGGAAACCGAACCAATCACAGGAAAGAAATATGTTTCTTATTTCATTCGCTGTCTGATATGGATGTTAGAACAATAGGACACGAATGTCTGCACGGTCTTTCTATTTATTGTAAGTATCTTAATATGGATTACGGTTTTGAAGTCGGAGGAGATGAGCATGCCGCCTGTCTGATGGGATGGTTAGTTGATAAGGTTTGTGGTGCTTACCACAAATTTAAGAAGGAGGAAGAAAAAAATGGCAAAGAAGACTAAAAATTATGTAAGAGACAAACAACCAAAAACATTATGGAATAAAATTGGTCCGTTTGTAAAACTTAGAGAATATCTGGCATCTAATATAACACCTGACGTGTATGCTAATGAAAGAGGATTAAAAACCAAAATAATGGAATTTTTTGGTCAAGATGTTCCGAAAGCCAATGTGGATGATTTTAGTCAGAATCTTTGGTTTAGATTCTTAAACCAACCAAATAACCTGAAAGAGGAAAACGGGATTGTTAGAATACCAGACAATATTAAATCCATTATATCTGACAGGATAAATGGTGGATGGGAGAAAATGGCTAAAAAATATGGAAAGGAGCTTGATTCATTAGATAATAAGATAATTGATGGAAAAGTTGCAGGCAAGGACGTATCTGATTTGGAGGAGTTAAGGGATGTAACAAGTAGGAAACTTGGAATGGTAGAAGAGGGTATAGATCTCTTAAAAAAAGCCAGAACCGGAGAACATCAGGTATTTAACGAATATAATTTTATACCGGATGCTTACGGAGATTTAAATGATTTATCAGGCTTATCAAGTTTTACCATGTACCGTGATGATAGAGGTAGGATGGTTGTGAAAGATAAGTACGATTTTTATAGAAGCGATCAACCTTTTGGTGTTGGGGTTGTTACTAAGACTCTTGATACAATAGGATATCCTTTTGAAATAAGGGATTATGTAGAAGATAAAATCCCATACGAAGAAAATGATCCAAACAAGATCCTGTTTAGATCCATTATTGATTCAAAGAATGATTTGGATAAAAGGATGGAGATAAGATCCAAAAAACAAGGAGGGGATTCTTCTAAGCCGGAAATAGATTGGGATTTATTCAAATCCAAATATGAAAATATGAAGCGTGTGGGTAAGGGTAAGCATCGTACTATGGACGTAGAAGGGATGAATATGATCTATGATGCTTTATATGATAAAGGTTTTAATCAACGCCAGATAGAAGCCGTACTTGGAAATATTATTGAAGAATCTGGTGGAAACCCCTACGCTGTATCTGAGGATGGAAAATTTAGGGGACTTTTTCAAGAATATTACAAAAGATATCCGCCAAAAGAGTTTGAAAGAGATAAAGAGAGATTTAAGAGCGATAAGCGTGGATATATCAACTATATGATAGACAGATTTTATGATCATGTTCAAGATGCTGGGAAGTATAGTATAAAAGATACTAAATACAAAAAAGCTATTCATGCAGTAAACGAATTTATGTCAGAAGATCCAGATACGGATTATTCGTATCCACTTGTGTATGCTTTTGAAGCTCCATCAGATAAAGAAGGAACTTATGAAAATAGAAAGAGCGTATCAAATTTGATAAGCCAATCTTATGTTTTGGATAATGTTGATAAAAAGGATAATGATAATACTATTGTTGATGCTATTCTTGGAATAAAAAATGATCTTGAGCTACAAGACTCTATTTCCACTACAAGAGGCGAAGCCTTTAAAGAAGCCAGGAAAAGAGGTCTTAAGGAATTTACGTGGAATGGAAAGAGATACAATACCAATATCAAGAAAGAAGGTGGCGTGGTTGGTAAACAGCGTGAAGCATATGAATATTTTACTAATAAAAGAGGCATGTCTAAGATACAGGCGCTTGCTATCATAGGTAATCTCATGGCTGAATCCGGTCTTAAAGATGACATATACGGAGACAACAGAACATCATACGGCATACAGCAATGGCATAATGAGCGCATGGATAAGCTATTCAAGCACGCCAAAAAGAAAGGTCATTCTACACCAACATTCAAAGACCAACTTGAGTTCTTAGCTGATGAATACGAAGGGAAAACCGGATATTCTAATTTCTTATACACAAGAAAAGGAAAAGAAGGACCAGGGTATTACAACTACAGCCGGCAGGACTTCATGAACGCCGATAACCTTAAAGATGCTGTAGTAGCTTGGAACCAAGGAGCAGGACGTCCTCATAAGAGTGTTATAAGAAACGATGACCGTTATAATTATGCTATGGAGGTTGCTAAAAATCTTGGTTTGGAAATTGAAGAAAATTCCGTATCTTCGTATGGTCAAATGGGATTCGGAGATGATGCTGAAATAGCAGCATCGGTAACACTTCCAGAGGTAGAAGTGGTAGCCGCCCTTCCTAACCCGGAAGTCCCGTCCCAGGAGAGACAGTCCGAGGAAGAGAGATTCCGTACATGGACTGAAACGTATGGTAAGGACATCATAAATCATTTACTGACGTTAGACGGGAAAAAGGATGGTGATGACAGTGATTACAGCATGATGTATAAACAGCATGAAAAAGAAAGCGAAGAGGATAAGAAAATGGCTTTGATTAATGCCGTGCTTCCCAATATTCAGCTTCGCATTAAAGGCGTCACTGATAATTAGAACAATTATTTTATTTCTCATATTAATAAAGCGAAGCCGGATTTGAGACTTGTTATGCGGATACCGAAGGTTGAAGAACGATATCAAGATAATCCGGCTTTTTTGTGCGATTTCGTGAAGGATGGAACTATCATCGCCTTGGTTTAACAGAACAGACCTACGTACCTCCACTGTCCTGACGGGCATGGACGCCCGTCTCGCCTACCAGCCTGCCTAATTCTCCACTGGCTACCTAATATAACTATTAACGTCACTCCATCACCTATCTCCCTTCAGTCGATAGGTTCAGTCGTTTTTAAATATTATAAGTTCTTTCGCATCGTTCCCTTCGGTCACGATACTCAATCTTTTAACACAATTAGGCGAACAATACAATGACGGAAAAAGTAATTTGTCAATCCGTTCACTCACTTAACTCCCTTCGGTCGTTAAGTTTATTCACTGTAAACAATTATATGAATAAATGGTAAAGTATATAAAATAATATAAATAATATAATGAGTAAGATCATTGAAAATGGTCTTAATATTAAGGAAAACGGAGACTATTCATAGGCGTAGTTTTAATTCAAGATTTGTTGTCCCACTCCTGACGGTCAGACGGTTACGTTCAGGGTCATTTTCCCGTCTCTTATCCAAACCGTCATAAAATAAAAAACCTTGTATCCTATTTCTCTCAAACCGGATACAAGGCAGTGCATTTTCTTCTTTTTATGTAAAATCATATATTTGCACTAAAAAACAAAAACAACATGGAGACAAAAATAACTGAAATAATGAATCCTCACAAGTTACACGACAAGCTCTTCAAGAAAGAGCAGGTCTCTCCGATAGAAGTTATATACAATAGCTTCAGCAACTTAGGGTACAATGTAGTACGCCGTCCAGCCGGTCAGTGTTTAGGCAATTTGAGATATTTTAATCTATTTTATGACAAACATACTCATCATTTCTATCAGAAAGACAGGAAGTTGAGATATTGTAGCAACTTTCTCATATCTGATTACTGGAAAGATAGAGTGCGATGTTTCATAGTTTGGAACTTTGGTTTTGGAAGATTCTTTCCGTACAATGACTTTATTGAGGCTATGGTTTATGATTATCTCCGATATGGGAGAAAGTCAGTTCCTTATCTTAAAAGCGTGCAAGAGGCTGAAGAAAAGTGTGTAAGGTTCTATATCCGGTCTCAGATAGACATGCTTCGTAAGGAAGGATATGCTGCATACCGGGCTAAGTTTAAGGAAGAACGTCCTCAGTATTTCATCGGAGACGATAGGACGGTGTTTAGGTGCCTTGACAGCTCTTTGAAAAGAGAAGAGAAGATTGCTGCATGCGTAGCCCACAAAAGGGCTTTAAAAGAAGGTATAATAACCTCTTTCATCAACCATCTCAAGAAACATCCTACCACCTTGTATTCTTGGTTTTCATCAGAGGTAGACAGCGAAGGAAAGAATAGGATATGTTTATCTGACAAGGCTGTTTCGTATTTGAATAAGAGACTGGTTCGCAATGGATTAAAGGCTCTTTCTGCATCATATCTTTTTAGAACGTTTAGAAAAATGGTGAAGACTTTGTTCGGTTTCAATGTCAGGTCGTTCTTGAATAGCTGTCTGATGTCTGTTTCAACAGAAGAGGTTTTAACCAAATCTATGAAGAAAATAGTTTCCAAGACGGTGCTGTTTTTGTACAAGAGAGCGCTTAAGAACTATCGCCGGGCATGCGGTCTTAAGTACGACCCTGATTCGGGCGGTTTGTCTGTCATACGTCCCTGATTTTTAAACGTATCCCATAACGTTGGATTTTCTCGTTCGTTTCTCTTATCTTTGTGAAAAAAGATAGTATGAAATTACGAATCATAAAAAATCGTCCGATATTCGCTCCTGGCGGTAGTGTTCAGGATAAGAAACAGGATATTAATGTATCCTCTACTCAGCCTATTCTTGATTATGGAACGCCTGTTAATAAATGGGGTGAATCTGATATTCAGAATATATATATGCCTTCTGATGTGACTTTAGAAACAGAGGAGGGGGAGATAAATCCATTTAGTAGTATGCCTACATCCGATCCGTTTTTTGAAAATCATGATGCAGGATATGCAGGATATCTCGCTGATAATAGGGGTATGGTTAAAAACGTAGAGAAATCAGTCGTTGATAATGCAATGAATGTAGGTGGTGTTGATTCTGATTCCTCTAAAGAAAAACGTTCCCAAGATGGGAATCCTCTGGATCCTATGACTGCTCCTTATTATTCTCCTGATCTTGGAGGTCGAGCTCAAATGTTCGGTACAAGTCTTGGTAGGATAAGAGCCGGTAATAAGGTTGGTGCTAATGTGGCTCAAGCTGCCTTGTCTGGTGTTAGTTTAGGATTAGGTCTTACCCGTAATATCATGGGAGCTTCATCTGCTGCGTATGCAGCCAGCAGAGACGAGCAGGCAGCGAGGGAAAAACTTGCCAAGGAGCGTCGTCAGCAATTCATCAAGTGGGAACGTGAAGGTGGTGGCGTGAATTTAGGTAACGGTCAGAAGATAGATACGTCTGATATGACCGGCGAATATATTTATCCTCTTCCCAAGTCTATGGAAGATGCTGCGAATGTAGAGATAGAGAAAGGCGAGTACGTGCTGACTCCTGACTCCGTAGGGCCTATGGAAGCCAAAGGAAACAGACATGAAAATGGTGGCACTCCGGTTGATTTGCCAGAGGCTTATATTGTTTCCGATTATCGTAAGATAGATGATGAGTTTGCCTCTTACGTTAGAGAAAATTATGGTATTAAGGCAACGTCAAAAGATACGTATGCTACACTCCTTGATCGATATAAGAAGAAGATTGGTTTGTCTGATAAGTACGAAGATCAGGAGCGTGTATATAAGAGATTAGAGAAAAATGAAGAAGTAAAAGACAAAAACACATCTAATCTTAATGCTTCTATTCTTTCCAAGTACGTCAATGAAAACCAGAAAGAGATAGACGAGCTTGAAGCACAATTTCGTTCTTTCGCTGAAATCGTTTATGGCAAACAGGAAGAATCTAAGCGTAACGAGAAGATGGATGCTTTTTTCAGGGATGGCGGGGTTGTTGATCTGAATCAGGTAAAGAAACAAGCTAAGGCTTTTAATATTGCAGAATCAGATGCTAAGAACTGGATATATGACGAGTATGTTAAGCAAACCAGAAAAATGGCTGAAGGTGGACCTACTCAGAAGGAGCTGGAGGAACTTAGAAAGAATGCTATCGGCTACAATAAGCTTATCAATCAGTTATTTGGACGAACTCTTAATATGACTGTATCTGATGTTAGTGGTCGTGAGCAGATTCTTAATCCTGATTCCAGTGTCAATGCCAATCAGAATCTCCAACATAGAAGCAATTTAGGATACGGCAGGGTAAATGATAAGGCGGTATCTAATTTGCTCGACGTAAACCGATGGGCTAACAAGTACAATACGGATGGTGATTTTGATACAGAAGGTTTCCAGAAAGGATACAACAGGCAATTAAATGCATTGTGGGCGTTAGCTGATGTAGGCGCTATTACGAATGCTGATGCAGCCAAGAAATTCAGAGATGAATACGGATTCTGGGGCCAGGACGCCGGAAGCTACGGAGGGAATCAGGCTTATAATTCATTTGCCGTAGATGATAAGTTTGGTCAGACAACAGCTACTCGTTCTTATTATGGGTTGGACGTTGTTTCGGCAGAGCAAAAAAGATTGTTAAACGAAAAAGGGATAAAGAATTATGTTGACTTATTTGGTGATAAATCTGATGCCGCTAAGAAGATTCTGGGCTCCGATTATAATAAGTTTGTTGCTTTAAGAGATAGTGGGTTAATGCCGGAAATAGACTTCGTTCTTGAGTCTGTTAAACCAGAAATGAAGCCTATTGAGGCCGGTCCCATAGCACCAGGCCTTACACCGCCTAAGATTGGATCTCCTGGAAGGGTAGAGGTAAAACCGAAAGCAAGTACGCCTACGACTGCAACCGACACCGATACAGAGGAGGTGGTTGAAGACAACGGACCTAAAGGGCAGGGCAGACCGGCGGCGTTCGGTCCTATCTTCCCGGAGATGCTGAGAACGCTCGATACAGGCTTGGAGATAGAAGGTCTGGAAAGACATCAGGCTCCGAGAATAGACCCAGTTCTTCAATCTGCTGATCAGTATATCAACGAGCTCAACCGCGCGACATCGGCTCAGTTGGACGCAGTAGGTGACGTGCCCGACTCCCAGCGCTCCGCTATTCTGGCTAATATGAACGCCATAGCCGGAAGCAATATAGCCAAGTACATTAACGAAGTAAATTTCAATAACGCAAGGCAAATAAACGAAGCTGATAGATTCAATGAAATGGCTTATGTTCAGACAGACGATAAGAACATAGCGGAAAGGCAACGTTATGAATCCGGGTTATTGAAGGCTATGGCTATAAGGGATGAAAATCTTGCTCGTTATTATGATAGCATAAACAGCGAAATACAGAATAAGTTCAATGTTCGTACATCGTTGAATACCATAGCTTCCATAGCTCCGAATATGAGAATGCTTCCAAGTGGCCAAATTATTTACGTTCAAGGTAATCAGGATGTGATGAATATGGGTGATTATTCTACACCTTACTTGAGAAGTTTAAATGAAGAAGATGATGAAACTAAAAGAAGAAGGAGGACCAAATAGTGGCTTCACAGTATAGTATTTTAAGGCAATATGCCCCGTATGTTAGTCCTTACAACATAGATCTTGTTAAGGACGTCATGATGTACAAACAGCAGAAGGTTGATGCTGCTCGTGAAAAGATCTATACCCAGGTAGATTATCTTATGGGTCAAGAGATAGATAAGCCTGAAGCCCGCGCTTATATGGAAGATAAGATGTCAGGTGTGATTGCTAACATCAATCAAAAATTCAAAGGCGTGGATCTTTCTTCTGATGGTGTTACGAGAGCCATACAAGGAGAGATCAGTTCAGTGTTGGATGATACGGTCATTAACGCGATTGCCGGCACAAAAGAAGGCAAGAGGGTTATGAAGGAAATAGAATCTATAAAACAGAATCATCCTGAACTTTATTCTCCTATTAATGAATGGCATGCTTTGGACCCTTATTACAAATGGAGGTCAGATGGTAAAGCAGGATCAAGGTTGGGAGGTCTTCATTATTCTCCTTATGTCGATTATACTAAGGAGATAAATAAGCTGGTCAGTGATTTTAGGAAAAACAACGAAGGCAAGAAGATTCAGACAACAGAATATGATGTTAAAGGTAATCCTACTGGTGGAATCATAGAAGTCAACGTAGATGAGCTTACTGATTCCCAGATAAGGAATTTTGTGTCTGCTAACTTATCTGAAAACATGAGGAATCAGATGAGAATAGAAGCATCATACATGGCAGCTACCAATCCGGTGTTCAGTAATCCAGATTTGGTTAGTCAATACATTGGGTCTTATGTCGAAAGATACGATAGGCACATAGGAGCATTGGAAGCAAAAAAGAAATCAGTAGGGGATAATAAGGATATTATTGATCGTATTGACAGTCAGATACAGGAAGCTAAAAATCAGAAAGCAGAAGCCAAGAGGGAGGCAGATATGATAATAGCTTCATCAGATCCGGTAGCGGCTGCTAATTTTGTTGTTACCAATAATCTTTTCGATAAGATGACTGATGCATGGAGATACGACAATACAAGTTTTGAAAGGAAGAAAGATGATCTTTATTTTGCAAGGTTGGCAGAGGATAGGGCTCAGCAAAAGTTTTTGACTGATAATGCTAAGTCTATGGTTGAAATATCGTTGGCAAAAGAGCAACTTGCACAGGCTAAGATTGAAACCGAATACATGCGTACTTACGGTTCCAAGATGGGCACTGAAAGCTCATCCGGAGGCACAAGAGGAGCAGGCGGTGTAGGAGTGCCGATGGCTCCTATGGACGGGCCTACGGCTATCAATTCTGGAACGGGTAAGATAGGATCTGTTAATTTGGCTAATATCCCTTATGAACAACTCACATCTTCTTCCACAGAGCGTAGAGCAAATTTATTGAAATTATATAATTCATTATCTCCTACAGACAGAAGTAATATCGTTGCAGCATCATACGAAGAAGAAAAAACTGACCCAGGATTGTATGCTAATATGACTCCTGAAGAACGGATATATTCTTATTTAAAAAATAATGGAGGTCAGAAAAACGGATATTTTGGACAAGGAAATAACAGATTGTCTGAAGCTTATGATGCTTTACTTCTTTCTGATTCTAAGGCAAATGGAGCTACAAAGGCTATAAATAACATAACTGATTATCAAATAGATAATATAGTTACTAAAAAAAATAAGGATATTATCAGTAAAGTTCGTAATGCTAAGTTTATGAAAGGAAATTCTTTTATAAATCTTACCGATACAGATGATAAGGCTGGAGCCTTCCTGCTCGCCACAGCCATAACAACTGGTGTATCTGATGCCGTAGGGTTCAGAGAATACATGATGGACCCTTCAAGAGGAATAGATATTCTTAGTGCTATATCTCCGTCATTAGGGGCTAAGGTGAGTGCCGGCAAGTTGGGGAAAAACATATCTGATGCTATTACAAGCGAGAATAATGGTTCCTCTACTGGTACATTAGCTCTTATTAATGGAATGAAGAAACTCAACGGCGATCCTGATTTTAATATATCTGATTATATGACCATAGATAAGGATGGTGATATAGATTTAAAAGATTATCAGGAAGGTGAACCATTAACTATTACCCAGCTAAGATATGCTGAGAAAAACAGTAGAGTGTCTGATATGATAGCAGGTCAGATGCAGGATGAGATAAAAATGTCTGTATCTCCTGATCAGATTTCTGATAAGTTATCTCAGTATCATTACCTTGATTCTTACAAAAGATACAATTGGAATGCCGATTCACCGGAAAAGTCTTTGCAGAAGGCTCAGTTTAGAAGATTGTCTGGTTACATGGCAGGAAAGGTAAATAATCTGGATCCTACTGCTATTAATGCCATTAATATGGATGCCGAGATAGATAATGGCACTGTTAGAAGATTCTTGACTGCTCAAGTAGGTTCCGGTAAAAATTCTTATGTTACAGAAAGGGTTGAGATTACGAATGACGAGCTTCTTAAGGCGGGTATAGATCCTTCGGTCGAGGAGCGTAATTATCCGGTGGATGGTTACAAATCAAGTTTTGGAACCTGTGATTTTGTAGATACCGGAAAGAAGGAAGGTTATTCTTATGATAAGTATCTTATACGTAATGGTCTTCCCCGTTTGGCTTCTAAGGCTGATGTTAAGAATGATCTTTATGATATAGTAAAGGTTCATGGTTCTTACCTTAAGCCAGAAGAAATGAATGTTGTTAAAACCCTTGTTGATAATTTTATTGACATGTCTGATAATATATCAGTTCAGTTGGAGGGAATGGACGATAGGGGTTCAAGAGAGGTAGCGGTCAATTTCTATGACAAAAGGACTAAAAATTCTAAAAATCCTGCATTGTTGTTCTCGGATTTTGTTCCTTTGGATCCAGGTAATGATGAGTATGCGGATTACTGGAATAGCATTCACCAGAAGTGTCCTCAGTACTTCTTTGTAAAATACGTGAAGGAGGCTGTTCAAGAACGTCTTGATCAGATGAGGGATCCGTATATGAGAGGAATAAATATCACGCCCAATATGAATGACAAGTTTAGTAAGTTGAACGATTTTTTGCAGAAAATTTATGGCTGACAATAATATAGATAGATATAATCCTGCTGCTAAAACCACTTACGAAGATGTGGCAAGGCAAAGGAAATTAGCCGAAGAAGAGAATTACACTCCGGCTACATTACCAGAGACGACAACACCTCTGGTTCCTAATTATATGCCTGGTGAAGGTGTGTATGCCCAACCTAAATTTCCGGATTACGCATCAAGGATAGCTGCTGCCGAATACGAAGAACCGTATATAGCCAAGGAGATAAGCAACAGCTACTCGGAGGCACTGGCTCGTAACAGCTACAGGGGGGCTACACCTGCCCCGCCGCCTCTTAATCCCTATGGACCGAAGGTAAGTATCCGTGAAAGTCATCAGATGGGTAATGATGGGGTATGGCGTACAAAATATCCCAACTATATTCCGGGTATAAACAATGAGGATTATTATGCCAGAAGACAGAGCGGATGGAGTAAGTTTTGGAATGGTGTAGGCAAATTCGCTTTAAAGTCCGCATTGTACGGTGCGCAAGGAGTTGTGTCATTGCCTGACAAACTTATCAATATGGCATCTGAGGGAAGTTACAAAGCTGCGTTAAACACTAACATGGATAAGTTTGTAGGTGATCTTGACCAGCAAATAGACATGCTTCTTCCCCATTATTACAAGAAAGAGGTAGAAGATTATAATTTTGGTCAGAAGCTTTTTAAGGATACCGGTAATTTCTTGTGGAATGACGTCCTTGGTAATGGTATGTCTTTTACCGTAGGAGCCATGATATCAGCGTACATGACCGGAGGACTTGGAGTTGGATCATTGGGTAATATAGGCGCTAAATTAGGTGGAAGAATCGGAGCTAAGTTAGCAGCAAGGCAAGCTGCCAATAGGGGCATAGGAAGCCTTAAAAGCGTGTTTAACGACTATGTAAGAAAAGGAGTTGCTACCGGAAGAAATGTAGGGGAGGCGGCTAAGACCATGACGTTGTTGGCTACCAGTGCCGGATTCGAGTCATCGGTTGAAGCAAATTCTTTTATGAAGCAATCTGAGTCTGATTTCAAGGATTATTATCGTAAGATTTATGGTCGTGATCCCAATGCAGAGGAAATGGCTGTTTTTCGTAATTCTAATGCTGATGTAGGTAGTGCTATATTTGCCGCCAATATGGGTATAGTAGGATTATCTAACTGGCTTCTTTTTGGTAAGTATATAGGGTTAGGAGGCAAGGCTATACCAGGGTTGGAAAAGAGGCTCAACAAGCATTTATTTGGATTAGGGACGGAAGTTGCTAAGCCGGGAGAGATGGCTATTAAAATAACCAATCCCAATATAGGACAGAAGATAGCAGGCAATGTTTTCAATATCATGAAAAGACCGGTATCTGAAGGCTTATGGGAAGAAGGATCTCAAGGTGCTGTTCAGAATACGGCTGAGGAATATGTTAAGTCAAGATATGATAATGTCGCCATGAACGGAGCCGTTGATGTTCTTGATGCTATTTCTGAAGGATTTAAAAAGCAATATACGTCTAAAGAAGGATGGACTGAAATAGGAATCGGTGCTATTATCGGTTCTTTGTTTGGTATGAGAGAAGGCTTCTTTGGGGTGAAAGAGTATAGTAATAGTCAGATCTTGCTGGAAAGGCAAGTGAATGAATATAACAAAGCATCTTCTAATCTTAACACGGCGGCTTTGAATACGTTGAAAAAATCAATGAGTTTAGGGCCTCAAGTTCGTTCCGATGCCCAGTCTATGACTGGTAAGGAGCTTGATGATGCTATGTTTGAAAAGATGTCTATTGACAACCAAATGGGAACCTTAGAGGATTCGGCTGAAAATTTCCGGCAGATGATTGATATGATGCCTATTTCGGAAATAGCCGAAGCTAATGGAATGTCTTTAGAAGAGGCAAAGAAATACAAGGATTCTATTATTGATAATTATAACAATCGTCTTTCGGATTTCAGATCTGCCCAGAGTTTTGCCGAAGATCTTATAGGTGATGACTCTAAGATTGAATTTAGAAAATACGTGGCTCGTAATGCCTTCCTTGGTCTTCAATCAGAATCAAGAATGAAAGACATAGCTTCTGTCATAGAAACGCTTTCAGGACAGCCTCGCGTGGCAGATGCGCTAAGTACGTTCTCCCGGCTGTCGGACAGAGCAAGGGAGCGGGCGATGGCTATCCGTGGCATACGGTCAAGGATAGAAGAACTTGAATCCGAAATAGAAGATCTTGCTACCCGCCCTCGTAACGTAGAAGGGAAAGATCCACAAGCTGAATCCATACAACGAAAAACCAAAGAATTGGAAAGCCTTAGAACCAATTATAATAATTCGTTGTCTGAGTTATCAACGTTAATAGGAAAAGAGTTTTCGATAGAAGAGCTGGTAAGTAAAACCGAATCTGTTTTATCTTCTCCTCTTTCTCCCATAAGTTCACAAGATGTGATAGAAGCCTATGATACGCTTGTGGCTTTTGATGATTATTTTAATGTAAAATCAAGACAGGAAAAGAAGTTTACAGCCAAAGACAAAGCCATGAGATCCTTGGTAAATGAATACCGAAGGAGTTTGATGGACTATAGGAATATGAATAACTTCTTGTCTAAGATGCTTGATAAAAGATTCTTAGCTGAGGAAAATAGGGGATTTTCAAAAGCGCTGTCTTCTCTATGGTCTACTCCTTATAAAGGGGATGACAAGGTTCCTGATTTTGCAGAGCCTAATAAAGTTGGTGAATATGACACTGATGAGGTAGTAGATCAAGCTGTGTCAGAAGGTAAGATTTCGGAAGACGAAGCTTGGACTATCAAGGCTTTTATGCATGCTCTTGATAAAGTAAGGGAAGATAGGATGAAGGAAGCAGAAGATGATATAAAAGAGTCACCGCTTACGGAGTCTGTATCGGATGAAGATTATGAGGCTGCTATGGATAATCCTATTATGGTTCCGGCCGTAAGGCAGTCTATAATTGATAAACTATATACAGGTAATGCCGATCTTCTTACTGCGAGAGAAAAAGATGTGTATGATAAATACAAACAAGATTTTGATGATTATGTATCGTCTTTGGGTGACAGTCCTGTTAATCTCATAAAATCATTATCTGAGAAGGCTGATAGGCTTACAAGTCCGAGATCTGTGTATGAGGATAATAAAGCTATTATTGATATGGCTAAATCCAATTTAGAACCAGATCAAAGGAAGGAACTTGATGATGCTATTTCTTCGTATGTTGATATAATGAACAGACGGGATAAAGGGGAGAAGGTTGACGAAGATAAGCTTGCCGATTCTGTATTTACCATAGAAGATCTTGGCCAGGTTGGAAACATCACAGATCTCCTTCCTTATATCGAACAAAACAGGATTATTGATAAAGGTCGTATTTCCGAATCTACGTTAAGTAATTTTGGGGAGGATGATACCAATATAGATTCTCTTGTAAATGAGTTAGATGAATCCGATAATACGCCTGGAGCTAACATAGATAGTGCCCAAAATCCAGAGACGTTGATGGTTAGAAGAATATCCAACGATGGCAACGAAAGGTATGAAATTGCGGGTCTTAGAGCCGATAAATTTATATCTTCTATAAAATCATTGGTTCCTATTCAAATAAGCTCTGAAACGAACGCTAATGGCACTAAAAGGTATTCTCTTAACATAGGTGGAGAAACGGCTACTATAATTGAACTGCCTTATCATGCGAGATGGTCTATAGACAAAGAATCGGCTCGTGTTCTTAACCGTTACACAGACGTGTCTATTCAGGATGTGGGTAATTCCTATTCTTTGGTTTATAAGCGTCTTGATTCAGATGAATTGGTTCCGTACAGAACGGGTGTCGGATTCGGAGAGAATGAGGTAGATAAAATAGATCAGGAAGCATTATCTTCTTTGAAAAAAGGAGATAAGGTTAATCTCGAAATAGATGTAAATGATACTTATAATCAGTCTCTTTTTGCCGAATACAATGATGCTGTTCAGTCCGGCGATAAAAAAAGAATAGAATCTGCTGAGAATAAACTGGTGTCCAATATGGTTATCAAGGTCATGAGTGGGAACAGATTCGTTTCTGTTGTAAAAGCTGATACAGGAGGCATAGATGGTATAAGTAAAATAAGAAGAACGGCTTTTAACAAGTGGAAGAAGGACGCCGGCCGGTCGGCTACCATCGGCGTCGGCACGCATGTTGTTGCCCAGACCCTTCCCGGAAGACCGGTGTTTAACATGAAGGTGAACGGTCAAGGATATGGCCAGATAGAAAATCTCCCTATTACCGAAAAAGGTGCTGAAAAAGTATCTGATGTTGGATATGTATTAAATGGCAAAGTCGTGCTTAAGAACGGATCTAAATACACAGGCTTCCCATTTGCTTATTCTATATTAAATGACAAGGGGAATAATTACAAAAATGTAAGAGTTCCGGTAGTCGTCATCAAAGGTAAAAACGGTCTTAATTATCTTTTCCCAGTTAGCCTACGTTCTGTAGAATCAGAGGAAGGGCAGAAATGGATGTCTTTTGTAGATATGCTGCTTGAATCTGGTGATTCTGAATTGCTACAGATGGGTCAAGATGACATACAAGATCTTAATGCGTATCTAACCAAGTTAGGTCTTGATCCGGCTTCGTATCAAGTATCGTATTTGAATCCTATTTCAGGGCTTAGAAAAGCTCGTGAGGCTATAGAAAAATTATCTACGGTTCCTGATGTTGTTAAGTGGGTAGAAGATGAAAGCAGGAATGTGAAAGACATTGTGACGTCTGAAGTAGAATCTGGAATAGATTTCGAAGGTGAGATGTTTGTCGCTCCTAAGATCAGGATTCAGTTTGGCAAATCATCTTCCAGACCTAAATCGCTTATAGAGGATGATCTTCCTTTCTCTGATGAGGGTAAGACCGTTACTTCTAAGGTAGAAGATGTGGAAGTTTATGAAGAGGAAATGCCAGAGGAAGGGGCTGCCCGGGAGACTCAGCCGGTGCCATTAGCTCAGCCGGCTCCTGCGGCACAAGCTACGCAGTCTTTACCTGGCAAGAAGCGTACCTCCAGGAAAAACTTCTCTCTTATGTTAAACGAAATAGAATCTCATATAGAAAAAGAAGGATTGCCGTCTTATGCTAATATTTTTGATTTTATAGCAAGGAAGATTGTAGGAGGTGATTTGAGGTTTCTTCGTGAGAGAGGTAATCCTAAAAGCCTTAAGGAAGAAATGGGATTAGAACCTAAAGGAACAGTAGGTGATAAAATATCCACTCCTTCCAGTAAAGGTGGTAAGACCTTAGAAGAATACGTTTCTTGGCTTCGTTCTCAAACAGATCAGGTGGTGGTTGATTATGTTGGGCCAAGATCTGATGAACAAATTATATCAGAGTTGAAAAACTTTTTGAAATATATTAATTTTGTTCCAAGTAAGGCTTTAAATTATTCTCTTAGAGTCAATGGCATGGATACCCTAAAAGAATATGGCACAAAAGAGGAAGTAGAAAAAATGGAATCTGATATCAATAGTTTGGTTTCTAAAGTTTTGCCTACGGTGGATAATAAAACTGTAGAAGATGTTTCTACTGCAATAAAATCAAACAACTTGCCTGCCATATGGAGGCCCGTGGAAAGCCTTGATATGACAAACGAGGAAAAAATAGAGTTTTTGAATAACGTAGCAGATTTCCTTAGCGGCATACCAGAGTATGATGCTGTCGTGGAGTCTATAGAGTCAGAATCAGATAATATTTTAAATGATGGAAAAGAAGGAAGTGCAGAAGGCGGTGCAGTACGCACTGAGGAAGATGGCAATAAAGAGAGTAATGGAAAAAGAGAAGGACAACCCGGAAGCGATGGAGAGACTAAAGGAGATGTCGAATTACCTGGATTTAAAGAAGGAAGGATAGATAATTACAATGAAAATGGGTATAAGTTCTCTAATCCGGAAGAGGTATTAGGCTGGTTGCTCTCTGAGATGTCCGGTGTCACGGAACTTATAGAAGGTGCAGAGGTTTATGGGGAAGGCAATGATGTTAATATTATCTTGGATCGTATGGAAGCAAGATACGGTATAGACACTATAGCTCATTCCAATACAACTAAAGCCATAAGGAGTTTAAATAAGGTGCGTGGTTATGATGTTGAATATGGATTAACTTTTATGTACGAACCTTATATCCATATATCCAAACCTAAATCAGTATCAAACGAGCAACAGATATCCGAAGAAAGCCCGGTCCAGGTCCATAGAGTAACAGTCCAGTCTTTCTTGTATGGTGGCGACGCAGCTTACGAGGCGGTTCCAGCAAAGGTAGAACAGATACCTGATAAGATCATGGCTCGAAATGGAATCCGATTCGGAATGGGTATGATTGATCTTACTAAGTTAGGATACAAGAAAGCCGGCGGAAATTGGGTATATAAGTTCTATATGAACACTGGTGTGTATGATTTGTATAATATCAGTACCGGTGAAGCGTTTAGGGCAAAACCGGATCTTGGAGTTAAGATAAGTTCCAGTGCATTCATCCGCTCTTTATCTCAATCTGGTAGAAAAATACAAAATATGATGAGTAATATGAGCCAGGAAGAGATAGATAGGAATAAGAATCTCGTAGAAGGTTCTGATAATTCGGATTCGATAAATGAGTTAAATAAGGAGTGTTGAGTATGAGAAGGAGAT